TAAAATATTAATTTTGTAAACAATACGGGCATATTATTTAAACACATTATGTAAACCCGGGGTATGGTTAGCAACCATCCGTTCGATTTTTTTTGATTAGGTCGCCCTAGCACTTCCGCTCTCGCACCCCTTTTCCGATTTTCCGACTAATTCCTACTCTCCGTTCAATTTCCTCACTTTAAATTTTAAAAATAGTGCGTATCGCTAAAATAACAAATTAAAATCGACTAAACCTTTACATATCAAGCTTTCTCAGGAATAATGTCTGCCTAGTATATTTTAAGACAGAAGAAAGCGATTAAAATAAGGTGATAAAAAGACATTAAAAATTTCTTGATATTTCAGGAAATTTCTACGATTTATACAAATATATAAAAATAATCGTATAAAATATCGTAGAATTTCTATAAATTTAAAAAGTCAGAAATATAAAAAAGTAAGAATAGAAAGTTCAGTAAAAAATAAGTAAGTAATAAAAGAATAAAATTTTTACACATATTATTATACATATAATACATATATTACATATTTAGTGTGTATTTTTCCAAAGTTTTGGTGTAAAAATCCAAAGTTTTGGTGTAAAAATCCAAAGTTCTTGGTGTAAAAATCCAAAGTTTTTCTGTCATAAAAACCCAAGAATTTGGCTTGTATCTATTGTGGTTCTAAGAGTATAGAGTTTTTCAATATTTTTATCATTTTTACTTTTTAAAATTTATTAAAATTTTTTTATAAAAAACACTTGACATTAAAAATAAAATCTGATATAATAGAAAATGTAAACAGAAAGAAAGCAGGTGATATATGTGTGAGAAAGCAATCTTCATTATTAATACCTAATGACAAACAATTTCTTACTAATAAGAAAATATCAGACAGATTGTATGTATGGATATTATTAAATGGAGAATATATTGAAGGTGATATATATATAGATAAGAAACCAAGAAATGCTTATAAGAAATTAAATATAGATTATAAATCATTTTACAGAAGATTAGAAGAACTGATTGAGGAAGGATATTTAATTGAAACAAATTATAAGTACAGAGTATCAAGAGATATAACTGAGTATGAAAGATATATATATGAAGATACAGCTCGTAGATTGTTAGAAACCAATATAAACAATATAATAAAAATCTATATATATTTAGGAAGTTTATATTCCACATATGGAAAGAAAGCCTGGTTCACATATAGTAATATATTATCTGAGATAGGATATTCTGAGAACAGAGATACAAGGAACAATAAAAAAATAAAAATGATATTGGAGAAATTAAAAGAATTAGGATTAATAGAATATAGGTGCATTAATTCTGAGCAGGGGGAGTATGTTAAAAAATTCCAGATATTAAAAGTAAATAAGAAATGTATAGATATGGAAGGTGGTGATAATAATGATTAACGGAATATTTTGGGGATTAATGAATGGTATAGCTGCAATTTTAAAATTTGTTGTAGTATTTATTATGTTAGGATTTATATTTTTGCTACCATTTTTATTAAAAGGTGGTTGGTTACTTGGGTTATTAATATATGGTTATCCTTTAATGATAGGAATATGGTATTTGACTCAAGGGAAAGATATATATGGTCAAGAGAAAGGAGATAAAAATGAAAATAGAAAGTAAGTATAATATAGGAGATAGAGTTTGGATTGTGGAGCCTGATTACAGACATGAAATGGTATATGTGTATTCAGATACAATAAATACTATATGTGTTAATGGTAATAATGAAATAAGATTATGGTTTAACAACTGTGATGATGACTTACCAGAAGATGAAGTGGTTGCTTATTCAGATTTAGAGAAACTAACTGAAAAAATAATTGCTTTAGAGAAATCTGTTAGGGTTAAAAATAATTCAGACTTAAATGTAGGTGAGTAATATGCTTAGTGAATGTATGATATTAGAAAAAATGTCTATAATAGATATGGAATTTTATGTTAATGGGGAGATTGTGTATAATTTACCTAATGACATAAAAATGAAAGTTTTATCTGGAGATTTTAGATACAAATGGGTAAAAGATACTTTATATATTGAAAATTATAAATTCAATGGTGAAATTTTTAAAAAAAGCTTAAAAGCTTGGATAATAAATAAAATGTATAAAAGGAGAGTTTAAGTTATGTTAGATATAGAAAGATTAAAAAAAGAAATTGATATGCAAACAAGAAATGGTAGAAAAGAAGTTTATATAAGGATGGAAGATATAAAAGAATTATGTGAGGGTATGGCAGGTTATTATGGTGATAATAGAATGATGATTGAAGCTGACTATATATTAGAACTTATTGATAAATATGAGAAAGAAAATAAAAAGAATGCTTTTAAGGATAGCCTTAAAGTAAATGTAGATACAAAAATGGTTAGTAAAAATAGTCATAAATATATGAATATTGAGAGAGGATTAGACAGATAAATATGAGAGAGCTTAAACAAATGTGGGGTTTATGTAGAACTTGTATAGGTGACTGTAATAGATTAGAATTAGAAGATTTTAATGGAACCGATAAATGTTCTGGATATGAAAAAGATTTAAGAGAAAGGGATGATTATAAAGAATGGGATACTACAATGAGGAAATAATGGAATTGGCAAATGAGTTAATTGATAAAATATATGAAAATGGTGATATGGATTTACTTGATTATATTATTGAAAATATGAGTTATGAGGGACATTGTGACTCAGAGGGTTATAAAGATTGGATAGGTGAATAATATGGAAGATTGGGAAGATATTACTGATTGGTTAATTGAAAGAGAGGATAGTATTATTGGACTTGATTATAAAGGAGAATAAATATGGAATATTTTATGTTAGGTTTAGAGATTAGTGATTTAATATCTGTATTGGTATGTTCTTTATTTGGGATATGTCTTACAGGATATGGAATATTTAATCTTGGAATGTTTATTTATACAAAAGTAAAAAAGATATGGAGTGGTAAGAATGTGTAAGAATTGCCGTTGGTTTCCTTGTACTAAGGAAAGTTGTGATTTATTTGGTGGTAGTTGTGAATGTTTTATTACCACTGTTCAGGATATGATTAATAAAATAGAAAAGGAGAATTTAGATAATGGAAATACCTAATTATGTTGCTATAGGTTCAGCAAGGGGGCGTGACATAAAAACTGGTGAAACAGTATATGGTTGGCATTGGAGTGTTATAGAAAATGGGTTTAAGGTTACACACTATATTAGAAAAGAAGGAATTAGTGATATTTCAAAACAAGAGGATATAGAGGTGGATAATGTTTCATTCTTTATTGGATATAGAGATATGAATATGGTGCCTTTGTTTTTAGGAGATAAAGTTAAGTTTGAATTTTTAGGAATGGAATTTGAAGGAACTATAGTTTATAGCTTTGAAGAATGTGCTTATGTAATAAAATGTAAAAACGAAATGTTTCATTTTGGAAAAATTGAAGTTTATAAAAAATAATAAATTTAGAGAAAAGCTTGACTTTCGTTGTAAAATGTGTTATAATTAGATTATAAAGGAGGAATTTTAATTATGGAAAGTGTAAAAATGAATATAACATTTATGGGAGAGCCAAATGAAGACAATGAAATTACTGCTGGAGAAATTATAAGTTTAAATGTACCTATATCACAAGTAGAAAAAATTAATAAGAATATAGATGATAATGATATGGAGGCATTAGATGAAACATTCTCAAAAATAGTTGATATTAATGGGAATATTCATAACTTAAATTTTGAAGAGGTATATGAATTTGAATTTACAATGTAACTCTCCTAGTTAAGATAGGAGTGTAAGAAATGAATGAGGAATGTAATTGCTGGAATTGTCTTTACTTATACAATCAAGAGTATTGTTTGATAAATGAAGATTATATTGAAGATTTTAGAAATGGAGAAAAAATATATCATGGAACTAAAAATTTTGAAATTTGTGAAGAATAATGAAAATTGGGAAGAATTATTAAGTCAAGACCCTTATAATTTAATAATAACTAGAGATAATGGATATATTATGTTCAAGTATAACCAAATAAAATCTGATTTCTCTTTAGATATAGTCAAAGAAGCAAGGGGAATTATATTTAGAGAAAAAGACTTTAAGGTAGTGTGTTTCCCATTTATTAAATTTTTTAATGTAGAAGAACCTTATGCTGATGATATTAATTGGGAAAATATACAAGTTCAAGAAAAGGTTGATGGTTCTCTTATTAAGGTTTGGGCTGATACTTCTGAGAATGGACTACCAGTTTGGAATATATCTACAAATGGAACAATAGATGCTTTTAAGGCTACTTTAATGGAGAATATGAGTGACTATCATAATTTTGGGGAATTATTTATGTCTGTATTTGATGCTGACCTTTTGTTTAATCTAAATAAAGATTGCACATATATGTTTGAGCTAGTATCTCCTTATAATAAAGTAGTAGTACCTTATGATAAAATAGATATTTATCATATAGGTACAAGGAATAATATTACTGGAGAAGAACTAAATGTAGATATAGGGGTTAAGAAACCCAAAGTCTATAATTTAAATTCTAAAAATGAAATTAAAGAAGCAGCTGAGAAACTGCCTTTTAATGAGGAAGGATATGTGGTTGTGGATGATAATTTTAAGAGAGTTAAAATAAAATCTCCAGCTTATGTAAATGCTCATCATTTAGTAAACAATAAAATGATAAATTTAGAAAAAATGTTAAATTTGATTATTGAAAATGAACAAGATGAATTTTTAGCATATTTTCCAGAATATACAGAAGATTTTAAGAAATTATCTAAATTATACAATAAATATAAGAAATATTTGCAAGAAATTGAAAATGAAGTAAACAGATTAAAACAGACTGTTGAAACAAAAAAAGATTTTGCTCAAGTATTGAAATCTGAATTTCCAATGGATACAGCAGTTGGTTTTATGCTTTATGATAAAAAAGTTAAAAATTGGAATGAATGGTTAAAGCAACAAACAAATGCAAAAATTATAGAAAGGATAAAGAAGATATGAGACCTAAATTTTATATGTTAGTTGGTTTACCTGGTTCAGGAAAATCAACAATAGCAACTGAACTTGGTGGAGAAATATTTTCTTCAGATAAATTAAGAGAAGAATTATATGGAAATGAAAATGTACAAGAACATAATTCTGAATTATTTAAAGAACTACATGCTAGAATAAAAAAAGCTTTAAAAAATGGAAAAGATTGTATATATGATGCTACTAATATTAAAGCTAAAAGAAGAAAACAATTTTTAACTGAAATAAAATCTATTGATTGTGAGAAAATCTGTATAATGGTTGCTTCTGATATAAATGTTTGCCTAGCTAGAAATAGGTCAAGAGATAGAATAGTCCCTTATGAAGTAATTAAAAGAATGTATTTTAGCATAGATATTCCACAATATAGAGAAGGTTGGGATAAAATAATAATAAAAAGAGCATTAGACAATAATAATGAATATGATATATTTAAGTCTATAGATTATTTAAGTACAATTAATCACGACAATCCACATCATTTATTGACAATAGGTGGACATATTCAAGCAATGACCAAATATATTATAGATAATTATAAATTAACATTTGCGGGAGACATTCATAGATTAGAAAGATTAATTACTGCGGCTATGTATCATGATATTGGTAAAAAAATAACAAAAACTTTTGTTAATTCAAAAGGAGAAACAACTGATATAGCACACTATTATAATCATGAAAATATTTCAGCTTATATGTATTTGTTATATGAAACAGAAAAAAATATAAATAATAATTTAGATAAAGTTTTATATGTAGCAGATTTAATAGGGTTGCACATGAAAATGCATTGTATAGGTGCTGATAAATCAAAAGTATATGAAAAAATAAAAAAAGAAGTAGGTCAAGTTGAATTTGAAGATTTATGTATTTTAAATGAAGCTGATACTATTTGTAGTTAGGAGATTATATGAAAGATATTTTGATATTAATTATTGAGGTTATTGCGTTATTATTAGTAATTCCTATTACTATTGTAATTGTATTAGGAGTTAGAACGTTAATTATTTGGGGAATATTTAGTGGAATAATATATTTATTTGGATTAAGTTTTACTTGGGGAGTTTGGAAATCATTTATATTAGCTTGTGTATTTAGCTTAATAAAAATGTTTTGTAAATTGTTTTTTAGTGGAAAGTAATTATAGAAAGGAATGATTATATGCCAGAAGTTATATTAATATCTGGGAAAGCAAGACATGGTAAAGATACTGCTGCAAGGGTTCTTAAAAGATGTGCTCTTATGAATAATAAAACAGCATTAATTATTAGATATGCAGATATATTAAAATATGTCTGCAAAGAATATTTTGGTTGGAATGGTGAAAAAGATAGTAAAGGTAGAACTTTATTACAACAAGTTGGCACTGAATTAGTAAGAGTTAATAATCCAGATGCTTGGGTTAATTGTGTTATTGAGTTAGTTAAAGGTTTTGGAAATAAATTTGATTATATATTAATACCAGATACTAGATTTCCAAACGAAATAGAGGCTTGGAAAGATACTGGTTTTAAATATACAAGTCTGAGAGTTGATAGATATAACGAAGATATGACATTATTTGATAATGGATTAACGGAAGAACAAAAAAATCATTTAAGCGAAATTGCATTGGATAATTATCAGTTTGATTTTAAGATTTGTAATACTGATATATCTAAATTTACTGAGGATTTAGAATATTTCTTTAACGAATTGGAGGATAATGAATAATGGAAATAAAGTTAATTGATTTTTTAGAATTGGTAAATTTTAGAGCTGGTGTTTCAAATTTAGAGACGGATATAATTAGAATTTATTATCCAGATAAAGATGATTTATCTTTTGGAAATTTATATAGAAATGATAGATATTTTGAGTATGGAGTATATGATTTTAGTACCAATACAAGACAAAGAATAATACAAACGATAAATCCTTTTATTCTTAATTGTTATGTAGACCAAATTCAGGTAAATGAGGAAAGTGGAATACTAGAGATTTTTGTTACTATTTTATCTAACATTAAAGATAAAGAATTAGATAAGAGCAATTATGATTTAGAAAAATGTAAACTAGCAGAAGAATAAGGAGGATAAAAATGGAAAACGATATAAATAATATAGATGATGCTTGGGATTATTTATATAATTTATTATCAGAATTGAATAAATTGACGGATACAGTAAAAATTAATAAATTATTAGTATTAATGGAAACAATAGAGAAAGATAATTTATTATAATGGAAGGTGGGGGTATTTATTGAAGAATAAAACAGGAAGAAATTTATTAGAGCAACGATATGGAGAAGGATGTTTTATGGAAAGAGCTGGCATAAGAGAGATAACTGAGGATGAGGAACAAGAAAACATAAGAACAATAAAAGGATACAAAAAATTAAATAGAAAAATAACTTATCATCATATCTTTGAAAAACAATATGGTGGGAAAGTATCTATAGAAAATGGTGCTAATTTAGCTGGCTATAACCATGAGTGGCTTCATGAACAAACCCCAGAAGTTAAAGAAGCAATAAATAGACAATTACAAGAATTTAAAAGACAATTAGATATAACACAAATAAAGGTTACGGATAAAGGATTAAATATACAAAAACCTAGTAGGCTAGAGTTTGATATGTCTGATTGTATAGAAATCCCTTTATATGAAAATATTAAAGAGAGTTCGCCTAAACATAGTTTCAACAGAGCAAAGACAAAAAGAGAAACTATGAAAATGATTGAAGAAGAGCTATATAGATAATAGGGGGTTATTAAATGCAAAAATTACAACAATTTTATGTATTAAAATTTAACTCAAGCAGATTAAAAAAATGTAACTATGATATAAAAATAGATATTAAAACTGCTAGAAAGAATGATGAAATAATTTCATTGGGAGATAATCAAGTTTTAAGGTCTATAAGAAAAATAAAAGGTAGAAATATAGATTTTGACTTTATTAATGGGCTTTTTAAAGAAAGAAGAAAACTTACAAGAAAGCGAAATTGTATAGAGAATAAAAAAAGAATAAGGCAGATAGATAAAGATATTGATAATTTACTTTTTATCCCTGAATATGTGTCTGTGGTAATAGATAAACATTCCCATTATAAACAAATGATAAAAAATAAATTTAAAGTAAATGGAAAAACTTTTGTTAGATTGTTATGTGGAGCAGGTAATGCAAGAAGGAATACAGTATTTTTTGTACAAGAAGATATTTATGATGAGCTAGATAAGATATTGCAAAATGGTCATAAGCCTTTGAAAATAACAGAAAGTAAATATAATGCTTATTATGCATTGTCAAATAGTGCTACTTATAGTGTTAGTGAACCTAGAGTATGTGTAGTTCCTGATAAAGAAATTCAAATGACAAAAAAAATAGATTGGGTTACAGAAAGTGAACCAGATGATATTATTGAGGAACAAGATAGAGAATTGACTTTTAATTTATGGGATGGAATGGGTATTTGTTCTCCTGAACTTGCAGAAAAGTGGGCAGAAGATTTGGAGCTTGATTATACTCCATGTTCATTTTGTATAAGAAATTATTTTGTAAAAGGGATGGTTTGTGTTTTTGATTTTCATAAATTTTCACGAGAAGTAGCTAATAAGCATATAATAATAGATTTATATGGTAATGAAGTAGATACTGACAATATAGATATGATAATAACTGAAAGTCAATTTAAATTATGGAAAGGCTATGAAAGCTGGCAAGATTATTTAGATTGTTGTAAAGAAAATGACCGGTTGTTGGGGAGTTACAAAATTTACACCTAAAGAAGATAAAACGGCGGTGTTTACTAACTATCAATTTTTACAAGTGTTAAATTTAGATACTCCAGAAAAGATTGAAGAATTATGTAAGCCTACTATTGAATGGTTAAATAAAATAATAAGTCAAGATAGTGATTATGCTTTATTATATTTATTAGGTGGTTTGTGTGACAAACCTTTAGATGAAATGGAATTAGATGATTTTATGAATGTATTTAATTCTTTAGAAGCTCCAGTTAGAGCATTGATTTTAAATAGAGATATGTTAGGAGATACTTATATAAAAACAAAGCTGGCTAGATGTTTAAATACAAAAATAAATGAAAGCTATTTAGGTAAATTATTGGTTAATGGAAATTTTCAAACAATGTTAAGCGACCCTTATCGGATTATGTGAACATATTTATGGTTTAGAAGTAAAAGGATTGTTAAATGAATTTGAGCATTATAGTCAATATTGGAATAATAGAAATGTGGATATGATAGTAGCAATGAGGGCTCCATTAACATGGAGAAGTGAAGTAAATACTTTACATTTACAAAATAATGATAAAGTAAATGAGTGGTATAAATATTTATATTCTGGAATTGTTTATAATGTTTGGGGAATGGACTGTATGCTTCATGCTGACTCAGATTTTGACCGGAGACATAGTGTTTTCAACGGATAACGAGATTATGTCAAGAAATTCTTTTGGAGGAAATCCTATAACTTATCAGAAAAAACCAACAGAAAAAAAGTATATAGATACAAAAGATTTATTTAAAGCTGATTTATTATCTTTTGATAGTAAGATTGGATATATTACAAATTGTAGCACTACACTTTATAGTATGTTATCTTTATTTGAAAAAGATAGTGTAGAATATAATACTATAATGCATAGATTAAAAGAGTGTAGAGTAGCACAAGGAAATGAAATCGATTAATTGCTAGTCGCCTAGCATAGTAATATGTTAGTGAAAATCAGGTGAACCTAGAAATCTAGGGTGTCAGAGAACTCTGGCTAACGGTGAAAATCCTATATAGGACAATACCGTGCCAAGCCTTGAAAAGGAAGGTGTAACGACTAAGGGTGATGAGTGTAGCCCTGTAGCTTTAAGGTGAAATTCCTTATTGCGAAGTGCCTGACTACCTTATAAGGTAGAAGAGATAGTCTAAACCCACTAAAGTGTTAAAGTACCAGGTGACTGGGGGTATAATTTGAAAGCGAAAGGTTTAGTTGTAAAGGATTTTCCTGAACATTGGACTAAATGGCAAAATCCTGACAAACCAAATGACAAATTTACAAAAGAAGAAATAGAATTTAATAATAAGTTATTAATAGAAAAAAGACCATATTTTATGAAATATTTATATCCAAAGTATAAAGTAGAATATAATGAACATAGAAAAAGATATGATTATTTATGTTATAGACTATATGGTATTCATATAGATGAGTTATTAAATTTAGAAAATAAGACTAATGAGCAAATAGAATTAGCAGAAAAGTATAATAGATTTAATCCGTTTTTAGAAACAGATTGTCCTATGAATAATATTTGTAGATATATGGAAAAAGAAGTTGCAGAAATAAAAATTAATGAAAAGAAAAAATCTCCAGATTATATATTTGATATTTTATTTAATAAAAATATTGAAATAACGGAAGACCAAATAAAAGAAATGGAAAAAGTATATAAAAGATATAAGAAAAGAAATAGTCAAAATAAAAATATGAAAAATACATTAAAAGCAGAAGGAGAAAATTTACAAGTAAGAGAAGAATTATTTGATTTGAATTTTGATTATATTAGTGATGACATTCAACGTTTGGCAAACTTGGCAGTATATGTAAATTATTATTTATATCCTTCTTCTTCTAAGAATTTTTGTTGGGATTTATTTGGAGATGGAATTGTATTAAATATTTATGACAATTCTAATCATAACTTTAAATTACCTATACTTGATGAAAATGGAAGTATTGAGTATATGGGTAAAAAATATGAGAATAAAGGAGTTGATATAGAATGTCTATAATATTTAATGAGAGAGAACATGCAAGGAAAATATTAAAAGAAGGATTAAAGACTTCTAGGAACAAAGATTTTGAACTACAATTAGTTGCAAGTTATTTAAGAGAACAAGGATATAATGATAAAAAGTTAGAAGAAGAATTACATTTGTTTTGTAAAGCAAATTTTTCAGATTATAATAAAGTAAAGATGTTTGATTATATAGATAATAAAGTAAAAAGAAGTAAAAAGAGAAAACTTAAAGATGATTTTTCAGTAAAAATAACTCAAGCAGAAATAGATACTGTATTCTCAGAGGATAATGTAAAATATCAAAAACTTTTATTTGTTTATTTAGTGTTAGCTAAATATTATATGGAGAATAGTAATTCTGATAAGTATTATGTGGGATGTGAAGATAATGATATATTTAAACTTTGTGATATGTACACTAGAAAACAAGAGAGATTAGATATGATGCATTATCTTACTGTAAAAGGATATATTACTCCTACTTCTAAAATGAGTTCTATAGTAAATTATGTGAACGAAGATAGTGAAGTAGTAATGGAAGTGGTTCCAGATGAAACAATGGTATATAGATTTGAAGAAAAATATTTAGGTGGAATTTTTATTAATTGTGAAATCTGTGGTAAATTAGTAAAGAAAACAAATAATAGATTAAAATATTGTAAAGAATGTGCAAAGGATATAAATGCTAAAAATGCTTTGCTATTTGCTCAAAAAAAATAATTTTTATTTAGAAAACTTTGTAAGCCCTTGGCACTCTAAGAATGTAAAGGGCTTGCTCATTTACTATATATTGAATAAGGATATAGCGAAGGTGGTGCAATGGTAGCATATAAGGTTCATAACCTTAGGACAAGGTTCGACTCCTACGTTCGCAACCAAAATAGAGGTAGAAAATCTTTGGATTTCTAGGGAAATGAAAACCTTCCCAATATTAGTACCACGGAAACTTTTGAAGCCCGTGGTCATTTATTTATAGAAAGGTGATTATATGAATTCTAAATATTTGAGAAAAGAAAACGAAGAAGATTTAGATTATGCAATGAGATTAATAGACATAAAAAAAGAAGAAAGACCAGATGATTTAGACTGGGGAGATATAGTAGAATTGCTTGGGTTAGATTTAAATAAAGATAGTCTAAGAAAAAGTCAGGATACTATATTTGGTGGAGTTGCTGTTTATAAAAAGATGAAAAAAAGACAAGCAAATCAAGAACCTATAGATTATAAAAGAGAATTAGAAATTCAATTACAAGAATTAAAAAAAGAAAGAACAAAATTGGCAGATGAAAGAGCAGCATTAAATAGAAGATTAAGAAATCAATCAAGAAACGAAGACATACAAGATTTAGCTATAAAATGTGCTAAAGAAATTGCTCAATCTGAAGATATAAAAATAGAACCTTTATCAAAAGAGATAAAAGGAGAAAAAGCCGCAGTATTGACATTAAGTGATTTTCATTTCGGATTAGAAATAAATGAATTTAATAATGTTTATAATGAAGAAATATTTGAACAAAGAATAAACAAATTATTAGAAAAAACAATAGAGTATATAAAACTAAATGAAGTTGGGCGCATATATGTTTTAGGGCTAGGAGATTATATGAGTGGAATAATTCATACAACTACTAGAATTGAAAATAGAGAAAGTATAGTTCAACAAACTATAAAAATATCTGAATATATACTTCAATTATTATCGATATTAAGTCAATATGTAGAAGTATTTTACTATGATATAAGTGATAATCATGGTAGGGTGTTTGCTAATAAAGATGAATGTTTTAATGACGAAAATTTTTCATTATTTGTTAGATGGTATTTAAAAGCTAGATTTGAGGGCTCTGAAACAGTTCATATAATGCAAAATGAATTTAGTAATGAAATAGGAACTTTAGAGATATTTGGAAGAAATTATGGTTTTACACATGGACATAGAGATAAAATGGGAGATATAGTTCAAAATTTAAGCTTAATGACAAAAAGATTTTATGATGGAATATTTATGGCACATTGCCATCATTTTGAGGCGAATGAAGTTCATGGTACTTATATTTATATGAATGGAACATTATCAGGAACTGATGCTTATGCTAATAATTTAAGAAGAACAAGTAATCCTTCACAAAATTTATTTATATTAAGTGAAGAAGAAGGAATTGAATGTCAATATTTAATTAGGCTATAATTAGGAGTTGATTTTAAATGAAACAAACTGCAATGAGAGTTATGCAAAGAATTATTGCATCCTCATTGTGTATTGTTTTGTTATTGACTAATATAGGTATGATAATGCCTAATAAAGATAACAATACACAGATTAGTATTCAAACAGAAGAAAATCATAATGTAGAAGTATCACAAGTAAAAGAAGATAAAAAAATAACAACAAGAGGAGATATTGAAAGAAAACAAGAGATAAAAGAATATAAAGTTTATGAATTGATTATAAATGAAGAAATTTTATATTTTGATAATTTTGAAAATGCAAATAAAAAAAAGAATTATTTATTAAATAATACTATAAATTTGCCGGTTGTTTTAAATGAGAATATTCAAAATAATTTAGATAATATATCAAGTGAAGATTTGGTAAATAGTACAATTAATAAATATATAAATAAATATAAAAAACCAACAACATGTTTCCCTACAATTTCACATAAAGTAAGTTCAACTTTTGGGAAAAGGTCTCGTGGAGATTATCATACAGGAATTGATTTGTGTGGTAAATATGGAGACAATATATATGCTTATAAGAGTGGTAAAGTTGTAAAAGTACAACATTCTAATGTTAGTTATGGAAATATGGTGTTGATAGAGCATAAAGATGGAACTAAAACTAGATATGCACATATGAGCAGTATTATTGTAAGTAATGGACAATATGTTGATTGTGGTCAAAAAATTGGATATATGGGTTCTACTGGTAATTCTACTGGAAATCATTTGCATTTTGAAATAATTGTAAATAATAAGGCTGTAAATCCTTATAGTTATATATTTTAATCAAAATTCCTTTAAAAGGGGATAACAAACTATGAGTAGTTGTTATTCTAGGAAAACCAGATGGTTTGCGGAGCTATGTCAAGTTGGCGTGGCTCTATTTTAATACATAAATTTATTTATAGAAAGAGATGATAGAATGCCAGCAAAGAAAAAAAGTAAAACTGTAAAAAAAAGAGTTTCTAAAGACGAAGAAGAATTAATACAATGTACTTCTTGCGGTAAATTCAAATATAAAAAAGATTATTATGTTAGTTATAATGAAAACCATGCTAGAACAGGAACTTTACCATATTGTAAAACTTGTATAAAAAAAATGTGTAATGATAAATTTAACAATATAGATAAAGAAAAGACATTAAGAATGCTAAGAACAATAGATAGACCATTTATAGATATGATGTGGCAAAAGGCTTTGTCAAAAGGTGGGGCTAATGTTATAGGAAATTACTTAAAGTTAATTAATTTACAACAATATAGAGATATGAAATGGCTTGATGGAGATTTAGATATGTTAGATAAAAAAGATGCTAATATTAAGCCTACTTTAACTGATATAAAAAATGTAGAACCAATAAAAACAGAAATAGAAAAATTTGAAGATTTTCAGGTAACTAATGATATTATCGAGTTATTTGGAAATGGATATACTGAAGAAGAATATTATTATATGTGGAATAAATATAATTTTTTACGAGGTAATTATACAGAACAGACAAGTATGCATACAGAAGCATTAGTCACCTATGTTAGATATAAAGTAAAAGAAGAAATGGCAGTTGCTGCGGGAAAGCCTACTGAAGCTAAGACTTGGGGAGAATTAGCAATGAAACAGGCAGATAAAGCTAAAATCAATCCTAACCAATTAAGTAAAGCTGATTTACAAGGAGGTTTATCTACAATAGGTGAAATAGCACAAGCCGTTGAACAAAATATAGACATTATACCAATATTGCCACAATTCAGATATAGACCAAATGATGCGGTAGATTTTTGCATATGGAATTATATAAATTATGCAAGAAACTTAGAAGGGAAACCCTTGGTTGAGTATAAAGATGTTTATAAATTTTATGACAAAATGCGTGAAGATTATATTACTAGCACAGGAGACCCTTATGGTATTTTTGATGGTGACCCTACATTAAATAATAGAGGTAAGGTTGAACAATTTATTAAGTTGCCAGATGAATACTATGAAGAAGGTGATAAAGACTAATGGCATATATTCATGATTTTGAAAGAGAAGATACTAAACATAGAAGGTTTTCAGGAACACCTACAAGTAATTATGAGTCTTGGGACAATCCTACTGTCACTGCTAGTAATGATAGTCAAAAAAGTTTTTTTGAGGCACATATAAGACAATATACAGAAATGATAAGTTTCTTCAGATGGTATCCAGATTTATTTTTAGATATGATAAGACCTGAAAAAGGTGGAATAAATTTACATTTTGACCAAAGAGTATATTTAAGGTGTATATGTAGATTTTCTAGTGTTTATGGAGTATTCCCTAGAGGATGGCGGAAAAACGTGGGGAGAAGTAATATCTATGTTTATTATAGCTGTTCTTTATCCAGGGGTAACTATGGCAATGACTGCACAAACAAAGGCAAATGCAGCTGAATTGTTAAAGGATAAATATGATGAAATAACTAGACAATATCCATGGTTTAAAAATGAAATATTAAAGGTAAGGTCAGCTAAAGATGATTTTGAGCTTACTTTTGTTAATGGTTCAAGAATAGATGTGCTGGCAAATGCACAAACAAGTAAAGGACAAAGAAGAAACAGAATACAGATAGAGGAAAGTGCTTTAATTGATAATTATACTTTTGAAGATGCTCTTAAACCTATCGTAGAGATTGGTAGAACTACACAAGGTAAATTAGGCACTACTGACCCAATGGAAATAAATCAAGCGATTTCTTTCTTTACTACCAGCGGATTTCGTGGTTCGGACGAGTGGTCAAGAAGCGTACAAATGTATAAAGATATGATAGATTTAAAAGGTGATATGGTACTTGGCTCAGGTTGGATGCTTGGTTGTTGGATGGGTAGAGGTTCTAATAAAAGCCAAATTCTAAAAAAGAAAAGAGATACTGGTTCAGTAGCTTTTGCAAGAAATTATGAGGAAAAATGGGTAGGAGCAGTGGATAATCAACTTGTTGATGTGCAAAGATTATTAAGGACAAGAACTTTAACTAAACCTATTGATGAAGACATAAAAAATGAGAGAGAAATTATATTAGGTGTCGATGTTGCACGTTCTGCAAATAATGCTAACAATAAGACTATTATTAGTGTTATAGAGGAGCATCACGCAGATAATGGGTTAATTAAGCAATTAGATTTAATAAATATGTATTTAGTTTCAAATACTTTAAGTTTTAGTGCGCAAGCTTGTCTTGTTAAAAGAATACAACAACAGTTTACAGCTAAGGTAGTTGTAGTTGATACTAACGGATTAGGTAATGGCTTGAGAGATGAATTGTTGCGACCTAATGTTGATGTTCAGACTGGTGAAACTTATTTACCATGGGATGCCATAAATGGTGAAATAAGGTCAGAATATAGAGAAGCAATACCTATATTATATGCATTGAATTCTCAAAATAAAGATGAAACAAAAAAAGATGGAAGAATTAATAGTTATGCTATTATTAATTTTATAGATTGTATAGAAAGTCAAAAGTTAAGATTATTAGAAGAAAGAAAAGATAATAGTTTTGACCCAGGAGATATAGACCAAGTAGAAGCATTTGTACCTTTTGCTCAAACAAATGCTTTGGTTGAAGAAATAACAAATTTAAAATTAAAACATTTAACTAATGGAGAAGTTACAGTCGAAAAAGTTTTAAGTAAAATTGATAAGGATAGATTTTCTAGCCTTATTTATGCGTTATGGTGGGCAATGGCTTATGATAACGCATTAATAACAGATAATAGAGATTTAGTCATGACAATTGCAAGAATGAATAGTATAGGAGCTCATAGAAGTAGCTCATTAAATAAATTATTTCAATAATGGGAGGGGTGAATAAATGGCTAAAAAAAAATCTAATAAAAAAGTATCAAATAATGGTACAAAAGAAATACAATCAAGTAAAATGGCGACCCCTGAACAAATTGAAACTTTAGAAAATTTTGTGAAAACATATTCAGCTGATTTATCTAAACAGTTAAGAAGATTGGATTTGATAACTCAAATATCAAGTAATAAAGGGCAATACAATCCTGTATTATCAGAACAATATGTAAATGATGCAAATTTTAACCCATCTAAAGCAAGTTCTCACGAAATATCTAGGTGGCTTATGTCTCCACAATATTTTGATGCAAATATTAGACATTTAAGTCAATATTTAGAGAATGCAGTTGGACAATATGGAAGAGCTGTATGGTTTTTAAATACAGAAAAATCTTTTAATTATTTATTAACTCCAGCAGATGCTGATAACAAAGATATGATAAATAGTAAAGAGTATATGAATAGTTATAATACGGCATTAAATACTTTAAGAAAGATGAATATAAAATATCAATTTCCTAAAATGGATTTGCAAGTAATGCAGGATGGAGTAGGTTTTTATTTTATACAAGAAACTAATGATACTATAACATTTTTACAATTACCTACAGATTATTGTTATATTACAGCACCATGGACATACGGATGGTTATTTGCTATTGATTTAACATATTTTGATAGATTAGTTGGAATGCCAGAAATGTTACCAGAACTAACTGAGGCTTATAGAGTATTTGTAGAAAAAAGAGAAGCAGGTTATACAGGAGAGAAATTGGCTCCTTTCCAATACTATAATTTACCACCAGAAAAGTCTTTCTGTTTGACATTTGACCCAAACAGAGCTGATAAGACTCCTCCACTAACAGGTGCTATGGGAGCTTCTTTAGATGTGTTAAGTTATAGAGATTTGTTAAAGAAGAAATCAGTATTGGATTTATGGAAATTAATTGCTATGAAAATTCCAATTGATAAACAAACAAATAAAATGCAAATACCTTATGATGAGGCTGCTGAATTAATAGCAATGATAAAAGAACAAATGCCTGAAAACATAGTTGCTTTTGCTACACCTTTTGATGCACAAGAGGTTGCGGCAAATCAAGTAAATACTATGGATAAATTAGTAGATTTGGGAGATAATAATGTATTTAGTGCATTAGGAATGGGTGCCGCAATGTTTGGAAAAGAAAACAAGAATGCAGGACAATTAAAAATATCTTCTCAAATTTCATTTGATTATTCAGCTACTCATATGTACTCTCAATTTGCAAATTTAGCAAACTGGATAATTATGCAAAAAACTAGAACTTTTAAATGGAAAGTAACTTTCTTTGGAAATAAAATGGATAAAGATAAAGAAATAGATAACGCTTTAAAATTAGTTACAAGTTCTAATTTCCCTGTTGAATATTTAATGGCTAATACAGGATTTGAACCTTTTGAGGTTGCTAGTTTTGTAAACTGGGCAAATAAATTAGATTTAAAATCAAAAATGAAACCATTGCAATCAATGAATACAATGTCAAATAAACCGGGAGACGAAGGTGGAAGACCAGAAAAAGATATTGGTGATATGCAAGACAGTGGTGAAAAAAGTAGAGAATATAAAGACAATAGGGTAGGTGAAAAATAGAATGTTTATAGATAACGAAAAAGAATTAAAAGACGTAAAGAAATATACTTGTGGTTCTCCTAATCTTCGTAAATTTTTAGAACAAAATGGATTAGCTCCAGTTTATTCTTATCAATTAAATAAAGAAAGAAAGAACCGCACAATGTGGGTTTTTATTATGACCGATGAATTATCAAAATTATTAACTCAATGGTCTAATAATAAACCAGCTAATAAAATAAAATAAGGTGGTGGAATATATGTTAATCTCAGAAGAAACACAAGAAAAATTGAATTTATTAATTCAAAGATTTTTTCAACATAATCGTTCTTGGGATAATTTTCTAGGATTTTCTAATGTAGAATGGGCATTAAATCATTTTAGTGAAGTATTCCATCATGGATTAGCACATTTATATCCTTTGTTAGCAGATGTTGTAGCTGACATAGAATTAAGATATAACGTAGTACCTAAATATTATACTACTCAAAAAGACACAAGAATTTATGGGTCTATGTTAGAGTTTTTTAATATTAATATTAATGAACATATAGAAACATATGGCATAATTAAAGATGCGATAAATACTGCTACGGTTAATGGGGATTTAAATGTTGAGGCAGATTTAAAATCATTGTTAAGACAATTTAATCATTTTATGGAACAAGCCATATTATTAAGAGATAAAGCTGAAATATATAAAGATAATTTAGCAATGTTTGATGGATTTGCTGAACAATTTTATGTTTTGGAAGAAGAAAAAGAAAAATTAAATGGTAATGATTAGTTAGAAAGGAGAGTAAAGAATGAGCGAACAAACAGTTAATTTGCAATTTAGCTTAGACTCAGATAATTTCAGACTTTTAGAAAATGATGGCTATTGTAGTATTGCAGAAATAGACTTTTTACATATTGGTACAAATAGAAACAAATGTAATATTAGCAAAGAATGTGTAGAGAAATCTTTACAATCTTTTTATAACAAACCTTTATTATGTATATTAGATAATTCTATAATACCTTCTTTATCATCTGACTTTAAAGAACATGCTTATTCAGAAGATGAAAGAAAAAAATTTATAGCATTTGGTACAATTCCAGAAAGTTCTACTTTTAAATTTGTAGAAAGAGATAACGGAAAAACTTACTTAACTGCCAAAGTAGTTATTTGGAAAAATTATTTTCCAGTAATTATGAATATATTAAAAAGAAGAAATGGTAATGTAAAAGTTAGCATTGAATTAGCAGTAATAGATGGTAAGCAAGATGACATTACTGGAATATTAGATATAAATGAATTTAGATTACTAAGTTGTGTGCTTTTAGGTGAAGGTATAATGGAAGGAATAGAAGGAAGTCATTTAGAAGTTTTAAGATTTTCTTTAAATGAAAATGATTTCAAAGAAGCTAACGAATATTATTTAAACTTCTCTAAAAAAATATCAGATTATATGATACCAGAAGAAGTTAAAAATTCAGTTAGAGAAGGATTAAACTCATATAAAAGTATTGGAAAAGGATGTACGACACAAGATGTTACAATGGCTAAAAAAATAATTAGTGAAACATCTATGGATACATTTCAAGTTAATAAAATTGACCAATCACTATCCGCTTCAAAAAACAAAGAAAAATCTTTAACATTTGATATATTAGGTGGAGAAGTTATGGAAAATTGGATTAATGATATTAAAAATGAAAGAGCAGGTGATAAATCATTGAAAGGATTAAGCAATAATGAATTACAACAACAATTATGGAATGAATTAGGCTCATATAAATATCATGATGGTGAGTGGGAAGGCAGAAAATATTATGTTGAAGAAATTTATAGTGATGAAAAAATTGCTATAATAAGAGATAATGAAACTGCTGAATGGTTTAAAGTTCCATATAAAGTAGATAATAATAAAGTTTCTATATTAATGGAAGAAAAGAAGCCAGTTCATAAAACTTATGAAGAAACTACAGAAAAATTCTCAGCGAAAGAATTCAAAGCAGAAGATGCTACTGTATTTGCTAAAGAAGATTATGGTAAAGGTGAAACTATTAAAGTAAACAAATCTAAAGAAGCAATGTCAGAAACAAGTTGGGGTCAAGTAAATAAGACAGAACTAAGAAAAAAAGTATTAGAAGCAAAAAATTACAAATCATTAGTTAAAGATGTATATGTAATTGTTGAAGAAGGTTGGGAAAACGCACCAAGTTCAAAATTGAAATATCCAATCATGGAAATAAAAGATGGAGAAGCTGTTTATAACAGATATGGACTAGCAAGTGCTTTAGCATATGCTGAGCAACACAATGAAACAGCAGTAATTACTAAGGTGAAAAGTTTATACAAAAAACTTGACATAGATAATGAAGATGAAGGTGGTGAAAAAAAGATGGCAAAAGAATTAGACAAAGATGAAAAAGTAGTTGGAAACAAACTAGACAAAGACAACAAAGATGTCGAAGAAATTAGAGATGATGTAGATGCACAAGAAGACGATGTAAAAGAAAAAGACAAAGAAGTAAAAAATGCTAATACATGTGATGATATTGGATTTGCTAAAGAAGGTAAAGAAGATATTAAAAGGAACGAAATCGAAAAAGACGATGAAGGTGAAGAAGGACTAGAAGACGATGCTGATGCAGATAAAGACTACTGGAAGAAAAAAGCTAATGCTTTAGAAATCAAAAACGCTGAAATCGAAAATGAGCTAAAGAAATATAAAAGAGCTGACGAAGAAAGAATGATGGCAGCAGAAGTAGATAAATTTGCTCATTGTATGTCAGAAGAAGAAGCTAAAGAATTAAAAAATTCTATTAAAGAAATGTCTATGGATGAAATGAAAGAAAAAATCAATTCAAAAGTTGCTGAATTTGCTTTAGAATTAAAAAATAAAGAAGATGAAGCAAAAGAAAAAGAAATGAAATATTCAATTAATCCATTATTTGAATTAAATACTATGAAATTTTCTAAAACTGAAATAAGCAGTTTAGATGATATAATTCATAATAGCCATGCAGAAATTGCAGGTAAATAATAGTAAAAGGAGTGAAATAAATTATGGCTAAACATTTTATAGCAAGAACAGTTACAGAAAATCCAGCATATATGCAAGCACAAATAAGAGTTCCAGCTGCTACAGAATTACACGCTGGAGACGTAGTTGTTGCTGAAACATTAGATGCTGCATTAGGAAGCAAAAATGTTGGGGTTTATGCACCAACTCAAGTTGCTGATATTGCAAAAGATAATATTGCAATTATATTAGATGGTGGTTTTGAAACATTACCAGATGGAAGAAGACCAGATGGTCAACCAGATTACACACAATATGTAATGCAAACAGGAGAAGTTGTTACAGCACACAGATTAATTCCAGAAACAAGATATGAAGTTTCTATAGATGCTTGTGATGCAACAGTTGGAGTAGCTACAATAGTACCTGGAGATAAATTAATTCCAAAAGTTGGACAATACGAATTAACATATGAAGCAAAAGCTACAGAGGCAACAGCTAAAAATTATTTAGAAATTGAAGCTGTTAAATACTTCAGATTAGGTGGACAATCTGGAATGGATATGGCTAAAACACTTGTTGTTAGAGCTAAAATGGCGTAAGGAGAGGTGAAAGTATAAAATGAAAGAATTAGAAATAATTAGAACTTTTTCTTCAATGGACGAAGTTAAAGTAATAAAAGAAAACTTAGAAAAAGTTTGTAAATATGCTATGAACCATGATGCTAAATTAGGTAAAATGGCTGATAAAACTTTCGCATTAGTTGACTCAGAAATAGGAAACTATAACGAAGTAAATGAAAAAACAAAATTAGCTTTATTATCATTCTGTGCTGACAAAGCTGGAATAGATAAAATACAAACAAATGGTGATGTTATAAGAGCATTCAATAACTCAACATTTGCTACAATTTACAATTCTATAATTGTAGATGTATTAGAAAGTATTATATTAAAAAGTAGACCAGAACAAATATTTAGACTAGCTAACGTTGATGAAGTTGATGTTGGAGATAGTAAAACATATGAAATCGAAACAAAAGGTTTACCAGTTGCTCAAAGAACATCTTATATGACTAACGTAACATTCTTAGATAGTTATGCAAGAAGTTCAATAACAGTAACACCAAAACCATATAGCATTGGAACAACAATGGATTATATAAGAATTTTATCAAATAATTATGATATGGGTAGAGAATTAGCAAGAGTTGCTTTTGCTTTATTATATGCTCAATTAAGATTAGTTGTTGATGAAATTTATTCTGTAACACCTATAACAGGTACACCATTCTATCAAAATACATGGAATGCTGAAAAATATGTTCAAATGATAGAAGATTTAAGAATGTTAAATGGTGGAGCTGATATAACAGCTTACGGAACACTACCTGCATTCAATAAAATAGGTGCACTTGCTACTACAGATTATGGTTTCCAAAGCCAAGACGAAATGATAAGAGAAGGATTTTTAGGTAGAGCTTATGGTGTAGATAACGTTGTAATTGACCAATTCACAGATTTAAGTGAACCATTTACAAATACATCTGCTCCAACATTAAGAGCTATTCCTAATGACAGAATTCTTTTATTATCAAGTGTAAATGACAAACCAGTTAAATTAGTAAGAGAAAACTTTGTTCATGTAAAAGTTAAAGAACCAACAGAAGGTTCTCAATACAGACAAAACTATGAATATTTCATGAGCTTTGATGCTGCTATAATAACACAAGCTAACTACGGAATTCAATCTGTAAATTCATAGTCATTTAAAAGGGTAGTATTTCTACCCTTTTAATTTAATATTATAGATTATTATTGAAAGGAGCTATTAATAATGGCAACAACAACAAAAAAAAATACAACTAAATCAACAACAAAAAAAGTTGAAGAAGTAAAAACTGTAAAAGCACAACCAGTAGAAACAAAAGAAAGTGAAGAAGTTCTTTCATTAAAACAACAAATAGAGGAAATGAAAAAAGCTATGGAAGCTCTAATGAGTGCAAAAAGTGAAGCTATACAACCTGCTCAAAAATTAGTTGTTATGAATGAAGAACAAGAAGTAGTAATAGGATGTAGAGTATTACAAGGTGTTGGTTGGCAAGACCCAACTCATACTGTAGGAGAAGTAAGATTAGATTTTAATGAAGAAATATCTATTCCTATTTCAGATATGAAAAGATTTTTAAGACAACATTCTGTTAGAAAGCTTTTTGAGGATGGATTGTGCTATTTTGCAGACCCAGAAAGTTATAAATTATTTAATATAAGAAAATATATTGATTTATCAGATGAAAATTTAATAACAATATTAACAAAATCTGATATAAATGATATAATAAGAGATTTAGATAAAATAACAGACGGTCAAAAGAATGGAAGTATTGTAAATTGTATAGTATTTAGAATTTGTGATATGATAAGAAAACATACAATAAATTTAGATTATTATACAAGAAAAGGTGTTGAAGGATATTTCAATATGGAATTTGACAGAGGTATTTTTACTTTAGATGCTTTTGATAACGTTAGAATTTAATGTGTATTTGTAGGGGAGGTGGAAAAATGGCAACAAGTTTTGAAGATATATATTGTCTTAATTCGGTTATAAAAATAGACCAACGTTTAGCTAATAAACCTTCTTATGCTTTATATGACCTATATTGGAAATATTTGCAATTAGCAATACCGTATTTTCAATATGATTGTAGAAAGAATTTGCTTGATTTAGTTCCATTTTCTCTTACAGAATATTCTTTTACAGGTGACGGAGAAAGTAATATATTTAAATTAGACCCAGCACCAACAGTTACTGATAATTTAAGTTTTTATATATCTACACAGATAGATTGTGGAAAGCCAGAAATACAAATAACTAATTATCAATGGGATGATATAAATAATACTATAACTTTAACAGATATAACACCAGCCATAGGAGAGACTATTAATATTGTAACTTATGATGTAGGACATTTTAATGCAGATTTAAATTATGATGAAAAAGCTATTTTAGCTAGAGCAATGAATATACCATATTATGAAGAGCAAATGACTAATAGTAAAATATTAAATTTTGCTACTTATGGTGGAAGTATAAAAATGCACTCACAAGCTGAACAATTAAAAACTTTAACTTCTGCTTATCAAATGACTAAGAGAGAACTTGAGGGAGATGTTAGTAGATATACTTATCGTACTGCTCCAGTAGGCTTAGGTGGATTGGGGGCGAGAACAGTATGCTTACACCCACTAAGGTATCAACCAAAACAGAATGTGTCAAAAGAATAAATAATTTATTACATTCTCAAGACACAACAGAAGCTAATGACCAAATAACAGAACTAACAAAAAATAATTTTAATAATAGCACTGATTATAGGGTTGTATATAAAAATTTTAATTATAATAAATCTTATGATACATGGATTTATGAAGGTAACGATGAAGATAAGATAGTTGGTTATAAATATTTACAATCTTATCCTTATGATATGCCACAATTTAGAATTGGTGATTATGTTCATTGGAATTTTAATCATAGAGAATTATCAACTTGGCTTATAACTTCTTTAGATACTCAATATTTGTATAATGTCAAAGGAAAAATTTTAGAATGTAATAATTCTTTAAAATGGACGGATGAAAACGGAGAACTTAATTGTTATCCTTGTGTAATAAAAGATGCTATGACTTATACTAACTTTAAATGGGGTAATAAAGGTGTTGTTCAACCAAGTGGAGATATTGTAGTTATGGTTCAAAAAAACGAATATACTTCAAAAATACAAATCAATGATAGATTTTTATTTAATAATATTGGATTTAGAGTTAAAGAATTTTTTAATGTTTTAAATCCTAATTATATGGAAATATATATGATGAAAGTTCCTGAACTTGAAGGAGATAATTTTGAAGATAATATTGCAATAAACAAACAACCAGAAGCAATAATTGATTTAGATGGCATTGTTGTATCACCTAATGTAGAGGAAGTCATGTTAGGGAAAACTGTAGAATTTGATGTATATAATTATATCAATGGAATAAAGCAAAATGATACATTTACAATTAAAGTAAGTGGTATTCCACAACAATATTTTAATTTTGTATCAATTAATAAAAATAAATTTAGTATAGAAAATATAAAACAATATCAAATCAATCCATTAAAAATAGAATGTATTGATGATATTACAGGGAACAAAATAATTAAAAATATATGGCTAGGAGGTAACTGGTAATATGTATTCACCTTGTGATGAAGATAAATTTGAAAAAGTTGCTTATAATAATTATCGCTTAGCGAGAGATTTACCTACTATAATAGTTAATTATTTATTTGACAATTCCCCTGATTTTTGGAAACTATTAAAATATTCGCAAAATCCATTATCTGAACCAGATATGACAAACGAAGAAAAGGCTGATATGATATGTAAATCATCTTTTAATACAGAAGAATATAACGTATTATTTCAAAAATATACTGTAGATGCAATGATTAAGGCAAAATCTCAAGTAAGAGTATTTGTAGATAATATTAGTTCTTATGGAAGAACAAATGCTTTAGCAAGAATAATATTTCAAGTAATTGTGAATAATAATGAAATGATGATTAGCACTCCAGTATCTAAGAATGACAAACGTGATGTGGCTATTATGCAAACGATAGTAGAAGCATTGAACGGGGTTAAGTTAGATAAGACAAAATCTCAAATGTTTGTCAATAATGAGATAGATAGATTTGCGGGAGCTTCACAAGTAAGTTATAATAATGATTATTCAGGATTTCAATTAACAATGGATGTGTGGATTTAATGGATATAAGTTTTGAAAATAAAACAAGTTTGGCTTTTGATAAGCCTTTGGTGTACAAAGATATAATTTTATATCCTGCTACATTGCCTTATTATTCTGTTTTTGCTTCAGCAGATGAATGTCTGGATGTTTCAAGACTAGATGAGAAGGACATTAGATTATTAAGATTACCTTATTTGGAATATATGTATGAAAAATCATTAATAGATGAGGGTTTTAAATACAGATGGAGTATGCTAATATGCATATTAAATATAGTTTTTAAAGAACAACAAGCTTTTGATATATTAAGACAAGATGGTAGGTTATATATAAAGGTTTATCAAAGGTCAGAAAATTATGAATTATTGAATAAAGAAATTAATGTTTTAAAGACAAACTTTTTAGAAGGACACAAAGAAAAAAAAGCAACAGGAGAAGAATTTCAACAAGTCGCTCAAAAAATATCAGAGCTTCAAGAACAAATGTATAAAACTATTATGTTAAGTTCTGAAGACTTTGAAAACATAAGACAGTTAATAATGTTGCAAAATGATATAAAACCTCAACATTATGATGCAAAGACTGAAAGTTTTTTGTATAAAATGAAAGGTAAAATGCAAGAGGTTAAAAATTCAAATGATAAAACAGACTTAGAAGATTTGATTACTGTAGTTGCTTATAGTCTTCATAAAGACCCAGAAGATATGGAAAATATGACTATTAGGAGATTTAATAGATATTTACATATTATAATGAGTAAAGATGATTATTATATGTATAAGCAATTAGAATTAAGCGGTATGATAAAAATGAAGGCTGATTTACCACATTGGATAAGTCACTATGAACCAAAAGGAAAATTTGATGATATATTGGTTAATGGTGATACTTTTATGTCATCATTAGGAGATGGCGGAAAAATTTAATAAAGGAGAGATAAATATGGCAGTAATTAACAAAGGTTTAGCCCTAGTTTCTGTAGCTGATGTTATGTTCTTTAATCCAGTAACAGATGCTTATATGGGTGAAGGTTTAGCATTAACAAACTCAACTATAACTCAAGAAGTTCAAAGTATTGAACAAAGAGGTGGATATTTAAATGCACTATTATTCGATATAAAACATAGCAAAAATATCACTGTTGAATTAGAAAGTGCTACATTTAAAATGGAATATTTAGCATTCCAAACAGGTACAGATTTATTTACTGGATTAGGTTCAGTATATGATTTTAATGACTGTGTTGATTTTAGAAACGGTGTAGGTGCAACACATAAAGTTCCAGTAGGAAATGTTTATGTAAGAATGCCTAATGGTGCTACTAAAATGGTTACACCAACAGAAAGCAATGTAGATATAGGTATGCCTGAATTTAACGGAACATTACAATGTGCTTATATGTATAATGATACAATTACACAAGTTGAAATAGATACAAAAACTCAACCAAAAACAGTAAAAGCTGTAATGAGAGTTCACGTTCTTACACAAGATGGTGTAGAAGGTTTCTTAGAAATAACAATACCAAGATTAAAATTCGATGGTAGCATAACATTAAATATGACATCTGATGCAGTTTCTACATTTGGTTTAAGTGGTACAGCTCAAGAATATGCAACAGACTGTGGAGACGCTTATTATGCTACAGTTAAATATGTCGCTGGAGAAGGAGAAGAAGTTAATCCAGTAGAAAACATTGTTGCTTCACCAAACGTTTTAACATTCTCAATGGCTGGAGTTCACGAAGCTACTGCTCGTATAGTAGGAGTTAGAACATCACCATATGCAAATATTACAATAGATAATTCTAAAGTTACATTCAAAAGTGCTGATAATGAAACTGTATCTGTAACAGAAGCAGGAGTTATAACAGGACTTAAAGCTGGGAACACTACTGTAACTGCAACTTATGAAGGATTACAAGATATAATATCAATTACAGTAGGTGAATAATATATGGCTTGTAAAGAATATCCTTTATGTAAGTATGCATTTTATGAAATTCAATCTAATAAGTTGAAAGTATTAAAATGTAATAAAAGTAATGAGCTATGTGCACATTCAAAATATTGCTCAAGAATGCTAAAAGTAATTCATACGAGCACATATGTAAATTGTGTATTAAAAAAACAATAAAACTATAGCAGAGATTAGTTTATTACTAATCTTTGCTATTTTTTTTATGTAAAGGAGAGAATAATGTTTGGATTAGATGTAGCAACTATAACGGCATTAGTCAAATTATTATTTGATGGATTGGCTATTTTAGTTATAATTTTTTTATATATAAAGTCAAATAACATTAGAGATAAAGAGCGCAAAGAAGATAGGGATAGATACAATAAAATGGTAGACGATATTGTTACAGGAGTACATAATGCACATCTTACTCCAAACGAAAGTAAAGATATTGCCTACATAGAAAAACAAATAAATGATAATTTAAATACAATATTAAAAGAAACAGGCGCTTCGAGAGTTAGTATAGTAAAATATCATAATGGAAATAAAGATATGACAGGAAAATCATTTTTAAAAATGAGTATGACAAATGAGGTTATTAATGTTGGAGTAGCTTCTATGATGACAAGTTTTAAAGATATATTTAGGTCTTTTTTAGCCTATTGGTGTCATGAGGTTGAGGAAAATGGTTATTGTATGATTAAAGATGTAGAAGAAATAAAAGATAAAGATGTTACTTTATATCAATATTTAAAAACAATAAATGTTGAAGCTAAATTTGGGGTAGCATTAAAAGATAATTATGACAATGTTATAGGTATATTATGTATTGAATTCTTAAACAAAGATGATTTTCATAAAAAAGTTATTGAAGATAGTATAAAGAAAAATTTTCCAAAATTAGAAACATTAATAGCTGTTAATGGGGGTGTTAGACATGAATTGCAATAGTAACACTACACCTTTAATTAATGAAATATCAGGTGTTTCATGTAATAGTGGATGTACTCCAAAGGATATTAATGTAATATGTAAAACGATTGTAATACCTAATGGTCAAGAAGTTTTGGCAATTCAAGGAGAAAATAATGCAGCCGTTAGATATTTTTTAGTTCCAAAAATAAATGAAAATGATGTAGATATGTCAGATAAAACATTCACTATAAATATAAAAACAAATTCTGGAAGTATAATTTCTAAACAAATAGAAGAACCAGAAATATTAGAAAATTATATAAAGTTAAAATTAGAAATAACAGAAGATATTACAAAAGAAAGTGGAATAATATCATTACAAATAGTAGCTATTTCAGATAATTTTGTATGGAAAAGTTATTCTGCTAATTTTAAGATAGCTTCTAGTTTATAAGGAGAGATAATTATGGAAACTTTAAGCATAGTAGTAATTGTAGTTATAGTTGCTTTATTTTTAGGACTAATGGGTTTTAAATTATATAGCAACATAAAATTAAAAGGATTAAGACAAACAGCTATAGATTTAATAGTTGAGGCTGAAAATGTTTATGAAAAAGGAAAAAATAATGAAAAATTTAAATTGGTATTTGATGGGATAATCAATTCATTACCAGCACCAGCAAAGATGTTTTTAAATGAAAGTACAATAAATTACTTTATACAAACAGTATTTGATAGTGTAAAAGCAGCACTAGATAATCAAACAAAATAAATTTATCTATAAGGAGGAAATTATGGAAGAAGAATTAATTGATATTGAAAAGATAGCAGAAGAAGCCTTAGAAGATGAATGTAAAGAATATGTTGCTGATGATATGGGATTTGAAGGAACAGAAGGAGTTGGTGAATAATGCTACCAATTAATCAATATATAACAATAAGAAATAGAACTGTAGCTAATAGAAGTTCAGTTAAATATTTAGTTATACATTATGTAGGAGCTGTTTCTAGTGCTGAAGCAAATGCAAAATATTTTTATAGCACATATAGAGCTGCGTCTGCTAATTATTTTGTAGATGATAATTCAATATATCAAGTTGTTAATGATAAAGATATTGCTTGGCATGTAGGAGCAAAAAGTTATAAGCATCCAGAATGTAGAAACTCTAATTCTATAGGAATTGAAATGTGTTGTTTTAATAACGGAGGGTTAGATGTTTCAGAACAAACTGTTAATAATACTTTAGAATTAGCTGCGTATATATGTAAAAAATATGGAATTACTATAGATAGAGTATTAAGACATTATGATGTTACTGGTAAAATGTGTCCTGAGCCAATGGTATCAAATTCTGCAAGATGGGATGATTTTAAAAATAGATTATCTATCTTATTAGGAAACGGAGAATTAGTTAATCCAGATTATCCTATAGTTGATAATACAAATAAAACTATGTTTGTTACAACTCATGCTGGATTAAATGTAAGAAATGGTGCTGGAACTGGATATGGAATAGTAACTACTTTATCTTATGGGACTCAAGTACAAGTAAAACAAGAAAGTAACGGTTGGTCAAGAATAGACCAAGGTTGGGTATGTTCAACATATCTATCAGAAACTGCTCCAAGTGCTTCTCAAACAAAAATTAAATATGTAAAAGTATCTAGCAAATTAAACATAAGAAGAGGAGCCGGTACTCAATATGGGGTAGTAGGTTCTTTATCAAACGGTGCACAAGTAACTGTTTATGAAGAAAAAAATGGCTGGTCAAGAATAGGAGATAGCAAATGGGTATCTAGTCAATATTTAGTAGATGGAGCCCCATCTAATAATTCTAAATATTCATTAGGTAGATATAAAGTTACAGCAAAAGCTTTAAATGTAAGAAGTGGAGCTGGAACAAACTATTCAGTAAAAAAGACATATAAAAATGGTACTGTTTTTGACACATATGAAATTATTAATAATTGGGCAAGAACTCCAAGTGGATATGTTTGCTTAGATTATTGTCAATTAATATACAAATATTAATATTGAAAGGAGAATATTATGGCAAAACATTATTTATGTAGAACAGTAACAGAATTACCTGCATATATGCAAGCTCAATTTAGAGTTCAAGAAGGTACTCAAATGCATACAGGTGATGTTTATTTAGCAGAAACATTGGACACTAATATGAGAGAAAAAAACAAAAATTATTTAACATTTATACCAGAAAATATTAGTGATATTTCAAAACAAGTTCCTGCTATAGTTTTAAATAATTCGTTTGAGACATTGGTTGATGGCAGAAGACCTGATGGAAATCCTGATTATACAGAATATGTATATCAACCTGATGAAGTAATAACTGCTATTAGATTATTACCAGGCGCTAGATTTGAAATTAGTTATGATTGTATATCTAATTTAAATGATATTGACGGATTAGGATATTTAGCCTTAGAAAATGACTCTGGATTATTAAAATATGTAAAAACTTTAGATGAAGTTGAAAGTAAAGTTTATCTTGTAATAGAAGCCTTAAAAAGTTTTAGAATAGGTGGACAATCTGGTAATGAATTTATTGACACTTTTGTAGCAAGAGTAGAATATCAAAAAGTTGCTGCTCAACCAGTAAACCCAGAAATTACAGGAATAAGAGCAGAAGTAGTTCAAGGATTACAAGTGGGAAATGAAAATGTTGCCAGTGGTGCTACAGTATTAACAATGGAAGCACAAGGTGGAACAGCTCCTTATACTTATGAACTAATTCCTGATGGCGAAGTTGCACAAGATAACGATAAATTTGTTATTGGTTCATCAGAAGTTAAAGTAGGAGAGAATGCTTTAACAGAAGCAAAAACATATAAAATATATGTACAAGCAACAGATAATAAAGGAAAAACTTATAAAGAAGGATTTGATATTCCTGTTGCTGCTGAATAATTATAGAAGCTATAACTTTAATTAGTTATTTATAAACCATACTAACGTATGATAGTGAGAAGGATAGCTTTTATGTTATCCTTCTTATTTTTTAGAATGAAAGGTGGAATAATCATGGGAAGAAAAGTAAAGATTACAATGCCTGAAATATCTCAAAAAGAAATAGAAATTTCTGGTAAATCTGTAAAAATAAATAGTTTAATAAGTTTAGAAAATTATGAAACAATAGCAGAAGATATAAGAAATACTATTTTATATAATGGTGAGGTAATTGATAAATATGCTTTAATAAAAATGAGATACATAAAAGATGTTTTAGAATTATGTACCAATATAGATACTACAGATTTAGAAGGCGAAGATTTTAATAAAATTTACGCCGCTGGATTTTTAGCTGAAAATATACTTAATTTTAATGATACTTTGAAATCTTTAGAAAAAGAATATGATAAATGGGTAATAGAAAATTGTTTTGGAATTATAGCCAATAAATTGCCAACAGCTTCTGAAATGGAAACAAGTATGGCAAAATTATCTGAGACAATAGAAAATTTACCTGATGATAAATTAGAATTAATTGGTAAAAGTATAGTATGGAATAATTTACCAGCTTTAGGTCAACAAATTGCGCCAGCAAGTCATATATCTACTACATCAGAAGAGTAGGTGGTATAAATGGCTATAATAGCTGACAATAATTTTGAGGACAACTTAAAGAATGCTTTAAATCCTGTTATAGAAGAAGTTGTAAAAGCTGTAAGCGAAAGAGCTAAAAAACTTTTGCAACAACATATAAATGTGGATACTTATGGAATTGGTAAAACTAATATGGGGCAGCCATCTATAAATAAGTCTTATTTAGATGGGACAGGAAAACCATCTTATGAATTTAGAGATAAGGCTTGGGATACTCAATTTCAAAAAGATTTGGAAGGTTATTTGTTTTCATTATTTTATGATGGAAGTAAATTGACCCCGCCAAGTTCAAGCTCTCCTTATTTACATGGTAATGCTTCAGGGGCAAATAATATCAATAGAACAAGTCAAATGGCTGATATATTAAATGTTTCTGGAGTGGCTCCAGATGGGGATATGCATGATACAAAAATAAGGCAACCATTTTGGGATAATTTTGAAGATGAGTTAAGACAAAAGATAGGTGGTTGGTTATATACTGAATTTAATAATAGAGGATTAAATATACCTGCATTAAAACTTTATAGAGGTGATTTTGCAAGGTAATTATAGACTTCCTTTTATCTTGATAAGAAAGGAAGGTGGAAAATTATATGGCTGGAAAATTTGAAGTTGTATTAAAAGCGAGCTTAGATAAAAGTTCAATATCAGAGATACAATCTCAAATAGAAAATTTAGCAAAAGGTAAAACTATAAAAATTAATGCTGATAATACTCAAGTAAACAATTTAAATAATTCGTTAAAAGATTTTAATAGTTCTGCAAAAAGTGCTCAAAATAGTGCTCAAGGACTTAGTGATATTATTAGTAAATTTAGTAGTTGGCAAATTGTTGGAGATGTAATTCATGGTGTAAAAAATGCTATGGAAGATATGGTTCAACAAGTATTTGACTTAGATGCTAGTTTAACAGAATTTAATAAAGTCACAGACTTAAGTGAAGGAGAATTAAAGTCGTTCACAGAACAAGCATATCAAACTGCTGAAACAGTAGCAAGGACTGGAACAGAAGTTATTGATGCTGCTGCCGAATTTTCTAAAGCTGGATACAAAGAACAAGCGGCTGATTTATCTAGGATTGCATTATTATATCAAAATATAGCAGATGGAGAGGTGTCTACATCAGATGCAACGGCGTTATTAGTTTCACAGATGAAGGCATTTAATATTGATGCTAGTGACAGTATTCAAATCATAGACCAAATAAATGCTGTTAGTAACAATCTTAGTGTTTCATCTAGTGATTTAGCAACAGCTATACCTAAAGTATCAGCAACAATGGCGCAAGCAGGAAACACAATGTCTGAAACTACTGCTCTTATAACTGCTGGTTCTGAAATTATGGTTGGACAAAGTTCAAGGGTTGCTAGAGGTTTGAGGTCTATTACTTTGAATTTACAAGGTATGGATGATGAAGGCAATCAAAACCTAAAACTTGTAGCATCTATGGAAAAAGATTTTAATAAATTAGGATTAACATTATATGATAGTAATGGTCAATTAAAATCTACTTTCCAAATAATGAGTGATTTAGCTGGAAAATATCCAGAGCTAGATAAAAATACGCAGAATTACTATGCTGCGTTAATTGGTGGTAGAGTTTTGCCACAGCGTACAGTAATGTGCGCTTGAGTACGAATTTAATTGCTGGGAACCCCCAAAGACTTTATACTACAACATAGATTTGAAATATAATCAAGTGTGAATGTTGCGAAAGCAGAAAAAAATAAAGTATGGCATATGAAAGAAATTTCTAAGTGCTAGTTAAAAATTAACAAACGGGCAATCAGCAGCCAAGTTCCGAACAGGAAAAGGTTCAACGACCATTCCTTTGGTTATATTATTTTAAAAAAATACTTGACATTTAGTATAAAATATGATATAATATAACAATAGAAGTAGGGCGTTAATGCGTAGGTGAAACCCCTTTAAATCGAAAAGGTTCGCTCCTTATTATAATAAGGATGAAAATATGGTCTGGAAATTATGAAAGTAATTTAGAAAGGGAATTATGGAAATAAAAAATACATTTGATGTAAGAAAAGAAATATATAAAAAAGATGGTTATAATTTAATAAAAGAATTATATAAAACTAAATCTTATATATATGATGAAGTAGAAAAAGATGGATATTATTTTAAAGTATATTTAAAAAACTGGAAAGATGGATATAGACCTAATATAGTTGATAAGAGAAATCCATATAGTATAAATAATATTAAAAATTTTATAAAATTAAATAATATCAAATCTCGATTATTAAGTAATGAATATATAAATAATAATACAAAATTATGTTTTTTATGTAAATGCGGGAAAAAATATTTTGCTACATGGACACATTTTCAACAAGGTAATAATTGGAAATGTCCTGATTGCTCTTTTAAAGAAGGTTGCTCTACTAGATTAAGCGTTGACGAGGTAAGAACTAGAGTAATAAATGCAGGATTTATACCGTTATTTGACACCTATAATAATATATTACAGAAACTTAAAGTAATGAATAAAGATGGATATATTTTAGAAACTTTATTAAGCAATATAAACAATATAAATGGAAATGATATAGTTACACCTGCAAATAGTCATTCTGTTCCTAATATAAAGAAATTTATCAAAGATAATAATTATTCTTGCGAATTGTTATCTGAAGATTACAAAAACAAGAATGCAAAATTGAAGCTAAAATGTCAATGTGGTAATATCTTTTATACAACATGGAATAGTCTGAGAAATCAACATGTTTGTAGATGTAGAGAATGTAGTGGAGCTCAATCATTTTATGAATTTAAAACAGAAGAATGGTTGATTGAGAATAAGTATAAATATAATAAGGAAGTAAAATTTGATGATTGTAAATATAAGAGAAAACTTCCGTTTGATTTTCAGGTTTTTATTACAGATGATTTGTATTGTTTAATTGAGGTAGATGGTGATTTTCATTATAGACCACAATATTCAATAGAAAGATTTCATAAGCAACAAGAAAGAGATAAAATAAAAGATATATTTTGTAAAGAAAATAACATACCATTATTGCGTATTAATTATTGGAGATTTAGGAAACCATATAGTTATAAAAATATATTACAAAATTTTTTAGATAGTTTACAACAATAACCTTAGTCCCTTAGGTAAACGAAAACTCAAGTAGACGTTGTAAACTCTATTTTAACAAACTTTAATTCTGCTTTAAAAGCAAATGAAATAGCTATGAATAGTGCTGGTAGTGCAGAACAAGAAAATGCTGTATATATGGAGAGTTTAGAAGGAAAATTGAGCAATTTAAATAGTGCATGGCAAAAATTCTCTACAAATACTTTAAATAGTGATTTTATAAAAAGATTATTGGATGTAGCTACAAATCTTATAAAGATTGCTGATGCAGCTGGAGGTCTAACTCCTATTTTAACTACATTAGTTGGTACATTTGCTCTATTTAAAGCTGGAAGTGTAGCAAAAGGAATAACAGAATTAATAGATAAATTTAGCAAATTTAAAGCTACAGTACAAGAATTAGGTGGCGGATTTAAAAATTTTCAATTAGTATTAGCAGGAGTAAAAACTGCTGAAGATGCTGCAAAAATATCTACTGTTGGATTAGCTGTTGCTGCTCAAACTCTTACTGCTGCTTTAGGTATCATTGGTGTAGTATTGGGAGTTGCTACTGCTGCATATAATTTATTTATAAATAAGCAAAATGAAGCAAGGCAGGCATCAATAGATAATGCAAACACCCATTTAGAAGAGGCAGACTCTTTAAAAAAGAAAACAGAAGAAGAAGAAAAGAACATAACTAAATTAAAGGATGAAAAACAAACATTAGAAAAGTTAGCAAAGACTGATGATGGAACTCGAGAGAAAATAAAGAATAAGCAGGAAGAAATAGACAAAAGAGAAGAAAACATAAAAAAAATGAAAGAAGAGCAGGTAGCTGCTGCAAAAGAAGCTGTAGGAAATGTAGCTGGGCAAAAAGGTAAAAATACAGCAGGTGGAATATATTCTTATATAGGTACTGGAGTAGACTCAGAAGATAAAGCACTAGCAGGTTATGTTAAAGAATTTAATGATGCGGTAAAAGAAGCAGATGGAAATACTGGGAAATATAATAAGACCATAGATGATATGAAGTCTAAATATTCCGCATTATTAGCAGAACAAAAGAAAAATAATGAAGCTTATGTTTCAACTGAAAAGTTTTTGCAATTATTAAATAGAGAACAGCAGAAAAACGCAGATAATTATGAAAAAGATGCAGAATTAGCAGAAGTATATTATAATGCTTTGATGAATGGTTTGTCTGAAGCTGAAGCTGGTCAGAGCATGGTTGATTGGATGCAGGAGTTCTATGGTCTTAACGAAGAGCAAATGGAACAGCTTGAGCAAGGAATTGATGTAAAAAATGAAGATGCTACAGCTACTGAAAATCAAAATGAAAAGCAGCAAGCTTTAAACGAAACTATTAGCAATGCAAAATCAGCTCAAACCGAATATACTGATGCATTAAATGACAATATTGATGAAATGATAAATTATGGTGAGAACCTAGATTTATTGAAAACTGCTCAAGAAGAAATTGCTAATACAGGTAATATAACTGCTGAAACTTTTAAATCTTTATCTGACAACAATCTATTGCAATATTTAACTGATGTAGATGGTCAGTTAGGTGTTAATATAGCAGGGTTTGAAAATAGTACGGAAGCTATAAAGCAAAATGCTTTAGCGAATTTAGAAGCAAGTACTTATGAACAAATAAGAAGTGTTGTATTAGAAGATATGAAAAACAAAGAGACTGATGCTGGAAATGCGGCTACCACAGCTTCTGGGCAACTAGCATCAGCTGAAGCAAGTGCTCAAGAGATGGGAGCGAAGATGTTTGCAGCTTCAGGTGATGTAGCTACATTAACTGATCAATTAAATGCGTTAAATAAAGCTGAAGGTGGAAGTGGAGAAGTTGGTGAAGATGTAGCCGGAAAAGTACAAAATATTTTAAAACAAGCTCAGTCTACGAAAGATTTTATAAGTAAATGGAAACCATCTACAAGTAAGTCAGCTACTAGCAAAAAATCTGGTGGCTCTGGTAGAAAGTCTGGCTCAGGTTCTTCAAAATCAACTAAAGAAGAATATAAAGCAGAGATAGATACTTTATATGCTTATGAAAATGCTTTAGATAATGCAAAAGACGCAGTAGATAGATTAAATGATGCTCTTGATAATACAGATAATTTTAATGAGCAAGAAAAAATATTAAGGCAATTAATAGATGCAACAAATAATCAAATTAATAAAACTAATGAGCTAAAGAATGCTCAAAGTGCACAAATGAATGACTATATAAATCAATTAAGAGCTCAAGGTTTTGCAATAGATTATAATGCTTCTAAAAACGAACTATTCATAAATAATATGCAACACTTAGCAGATTTTTCTGGAGATACTGCTAAAAATCTTGAAAAACTAATAAAGAAAATACAAGACTTAAATGATGATAATAGAAGCTTAGATAGTTCCGTAAGAGATTTAACTGGAGATGTAAAAGATTATTACGAACAGTTAGAAGAAATACCTGAGAAAAAGTTAAAGAAATTTAACGAGTTAATGAAGGAATTTCAACAAGGAAGACTTGACCAAATTCAAAATCAAATTGATGATATTCAACATGAGATGGATAATGACCCTCGTTTAAAACAACTTGAAGAACAAATCGAGGCTTTAGAAAAACAAAATGATGAAATTGATAAACAAAAAGAATTAGAAGAAAAATTACTTGCAGTAGAAGAAGCAAAAGAAAAGCTAGCTAATGCTAGAAAACAAAAGACGCTTCAAGTGTACCGAGAGCGGTCAAGGGTAAAATGTGAGCCCTTGTAAAAGATAACTATATCGGTTAAAGTCCAGAGATGGATAAGACCGAGGTAAGACTAAATTTAAGGAGTTATAGAATTAATGAATAGAGATAATAAAGGAAGAAATAGGGGATACACAAATGAAGAGTTTTTACAGAAAGTAAAATCAAAATTAGACTATATCGAAATTCTTGATGAATATAAAGGGTCAAAAACAAAAATTAGATATAGGTGTTTAAAATGTGGATACATCAGTAGCTCCAGGGCAGATAATTTAATGCTTGGTCATGGCTGTCCTATATGCACTCATGCAGGTAGAATTCCACATGAAGAATTTATAAAAAGATTAAAAACAATAAATCCTACTATAAAAACTTTAAATAGATATTATAATGGTAAGACTTTAATAGAATGTGAATGTCTTGTGTGTAAAAACAAATGGAAAACTATGGCTAGAAACTTATTAAGAGGACATGGTTGCCCAAAATGTAATCAATCAAATCCTGTATTAACGACAGAAGAATATAAAGAGGAAATACAGAATGTAAATCCTAATGTAATAGTAATAGGGGAATATACTGGAAGTGGGAATACAATAGCTTGTCAATGTGCGATTTGTGGATATAAGTGGTATCCGTTTGCAAGTGCTATAAAAAGTGGACATGGTTGTCCTAATTGTAAAGCATTAAATGATAGGTTATCTCATGAAGAGTTTATTAAGCGTATGAAAGATATAAATCCGTTTGTTAAAATTATTGGAAAATATGAAACAAATAAAATCCCATTAGAAGTTAAATGTTTAGTATGTGGAAAAAATTTTAATGCTAAACCAGAGGGTTTGCTAAGAAAGACAGGATGTCCTTACTGTAATTTATCTAAAGGAGAAAGAGATGTTTCAATATTTTTAGATAAAAATAGTATAAAATATGTTCAACAGAAGAAATATAACGATTTAATTGGACTAGGTGGTGGAAAATTAGCATATGATTTTTATTTACCTAATTACAATTTGTTAATAGAGTATCAAGGAAGACAACATAAAGAACCAATTAAAGGATTTGTAGAAGGTGAATGTTTTGAATATGTAAAAGAACATGACCATAGAAAGAAAGAATATGCCAAAGAACATAATATTAAATTATTAGAAATATGGTATAATGAAAATATAGAACAAAAATTAAAAGAAACCTTAAATTTAGAAACCGTAGAGACTGCGGGACAATAGTGGCAACATTATTGTTGAAGTTATCCCACGGAGAGTGGAATATACAGTCCGAACTCACACTATAATCTAAAAAAGAAATGTGAGAGTTAGCCAGAAATGACTAACCGCCACAATAAGTGGTCAGTACCTTGACAATAGGGAAAGTAACAGAATGTTATATGGGAGCAGGATATAGATGCCGTAAAGGATGCAGCTGATGAATTAAAAGATGCTCAAGATGACCTTAATGATAAAATAAGGCAAGACCAAATTGACCAATTACAAGCTGAAAAAGATGCTTTAGAGAAAAGTTACCAAGACAGAATTGATGCTTTGCAGGCTTTCTTAGACGAACAAAATTATCAAATAGATAAAGCTAATAGAGAAGGAATACAATCATTCCAAGACTTACAAAAAGAATTAGCTAAATTTGGTTTAGATAGTGCGGAGTATTTAGGCAAAGCTACAGATTGGTTAAATAACTACAATAAGTCATTAGCAGAATTAAATACCACTGTTAGTGGAATATTAAGTTCTTCAACAACAGCGACAGATGGGCTAATTTACAGTTCTGCAACACAAGATAGAATAAATCAAGCATTATCAAATTTAATCCCATCAACAACATCAACAGGATTAACTTTGAGTAATATAGACTATGATAAAATAAAAGGAAGTTCAGAAAATTCAAACATTTACATTAACAATATAGAATTACCAAATGTAAAAGATGTAAATGACTTTGTAGAAGCTTTAAAAGACTTGCCAAGGTTAGCAAGCTCACAAGCAACAAATAGAACGTAACAAGAAAGGAGTTTTAATATGTCAGATAATAGAGATGGATTAGATTGTATTTTACAAGCAATTAATAATATAGTTGAGCCAAAGGTTGCTAAATTAAAATACGATAAAACATATAGAGCGAAAGTAACCCAGCAAATTGATACTGGGTTATACATGGTTAAAATCAACAATGTAGAATACAAATTACCATATAGCGGCACATTAAATGTCGGTGATATTGTAAAAGTTAAAGCTCCTTTAAATAATTTCTCTGATATATATATAGAGGCATTGCCAGGAAGTGGCGGTGGAGGTGGGGGAGGTACTACAAATTATAATGATTTAACAAACAAGCCAGTATTAAATTCAAATTATAGTACCTCACAAACTCCAAATGCAAGTGAAATTATAAAGGGAACAATTTCATTACATAAAATTTCAAAGACAGGAAATTACAATGATTTATTGAATAAGCCAGATTTAGATTTTATACCAACAAGTGAAAAAGGGAAAGCTGGCGGAGTTGCAACATTAGGAACAGACTCAAAAATAACAAGTACTGAATTACCAAACAATTTAGTATATGATAGTAATTATGTGCATACTGATAATAACTTTTCAAATACATATAAAGACAAATTAGAGAGTGTTCAAGAGGGTGCGCAGGTTAATGTTATTGAAAAGGTACAAAAAAACGGCGTAGATTTAGATATAACAAATAAAACAGTAAACATAACAGTTCCTACTAAAACAAGTGATTTAGTAAATGACGGAGAAGATGGAACTAATCCTTATATAACAGGTATCCCGATAGCTTCTGAAACTGTATTAGGTGGAATAAAAGTAGGAGATAATCTTACAATAAATTCTGATGGAGTATTAAGTGCTCAAGCAGGTGGAGTAAAAAGTTATAACGACTTAACAGATAAACCAGTATTAAATACAAATATATCCGAAAGTCAACCTGTAAGTTCTGATGAGACAATTTTTGGGACTATATCTCTGCATAAAATATCAAAAACAGGTGATTATTCTGATTTAAATAATTTGCCTTCATTGGATTTTATACCTAATTCAGAAAAAGGAGTTGCTGGTGGAGTAGCTACTTTAGGCGATGATACTAAAATTTCAGACAATCAATTGCCAATAGCTACTACTACTGATTTAGGAGTTATAAAAGTAGGAGCCAATTTAACGATTAGTGAAGATGGTACTTTAAATGCTATAGGTGGAAGTGGTGGTACTGTATCTGACACTTTACCAATAGGTTCTGTTGTAAAATGGTTTAGCACAACAATCCCTACAAATTGGCTTGAATGTAATGGGCAAGCAATAAGTAGAACTGAATATGCTGAATTATTTGCAGTAATTGGAACCAAATATGGTTCTGGAGATGGAAATACAACATTTAATTTACCTAATATTAAAGGTAAAACAACGGTTGGTTTAGATATAGATGATACCGATTTTAACACTTTAGGTAAAACTGGAGGAGAGAAGACACATATACTTACAATAGATGAAATGCCTTCACACAACCATAGCTTAAGAGTAGACCAAACTACTGGAGGTAGCATTGCTGGTGTAAAAGGTTCTTGGGGTACAGCTTATACAGGAACACAAGATAATATGATTTTAAAAACTGGAGGAGACCAACCTCATAATAATTTACAGCCATATATAGTATCTAACTATATAATTAAGGCTAAACAAACACAAGCTGTGGTTGCAACAGTAGTAGATAACTTGACTTCTGAAAGTTCTACTGATGCACTTTCAGCAAACCAAGGTAGAATATTAAAAGGCTATATAGAAGATAATGATACTATGATTTCAACATTACAACAAGATATAATCAATATTGAAGATAGTATGATTACAAAAATACAAAAGAATGGCGTTAGTTTACCTATAACTAATAAGACTGTTAATATTACTGTGCCAACAAAAATTTCTGAATTAGAGAACGATAGTGGTTATGTAAAAAATACAGACTATGCAACTATATCTACTGGTGGAGTGGTTAAAGTAGGTTCTGACTCTTCTGTGGATTATGGTTTTAATCTTACAGATGATGGGGTACTTTATGTTAGACAAAAGAATTATACAGATTATCTTTCAGTAAATAATAATTATGCTATATCTAAGGGAACACTTGAAAATGTCATCGCTAAGAAAACAAACACAAGTGTTTTTCCAAATAATTCTGGGCATATTAAATCAAAATATAGAATAGGAACTCGCGGCTATACTTCTGGTTCTACATGGTATTATCCTTTGTGTAAATTACCTGTGGTGTCAAATTCTAATTCTTCAAGTGCTACAATAAGAGGAAGAGTTGGTGGCTGGAATGATAATAATATGTCTTCTTTATATGCAATGATGTGGAATAGAGTGACAACAGGTATAACTTTATTAGATTTAGCTGGAAATTTATATGAAAAAACACAGACAATACAAGACGTATGGAATTTATGTGATATTGTGATATATAAAAATTCAGACAATTCTGATACTGTATATTTAAAATGTAAAGATTATTTTTGTTTTGATTTAGATTTAGAACTATTTCAAGATAGTACACAAATATTATATGATGGAAGCTATTTAACAAGCGAGCCAAGTGGAACTTTATCTGCACAGGCAAGTACAGCAAATGAAAGAATGGAATTATATAATAGTGCTTTATATGTAAAAGGGAATAAAGTTTTAACAAATTCAGATATAGTTGATGACTTAACTTCTACCTCTACTACAAATGTACTTAGTGCAAACCAAGGCAATGTACTTGACTCAAAAAAGTTAGAAACAACAAATATAAAAGCAGGAGATAATATCACTCTTAGCGTAGATGGTAAAAATATAACGATAAATTCTATAGGTGGAGGTAGTGGTTCTGAAGAAGTAGAGATAGGCGATACTGAACCAACTCAAGATACTATAGAATTGTGGGTAGATACTTCAGAACAAGGAACTGGTTCTAGCGGAGCAGAACAAATAGAGTATGGAAATATTACAGCAGCTCAAATGACAAATGCTTCTATCGGTGGACAAGATGGTAAAATATATGAATTAACTTTTCAAAATTCTTATTCTACACCACCAACGGTTATAACTAATTTTTATTCAGAACAAGGTATTTCATATTATGGATTTGTAGCTACTCAAGTGGTTGCATTAAGTAATACAAAATGTACATTATGTGTATTTGTTCAAGGTTTAACTGGTTCAAAATGTGGAATAAGTTATATGGTAAAAGGTAAATAGGAGATGATTATATGAAAATAAGAAAAATAGCACAAACTCCTGGATTAGTGGCTACAGTAGTTGACAACTTAACAAGTACAAGCAGTACAGATGCTTTGTCTGCTAATCAAGGGAGAATACTTAATGAAAAAATAAACACAGGATTTTCGTATTCTACTAATGAGACTTTAACAGGGGGGACTTGGATTAATGGAAAGCCTATTTATAGAAAAGTTGTTTATATAGGTTCTTTGCCTGCTAATACTGCTTCATTTTTTTCTCATAATATTTCTAATATAGATAGGGTTGTTAATTCTTCTATGACGTGGTTTGATACCGCAGATAATTGTTGGTGGAGTAATCGTAGGTGGGATAGTGCAACAATTAATATTGCCTATAATGTTGATTCTACACAAATATGGATAGGCGCTAGGGGAGTTAATTGGTCTACGAGGACAAATCAAGCTTACGTTACTATTGAATATACAAAAACAACAGACTAAGAAAGGAGACAATTAAATGGCGGTATTAAAATATAAAGACCCAATAACGGGTGATTGGATAGAACTTTCAAATGCAGTAGGAGATACTTTACCTATAGGAGCCATAGTAGAATATGATGGAACCACAGTACCTTCAAATTGGGAGCAATTTAATGATTATAGTACAGAAGAAGTAAATACTGGCAGTGTATGGATAAATGGAAAACCAATTTATAGAAAAGTAATGAGTTTACAATCTTCGACAGCTGGGGAACATTTAATAAGCTTTTCAGATTTGAATGCTGATTTTATTACAATAGAAGACTTCTATATAAAGAGTGGAAATTTCGTATTTTCTTATAATAGATATAATAGTGCTACAGATTTAATAGAAGTTTTTATTAATCAGGGTACTTCTAATATAGTAATTAATGTAGGAAATTCTTGGGCAAATTTTAAAGCGTATATAATAATAGAATATACAAAAACAACAGATTAAAATCTGTAGAAAGGAGATAAAATGGCGGTACAACAATTAACACAACCTATTGTTAATCCTATTTCTGCTTTTGATGCAACAAGAGCACACAACATTACCTTTACTGTAATAGGTGGGGCACAAGTAGTAGCAAATAGATTAGTAATAAGTAACAACGAAACAGGAGCAATCGTATATAATAAAACTGCTATAACAATGAAATTAGAGCATACAATTCCTGCTAATACATTAACTAATGGCGGTTATTATAATGCTGTTGTTTATACAATCGACAATGCAAATAATGAAAGTGTTGCAAGTACGGCAGTACCATTTTATTGTTATAGTCAGCCGGTCTTAACAATAGATAACATACCAGCGACTGAAACAATAGAAAATGGAACATATACATTTACTGGTACTTACATACAACAAGAAGGTGAAATCTTAAATAGCTATCAATATACATTATACGATAGTAATAAAAATGTACTTAGTAAAACTCCTTTAATATATTATGAAACTGACTCATCTTTATCTTATACTTTTGTTGGTATGAGTAATGATACTTCATATTATATTGAATTATCTGGTGAGACAGTAAATGGAACACATATAACATCAGGAGTAATATATTTTACAGTAAGATATATTCAACCAGCTTCTTTTGCTATTTGTGATTTAGTAAATAATTGTGACGATGGGTATATACAAGTATCTTCTAATATCGTTGCAATTGACGGAAAATCAAATCCAGACCCACCAATTTATATAGATGATAAAGAGGTAGATTTAAGAGACCCTGATAGTTGGGTAGAATGGGACTCTGGATTTAGAATACAAGATGATTTTACACTTAGAGCTTGGGGGAGAGGTTTTAACCCTTATGAGCCAATAATAACATTAAAAAATGATATAGACACTCCACAAACTCCTAATAAAGTAGAAATGAAATGGATGACTGGAGATGTAATTAAAAACTTGCCGCTATATACAAGCAAGAGTGGAAACAATATAAATATAACAGATAGTGAGGCTGCTAATATACAAAATTTAACTATTGGTGGAAACAGTGTGGAAGACAAAGATAATATAACACAATTTGTTGTTGAGGGAAATAGTGAGCAAAAGACTAGAGAAGGGTATAACTTATTAGATTTCAATGTTACACAAGATGGCAGAGTAACAGTAAACCAAGATGGGACAATTACTATAAATGGAGAAGGTGGATTTGCAATTAAATTTAAAGAAGTTGAATATAAAAAAGGTGTTACATATAAAACAAAAGCAACTTTGGTCAGTGGAACATACACTTCTTCAGACCCTAATCATATAGGAATAATGACACCGTATGGAGATGATGGGTGGTTAGCTAATAATATTTTTAGAACTTATACATCTATAGGAGATAAAGTGCGTTCAGGTATGTGGGTAGGTGCAAACTGTGTATTTAACAATGCAACATTTGAAATATATTCTTATGAAGGCACAGATGATAAGAATTTTGAACAATACGGAGCATCACCAAGTCCTGATTACCCAAGCAAAATTGAAGTCATTGATGGATATAACTTATTTGATAAAAATAATAAAACACATACTATATTAAATGCAAATGGTTCTGCAACAATAGTGCAAGATAATTTTTATAGCACAAATTTTATTAGTATAGATAGTAATGCAACATATTATAAAACATTTACAGGTTCAATAAGAGTAAAATTTTATGATAAAAATAAAACAGTAATAAGTACATCTAGTGTGAGTGATATAGCTAATTTCAATACAGAGCAAATTTTTACAATACCATATGTAAACGCACAATATATTAGGTTTTCTTTTGATGTAAATTATCAAGATACTATTATGATTGTTAAAAGTGCAGCTCCACAGCCGTATTTACCATATGGACATATTGGATTAAAGCAGAGTGGGAAGAATGTATTTAAACCTACATTAGAAACAACTACTCAAAATGGAGTTACTTGTACTAAAAATAATGATGGAACTTATACATTAAATGGCACTTCAACCGCTGATACTTATTTCACAATAGGTACAGATGAAAATTTATCTCCTGATATAACTTATAAATTGGTTGGTTGTCCAAATAATGGTAGTAAAACAACATATAGAATTGGTTGGAATTATCACGGATATGATAATGGAGGAGGATTGACAAATGTTAAAGATACTAACATAAGAAAAATACAAATTTATATTTTTAATGGAATAACAGTATCAAACTTAGTATTTAAACCTATGTTTACAGAAGATTTAACTGCAACTTATGATGATTTCGAACCTTACCACGAACCAGTAATTCACCCTATAAACCTAAACGGAAACTCTATTGCTAAAGTAGGAGATGTAAAAGACATATTAAAAATAGATAGAAATGGCGATGTGGAGATTGAGAAGAAGATTGGGAAAGTTGTGTTAGATGGTGACGAGGATATATTATATTCAACTATTCAAGAAGATTATTATTTGTTCCAAATTAGGAACAATAATGGTTTAAGGGATAAAGAAGTTATTTCTGATAAATTTATTTATAAATCTAATTGGGGCACTGCTAATAGTAATGAAAGCATATATACTGAATATAATCGTGGAACGTTATTTCAAATTAAATTATTATCATCAAGACTTGAAGAAGAAACAGCTAATGGTGTAAAAGCTTGGCTAAGTCAAAATAATACAGAAGTATATTACCCACTAGCAGAACCACAATCAATCAAACTTCCATCAATAGACCCAATCGAACTATGGGAAGGAACAAATATATTTACACCAATAACTAATTTAAACACAACAATGACGACCAATTATGGTCATATATCTGTAGGAGATATTAAAAATATAATTAATGTACAGGATTTTAATATAACATATAATCAAGCTTATTATCAAGATACAAATACAAACTTTAAATTACAACCAAATTACTTATATACTTTGTCATTTGATTATAATATTAACAGTGAAAGTACAGATTTATATTTTAGCATAGGATATGGAGTAGATAGTTATGAAACAAATATAGCAAGCTCTATTCAATATAAAACTCAAAATAAAGGAAGAAATACTATATCATTTATAGTTCCTGAAGAAGTATCAGACAATGATACTTTATGGGTTAGATTTGCGCAGACTATAATATTAGCAAATGTAAATGTTGATATAAGTAATATACAACTTGAATATGGTAAAAAGGCTACTGATTATCAAACATCAGGATTATATAATATTTATTTAACTTCAGTCGCTAAAAACTTGTATAACTATGAAACACCATTATATTTACAAAAAAACAATGTTTCATATACAGAAATACAAGGTGGTTACGAAATAACTCCTGTGATAGTAGATACACCCGCCTCATTAAATATAGGTTGGAAATCATTATTAAATCCAGGAGATACTTATACTGTATCTTATAGCCAACTAGGTCAATTTGAAGATTTTAAATTATATAAGACTGATAAAAATAGTCAAAAAATAATATCAGAAATACCACTTGACAATAACACATTTGTTGCACCAGATGGTTTTTATGATTTACAATTAGCATTTAGCGTGGATAGCAGTAGTACAACAAATCATATAGATATATGGAATATACAAATAGAAGCAAGTAATGTAATAACAACATATGACCCTTATATTTCAAATTCTTCAATAATCACATTAGAAGAGCCATTAAGAAGTAGTGGTGAATATAGAGATTTAATATGTTTAGTAAGTCCTAATTTATTAAATCCAGCTAATCAATCTGCTAATGTATCTGGTGGAGAGAAATATTATTTATCACAAGTTGGCAGTGTTTCATATACACTAGACTTTATTAATGAAGATAATAATAAAATATCATCTATAGTATTAACTAGTGGCGTATTTACAACACCAGATAATTGTGTAAAAGTTCAAATAGAAAATGTTGAAGCAACAGATTTAACAAATAACAAAGTTCAAATAAATATAGGAGAAATAGCTCGAGTATATTATCCTTATGTTACTGTGCCTAGTCTTATAAGATATTGTAAAGAAGAAAATGGTGTTATATCTGTATTAGATACACCTATTGCTTATGATTTATCTGCAAATAATCAAAACGCATTAGAAGTATTAACAACTTATACTCCTATTTCAAATGTATTTACAAATAATACTGTATTAGGGCAATTATATTTAGATTATGTAAGTGGTTATAGTAACCAACAAACTGAAAATGCTTATGTATTATTAAAATGTTGGAATGCTAATAAAATGCCTTACGTAATTCATAGTAATTATATAGATATACCATCAGATTATAATAAAGTATTTATTTGGTGCAGAAGAAAAGGTAATCTATTTGATTTAAAGATAGAAGATTTAGGAGATTATAGAGAGCATGATAAACCTATAGATACAGATAAACCAGTAGTTGAATTGGTAGTAGATAAGACTGGTGTAACAAGAACTGAAATACCAGTAACTGCAACTTCAATAGATAATGTTGGATTAAGAACGGTAAGATTTAGTAAAGATAACGGAGCTACTTGGGATGAAATTGTTCCTGTAGATGGACTAAGTTCTGTAAATAGTTATACATTCACAGGATTAACGCCAGATACAACATATACAATAAGAGCTGAAGCAATAGATTTATCTGGTAATATTGGTGGAATAAGTGAAAATGTAACAACTTTAGCATAGGAAAGGTGGCTAAGAATTATGATATTTTTAGGATATAATTTTTTGCAGGACAGGTATTCTTGGCAACCTGTTCCTACAAATTTAATAAACATAGAAGATGTTAAACTTGAGAATGGAATATATGACCATTTCAATATAACAAAAGATGTTAGTTTTCCATATATAACAACATATCCAACTGGTTGGGATTTGCAAACACAAATGGATGCAGATTTTAATGGAAATATTAACGCAGGAAATATAGATTATGTGGTAACACAAATAAGTAGTATAAAAGTAAAGAGAAGAAAAAAGGGTGAGTTTGATTGGTATACATTATATACTATTCCAGTAACTGACCCAAATGATATAGATTTTGTAAGATATGATTATCTTGCTCAAAATGACACGGATTATGAATATGCTATTGTTCCTATTATAGGAAATGTTGAGGGAGAATATTCTATTAATAGTATAACTTCTGAATTCTATGGAATTTTTATAACTGATGGAACAAGTAATTATAAATTCAAAGAAAATGCAACATATTCAGCAAACGAAAGAGTTCATCAAACAGGTGTATATGAGCCATATGGAAGTAAATATCCTATCGTTATTAGCAATGGAGATTTAAGTTATGATAAAGGAACAATGGATGGAGATGTTGTGGTATATACAGCAGATGAACAATTAGATAGAAAAGCTACAGTTGAAAGATTGCAAGCTATAAAGAATTTCTTGGCTACTCCTTCTGCAAAAATTTTAAAAGATTTTAATGGAAATATTTGGCTGGTAACATTAAGTGATAATTTATCATTAACTTATTATACTGAGGTAGGAATGGGATTTGCAAAATTATCATTTAACTGGTCAGAAATTGGTGATGCAGCAGATGGTCAAGATTTATATGATAGTAATTTAATTTACGCAAATAATTAAGAAAGTAGGTGATTACAGGTGGCAGTTATACCGAGTCAAACAGATTATGATTTATCACAATTAAAAGTAAGAAATCAAAGAATAAAAGTAGATTTATTAAATTTTAATTTTCAGACTGTTAATTCTTTAGAGGGTAAAGTAACTGATGGGAGCATCTCGATAGATGCCACTTCTGATATTAGAAGAACCTGTAATATTACACTGGTAGTTGAAAACAGTGAAAATATACTTGCTCCAGGTGGGCAAGTATGGTTAGATAAATTTATAAAAGTATATGTTGGAACAGATAATCCTAGAAATGGTAATGAAACAGTATGGAATAATATGGGGTTGTTTTTAATAAATAATCCTGAAAGTGTTTATAACGCAACAACAAATACTATAACTTTTGAAGGTTTAGATTTAATGGCTAAATTAACAGGAAGAAGAAATGGTCAACTACCAGCTGTAACTACTATAGTACCCGCAGAAAGTAAAGTTGCAGATGTTGTAAAACAAACAATAACACAACTTGGTGGGTTTGATAAATACATAATTCAAGATGCAGGTTATGAAATACCTTATGATATAAAAAAAGATATGGGTTCTACTATATATGATTTATTAGTTGAAATAAGAGATTTATATTCTGATTGGGAAATGTTTTTTGATGTTGATGGAGTATTTCATTGGCAACAAATTCCTAATGGAATAAATGAGCCGGTAGTTCTTGATTTTAACCAATTAAAACAAAAAGTAATAATAAGTGAAACTATAGATGTGGACTTTGAAAATGTAAAAAATCACATAATTGTATATGGAAGATTATTAGATAATGGAGAACAAGTAATGGCTACTTCTACCGATACAATTAGTTCAAGTCCATATAATGTAGATAGCATTGGACAGATAAATTATATAGTAGATGATGAAAAAATATATAATAATGATTTAGCTCAACAAAGAGCAGATTATGAATTATTTTTACATGCAAGAATGAATGATAGTATAACATTAGAAATCGTGCCGCTATATTGGCTAAATGATGTTAATGTAAAAATAGCTCATACAAATAAAAATGTTGGTATTGAGGGAGAATATTTAATTAAAACATTAGAAATACCTTTAGGAGTTGGAAACAATATGACTATAACAGCTATAAAAGTATATCCAAAAGAACCAGAAATAGAAACTATAATAGCAGAATATCCATATACTGGTCAATGGTATTCTTCAACACAAGAGCAATTCCCTTATTTACCTTAGAAAGGAGAATTAATATGGCTTACGAAAAACAATTATGGAATGATAGACAAGTTGAAAAACCTTTAACATTTACTATGACTAATAATGATGATGGTACTGTAACATTAACTCCTGCACCTGGTAAAATTACAAATGAGGGAGACCAAATGTCAGCAGAAAGATTAAATCATATGGAAGATGGAATTGCTCAAGTAAATGACATTTCAGAAGCATTAACTGTACAACATTATAGTGAGACATTATCAGGTATATCTGGAGCAACTGTGACTGTAGATTTTACTGGATATGGGGAGTTGGTAAAAGTTAGAGTAACAGCAGAAATAGAGAAAAATGGTGTTTTTAGTGCATTAAAGAAAATAGAGAATATTCCTGATTGGGCACAGATTTCTGATACAACTAATTATGTTGTTTTATGTAGTAGTTTTAATTCTACAGGTTCTGGAAGTTCTTCTTCTATACAAGGTTATACTTTAAACAGTATATTGAATTTTAGTTTTTCTTATAGACCAACTAATAATGCATATACATTAGCTGGAGTAGGAGCAGGTTCTAATTCTGAGAGTGTTACATTAATTGCTGAAGGAATTTATTTTAAAAGTTAATAAAAGGAGGAATAACTTATGTCAGTTTTATATCCAGATTTGGATTTTACAAATTATCCTGGGACATTAGATAATATAGAACTAAAAAGTAATATAACAAATTCTACTGATGCTCAATTAGTTCAACAAATTCAAACAGCAATAATTGCTGGGGATTTTTCTAATGCTTCAGCTATAATAAATGCTAATCCTCAATTAAATGGAAAAATATTTAATGCTAATGATTATAACCAAATTAGAGATGCAATTTTAGCATTAGAAAGGTTTTATAAAAATGATATATATAACTATATAGCTGAGAAACAAGCTGAATGGCAAGCTAATATAGATAAATTTAATTTTCAAGGGGTATATAGCCCTACAACACAATATTACCAAAACAATATGGTAAATTATACTACTACAGAAGGAACTTTCTTATATTTATGTATTAAACAACCTGATACAGGTATTCCTCCAACAAATACTTCTTATTGGAGAATATTAACATTGAGAGGAGAAAGAGGTCTTTCAGGAGAAGGATTGTCTTTTACTTGGATATGGGATAGTACAATGGAATATAATGTAAATGATGTAGTTGTTTATGGAAACAAATGGTGGGCTTCTACACAAATAAATAGAGGTCAGCAACCAGCCAATGGTTCTGCTTATTGGACTGAAATACTTACTGCTTTACCAGCAATTCAAATACCAGTAACAGCAGCGCAACCAACAGACCAAATAATAGGAGACCAATGGTATCAAGTTATATAAAGGAGGATAATATTTATGGATAGAACAATTATTGAATTAATGGATGATATGCATTTAAGTAGTAGAGATTTGTTTTTAAATTATTATTATGCTATGCAATCTAATAATGTTTCTAGTGCGAATTCTATTCTTTTGAACAATCCTTCTTTGGCTAATCAAATTACTAATAGTCAAAATGTTAATTATTTAATTAATGGGGTTAATGAAAGAGAAATAGAACCCAAAAGAGATATAGACTATTATTTAGACAAATTATATCAAGATTTTTTAGTTATGATAAATAATACTAGAGTTAGGGGAGATTTTGACTCAACGGTTCAATATTATCCACATAACTTAGTATATTATAATGGTAAAGGATATTATGCATTAAAAGAACCGCCTATTGGAATATTACCAACAAATACTGAATATTGGCTAGAATTTGATATAAGAGGATTTCAAGGATATGGTGGGCTAGATTTAAACCTAAAATTTAACTGGGACAATACTATATCTTATAAAAAAGGAGATATAGTAATATATAGAAATAAAATGTGGTATGCTTTAGCAGATAATACAAATTATGAACCAAATTTAAACCATTATCCTTGGGTAATTATAAGTATGCCAAAAATGGCTAATAAAACACCTATACAAAGAGCTACACCAACTGGATATGATACTGGAGATTTCTGGTTTCAAATTACTCTTGGGGATGATGTTATTCAAAAGAAATGGGATGTAAAACAAAAAGAAATTACACCTAGATTTGCTAGTGCTGGATTTGTTATTGGAGATAATATATATACTACTGGAGGAATTACACAAACATTTGTCAGAAGTAATAAAACAGAAGTATTTGATACTGTAACTAACACATGGTCAACTAAAGCAGATACTCCTACTACTAGAGCTAGAACTGCGGCTTTTTCAATAGGTAATAAAGCTTATGTAATTGGTGGCGTAGATAGTAATGGTAACATATTAGATACCGTTGAAGAATATGACAGTGATACAAATACATGGACAGCTAAACAATCATTACCAATCCCGTTAGTTACAAGTGGAATAGCAGTAAATAATATAGGATATGTAATAGCTGGAGAAACGATAGGAAATCAGACAGTAGGTAATGCTTATTCTTACAATTCAGCAACAGATACTTGGACAGCAATTACAGATAAGCTAACACCAACATATGGACATGCATTAGCAAGTGATGGAACAAATATATATGTTATGGGTGGAATAAATCAAAATGGAGATACAATAGGGTTAAATGAAGCTTACGATATAGCTACGAATACTTGGTCTGAAAAAGATGATATGCTAGTTCCTAGAAGCTTTCTATCTTCATTTTTTACTAATGGTTCAATTTATGCCGTTGGAGGATTAAATTCTGATTGGTATAGTTTAGACACAAACGAGAAATATAATATAGAAGAAAATCAATGGACAACAGACACACCAATGAATTATCCAAGAAGTAGTTTAAATGCAATGGCAATAGGGACTAAAGGTTATGCTATTGGTGGAATAAATATAGCAACTTCTGATGTTCATGGTTATACAGAAGAATATCAAGTAAAAGATATTACTTCAAATTATGATATGGTTATAGATACAACATTAGATAGCACAGGAAGTAAAACAGTTTCAATTCCAATGGTTTTGGGTGGAACATATGATTATTGGATTGACTGGGGAGATGGAACAAGTTCTACTCAAATTACAGCTTATAATGATACAAATGCAACACATACTTATGTTGCTGATGGAGAATATACTATTAGATTAATTGGAACATTAGACCAATTAGAATACACAGGAAATATAGCAGCTTGTTTAAAAGAAGTAACAAAATGCAATTTAGCATTTTCTGTAATAAAAAATATGTTTAAAGGCTGTACAAATTTAACTAATGTAGTTGAAAGTATATTTAGTCAAACAACTATGCCAACAACTGCTGAAAGTGTATTTGAGGGTTGTTCTAAATTTGGTATGATACCAGTAGGTTTATTTGATAATATGTCTGGAATATTAAGTTTTAAGAATACATTTAAAGGAACATCAATAATTAATATACCTACAGGTTTATTTGACTCAAACAATTCTGCTACAGATTTTAGCGGCGTGTTTGAAAATTGTACTAGATTAGTAGCTATACCTATGAATTTATTTAAAAATAATACAAGTGTAACCACTTTTGCAAATGCTTTTATGGGTGATATTGCTTTAACAGAATTACCAAATACTTTATTTAATAATAATGTTGAAGTTATAACTTATGAAAATGTATTTTCTGGTTGTACTGGTATTAAAGAACTTCCAATTAATTTATTTGGAGATGGAGCTTTAAGCGCAATTAATTTCTCAGGTGCTTTATATAATGTGCCATTAACTTCATTACCAGTAGGTTTGTTTAGGCAAGCTTATTCTGCAACTAATTATGATAATGTGTTTAATTTCTATGGTGGAAATATACCAGCTAATTGTTTTAGTGGAGATAATGCAACTTATGAGAATGCATTAGATGTAGAAGGAATAGAAGAAATTGGAGATAATGGATTAAATGGATTAGCATTAAGCTCTGATATGTTTAGTGGTCAAGACCAAACTTCTGCTCTTATAACATTAGGAAACGATGCGTTATGGTCAAAGAATGCTACTTCTATTGCAAATCAACCAACTCAAATGTTCTTTAGAAATACTACATTGACTACTATTGGAAATATAAATTTTAAACCTATAACTGAAACCATGGGTGGAATGTTTTATGGTTGTACTTCATTAGAGAATGTTTCTGGATTTTTCTATGGAGATAATAATAAGCCATCTTTATCAGTAGATATTACTTTTGAAAATAGTCCATTAACACATACTTCTTTATTAAATATATCTGATAGTTTAGTGGCACAAACACCAACTACAATTAAAAACTTAACTTTAGGTGCTACAAATTTAGCTAAATTATCAGTTGAAGAAAAAATGATTATTTTAAACAAATATTGGAATTTAGTAGGATATGACCAGACAGATGATGTGGCTGCTGGTGGTGTTAATTTGGCTAAAGATTTAGTTCAAAGGATTTATGGAAACGATGCAACAAAAACTGAAGTATTTTGGGATACCTCTGTTTATTATTATATATCTATTGTACCAATAGATGGATATACGACACAAGCAATGTATGCATATAACAAAACAACAGGTATAATCTATGCTCCTAAAAACATTCCAATACAAGAATATGTAATTGTTACAAGTAACGGTAGAAGTTCAGATTATCATTTTATTTCAAAAGGTGAAAATAATGACCCAGATGGAACTATATTAAAACAATATCTTGCAGATGAATTATATCCTAATTATCAAAATGACTCTTATAAATATGTAAGTATTGGAGGAGAAAGTTTGAATACTGGAAGTCCAACAGATATATATTATGGTGGTTTGGAAAATATTGTGGATGCAACAGAGTTGTTTGCAGCTTGTCCAATGCCTCAGATAACTGTATTTGGAGAATTTAAACCTAAAGTAATGCAAGGAATGTTCAAAAATATTAGCTCGAGTACAGTAAATATAGAATTTTATGTAAACACTAGAAGTGATTTTGATACTTCTAATTGTACAGATTTTTCACAAATATTTGTAGATACTGGTTCTTCTATACTAGAAAATAATTTATCAGTTTATATATCTGATGAAAGTAAAAGAATTAAATTATTAGAAGCTATTAGAACTGACAATGCTATAAATATGAGTTATCTTTTTAATCTTTCTAAAGTCTTAGAGACTACACAAACAGTCATTTCAAATTGGGATTTTATTAACAATTGGAATACTTCTAAAGTTGAAAATATGCAAGGTATGTTTATTAGATGTGCAGGATTTACTGATATGTTTTCTATTGATATGTCTAGCGTTGTTAATGCTAGCGAAATGTATCAACAAAGTAGTATTATTAATTTAAAACCTAATATAATAGGTAATAAATTACAAACTGCTCATCAAATGTTTTGGGGAACGAATATTGAAAAAGTGCCAGATGATGCAACTACATTATTTGGACATAATAATAATTTAATTAATGTAAATGGATTATTTGGAGAGTGTCCGCAACTTAATTATGTAGGCACTCATAATGTATACACTTTTGAAGAAGACCCAACAGGAATGGAACCAGGAGAATATAAAATAGACCAAGATAAGTTAAACAATCAATTATTTACTTATTGTCCAAATATTGAAGATGCTTCTTTTATTTTTATGTCTTGTAAGAATTTAGGAGAAATTCCTATGGGAATATTTTATCATTGTTCTAAATTAAAAAAAGTAGCATATGCATTTTTTAATACAAAACTTACACTTCCTATTAATACAATATATATCTGTGATGTATTGTTTTCAAATAATTTGGAGTTAGAAGATATTTCAAGTTTATTTGAGTCATGTTCTACTGATGATGTATTAACTGAAAATGTTGATAATGGACATATATTATTCCCAAGTAGCAAAATACAAAAAGCTATTGGTGTTTTTAGGGAATATAATGCAACTAATATTCAAGGTTATGAAAACATTCCTTTTATTTATAATAGTAAAGTATTAAAAAATATTTATTCAATGTTTTCTAATCAAACTGTTTTTAGAAATTTAGGAGATATGTTTAATGACTATAGCGAATATTCTTGGAATAATTTATCAACTTTCTGCCCTGTGTTAGAAAATTGTGCTTATATGTTTTCTGATGCTACACAATTAGTAGGAAATGGTAATAAGTTAGTGTCTGAATTAAGTAAGCTGACAACATTGACTTCGCATGAAAAGACTTTTAAAAATTGTACTAAATTAAGTGACTACAATTCTATCCCTTCAGGTTGGAAATAAACATGAGAGGGCTTTATGCTCTCTCTTATAAAAAGGAGAAGTAAAATGATTAATGTTAAAGAGATTTTAAAATATATCAATTCCAGAAATGGAGAAAGCTCTATTTCAGAAATAAATAAACTTATAAATGAACAAGATAGAGAAAGTATTTTAAAAGTGCAAACTGATAGAATGAGATACGAAATATGGGATAAAAAATCTCCTATAAATGGAATTACTGCTAAAGAAATAATAAAATCAAGAAATTATAAAATAGATAAAGCATATTTAATTTACATAGATAATAATTTAATATATTTTCAAGACCATAATCCAAATGAAAGTGGTTATGTAAAAATGAATAAAAAAGAGGCTGAAAAATTAGCCATAGATTTTATAAATAAAAAATCAGAAGAAATGACAGATAATATTATTGTAGGTAAAGTAATTGAAACAATATTATCTTAGAAAGGAATGATGAAGAATGTCAAAAAATATTATAATGCAAGTTCTTACAAGTGCTGGATATGAACCAATGTATCCATTTTCGCCACGTCAAGTAATAAATGCAAATTTTTTAAATACAAGCACAGCAAGTCAATATAATATTACTGCAACAGGTATTCCTACTCCATTAACAAATAGCTTTGGTAATGATATGGGTATAATATCTTTTATGCCAACTATTAATAATGTTGACAATATTACTTTATCTATTAATGGAGATACAGCCAGACCAATATTATTTGCAGATGGGACACCAGTTAGAGCAAACACTTTAATTGCAAATAGAAGCATTCTTGTTAGATATTATAATAATAATTTTTATTTAATGTTAGATAAAGCACAAATAGGTTTGGGCAATGTAGATAATACATCAGATGCAGAGAAACCTGTTTCTTCAGCTGTAAGAGATGCTTTAGCTGAAAAATTAAATATTCCCGTTTTAATACCTAGGAATTCAAATTTAAATAAATATACAACTGCTGGATTATATTATAATGCTACAAGTGCAGATGCAACTACAATTACAAATACTCCAGCGCAACTTCCTTTTAGCTTATTAGTTGAAAGACACTCTGGAGTTAAACAAACATTCACAACTAATACAACATCTGGAGTACAAACATGGGTTAGAAATTATTCAAATGGTGTATGGGGTTCTTGGACACAACAAGCTTTCGTATTAAAAGGAGCAGCTGAACCAGACCCAACTGTTGGTGCAGATGGAAATATATATTTAAGAATTGAAGCTTAGGAGGTAATGAAATATGGCATTAGTATATTCTCAATCTTGGACAAATCCAACTTCAACAGCTAATATATATATGGATGTTTATAGGAATGGTGCAACATTAACAGTAAATGCAACTGTTGTTTGTACTTTAACTTATTCTAGTGGATATATTAACTATGATGGTGAAATTAACTTTAATATGTGGCATGGTGGTGCTAGTGCTAGTGCTAATATTAAAGGTTATTCAGATAGATGGTCAAAAGGTAGTGCTAGAACAAGAACTAGAACTTGTTCTATGAGTTTTGTAGATACAGGAAATTCATTTGATATAGGATTTAATATAACAATACCTTCTAATAGACCATCAGGGGCTGCATTTAGAACTGGAGACCAGTATCAAAGATTAGGAGCTCCAGGATATGCTGCTCCTAGTGCTCCAACATGGATTAATATAAATCCTAATCCTTGTAATATAAATTCGGCTCCAACAATTACTTGGGGTGGGGCAAGAGCAGGAAGTTTAGGAGTATTAAGATACGATGTAGAGGTTAGGTCGACTAGACCAAATGGTTCTTGGACGCCTTGGCTTACAATATCAGCGGGTCAATATGGAACCTCATATAATGAAATAGCATTAAATGGAATGAATGTTCAAGGACAAAAGCCTTTTGCAGGAGTCAAATATCAGTATAGAATTCAATCATCTGATTATGCTTATGCTGCTTCAGGATTTGTAAATTCTCCAGAATTAGTAGTAACATTTAATGCTCCAACCGCCCCTACAAATTATACTTTAAGTTCCACAAGTGTAAAAAAGGATGGTTCTATTAAAATTAGCTGGAGTGGGGCTACTGGAGGGTCAGGTTCTATAACTTCATATGATGTTGGTTATAGAAAATATAATCATAAAACCGCTACCTGGGGAGAATGGTTCACTACAAAAGTAAGCGTAACTAATTTTACACTTGATTTATCAGACCCAGCTATATTAGCACTATTTGATACAGAACCTCAAAATGGAGATTTAATACAATTTAGGATTAGTACTAATAATAATTGGGGACAACAAAGTCCTTATTTAACTACTTCTTCTATAAAAGTCCGTGGTAATCAAATGTGGATAAAAGTTAATGGTTCTTGGGTTGAAGGAGACACATATTTAAAAGTTAATGGTAGTTGGGTAGAAGCAACTCCATATATAAAAGTAAATGGTAGCTGGCATGAAAGCACATAAAAAGGAGTGGATAATATGAAACAACTAAAATTTCTAAAAACAGTATCTTTAGAAAGTAGACCAATATGGTATAAAGATTGTTGCTATGAAGTAGTAAGTGAAGGTAACAATAAATTAGGTCAAGATTTCTATAAAGTATTCTGTGAAGATTTACAACTTAGAGGAATAGACAAAAATTTAGCAGGAAGTTTCTATACAATAATAGAAATTGCTGATAAAAAAGAAGAACCAAAAGTTGAAACAGTAAAAGAAGAAAAAAAAGAAATTAAAGCAGCAGAAAAATCAGAAGAAATCAAACCTAAAACAAACACACAAAAACCAAAATATAATGGCAATAAAAAGAAAAAATATACAAAATAATTAAGCATGAGGATTGAATTTAAGCCATTTTATTTTTAATAGGCAACAAACTATATAGGTTAAAATTAAGGGAGAATTTAATTATTCTCCCTTTTCTTTTTCTCTCATAAAATTTTCAATTAATTTTAACATTTCATCATCTTCTGTATAAAATAAATCATCTATATTATAAAATCTTTTTATATTTTCTATTAATTGTCCAAATCTCCAATCAGGAAATTTTTCCCATTGCTTTTCAATTTCTATCAATAAAGGTTTCATTCTTTTTGGGTCTCTCATAATGTTCTCCCTCCTTTTATTCTCTTTTTATTCTTTTTTAAATGGGTCAATATTTTTTCAATAGCTATTTTACTTTCAAAATCTAAATAACAATCTGCGCATTGTTCTTGGCAATTAATACATTTATTTTCTAATACCCAATCTAGTGCATTCATTGCTTGATATATATTCATATATTGGTGTAAGCTTTCAATGCTTTCTTTAACTTTTAAAACTTTGATATAAGCCATTTGATTTACCTCCTCTAATTATATTAATATATATCCTTTTCCGTTAGTAAATAACTTTGCATTATTATGGATTTCTGTAGCAGGTAGTATAATGTCATATATATCATATTCTTCCATCTCTATATCTTTATCAATAATTATAAATGGTGCTCTTTGCCCTTTTACACATTTTATTCTTGGAAAAATAGCAATATTAATGTGATAGTTTGTATCAATATAAATATCAACATCTCTAAGTTGCCCTATATCATTTTTTTGTTGTTGTAAATCTTTTACAATTTTCATACCTTCTTTTTTTCTTATCCAAAATATATAAAGAATATTTAACACTGCTTCTTCTATTTTATCTTCATTTTCAGACACAATAATAAATCGTAAAGTATTACATGCTTCTTTAGATAAATTAAACATATCTATCTCTCCTTTTCTAATAAAAATGCTGTACCGATAGCAATAGCATCACTCTCATCATCTCTCACAACTTCAATCCCATATTTGTTTTTTACATAATCTATAGTTTCTTGTTTTTTTGCTTTTCTATCTAATGTTCTACTATTTGATAATCCTAATATTTTTCTCCATTTTGTTGTTCTGATAGTCTCACATTGTATATTATTTCTATGAGCATATACCTCAATCATAAATTGTAAACCTAATAAAGATTTGGCAGTAGCTGCATTCATTGTAATTTGAACATCTTCAATTATCATGTTGTTAGGTTCATATCTACTAATTAGTTTTTCAATTTCTTCCATAATAAAACTTACTCTCTCAAGAACATCTTTGTTTTTAAAAGAAAAAGCTCCATGTTCTATTAATTCTCCATTATTAAATACTGCATATCCAGTACAAGTTGTACTTTCATCTAAAGCAATTAAAATTTTACTCAAAAGCTTTCTCCATCCTTTCTTTTTCACGATTAATTTTTTCAACTTCATCTTCTCCTAATAGTCCATTTTTATATTTTATACTTATACTAATAGCTTCTAATGTTTTGGCTTGAGTTTCTGGACTATTTATGCCGAAGTTTTCAGCTAAATAATCTTCTATATATTCTTGCATTTCTCTTTGTTCTTCTCCTAATGCATCTAAACATTTTTTACAAGTAAATATTCCATTGTCTAATTCTAATAATTTATCTGTTGCACCACATTGTATGCATTTTTTATTTGTTTCCATATTTTACCTCCTAATTAATATTCCCAACCATCTATATTCTCTATATATTTATCTATTTTAAAATCTGTAGATAAATATATTTTAAAAATATACCCATCAGACTTTTCGTTATCTACTAAAACTATTGAGTTATTAGGTATAAATTCTGTACAGTAATGGTCTATTGAATATGCTTTTCCTAAATAATAGTTATAGTCTTTTAATTTATTTATAATTGTACGGTCTAACACACCTATCTTATCAGCGGTACGAATATTTATATAAGAACATGGTAGTTTTTCATTATTTAATACTCTAAACATTTCTATTGCATTAAGATAATCCATACAATCTCTAATTTTAATATTTATTACTGTTTTTTGGTTAATAGATTTTATAAAATCCATAATTAACTCCTTTTTAATCTTATATTTTAAATTTAAACAATATTTAATAACTAGGTATATAATTTGTAACCTAAAGTATAAACATTGTTCTACGTTCATCCTCGTAGCTCCTAGACCTATTCTAGTAAAAATAATCACCAGAATATTGAAATCCTGGTGCTATTTTATATTATTCATCATTTTTCAATAAGAATTTTGGATTTATAACTTTAAATGATATATTATTATATATATCACGCCATACTTTCCCTTCTCTTTCTGTATTATATAAAGTAGACTTACCTTCTGCATTTTCTACCATTTTATCAATAGTATCTAACAACTTTACATTCTCATCAAGAATAGGAACAGTACTTATATTATAAGGTTTTAATATAATTTGCATATCTTTTGTATTGTATTTTCTACCTTCTATTATAAGATTAAAAGCAAAGAATTTATAGCCCTCAATATGATATTTATTTTTTTGAATACCTTCTCCAGCTATTTCTCCTTGTAACACTACTTTATTCGCTTTATATCTTTTAGATAATTCTATTAATACTTTTTCAATATCAAATTGTTTTGCAATAGTCCAATATGAAGAATTACTAGGTGTTTTTAATCTTAAATTTCTTGAACAAACTCCAAAATCATATTGATTAAATATTCCTAAAGTTTTATGTCTTTCTACAAAGTAAGTAGCAGATTGACCGGTCGATTTTTTCTGTACTATTAAATAATGTTGTAGCATTTGGGTCATTAACTATCTCATAAAATTCTTCTGGCATTACTTGTAATCTTATTTCGTCTGTCTTTTTTATCCATTTTGGAAATCCACCTTTTTTAGGAATAGCAATTTGTTTATATAATTTTCTGTACCATTTATATTTCATTAATATTTTGTGTATAGGATTGTTATTTTTTGCCATTGCTTCTTCAGCTAATTTTCTTTCTTTTTCTGCTTCAGGGTCGTATTTGGTTGCTCCAATTAAAGAAGTAATGTCATCGCCCTCTTTTAATTTAGAGATTTTTATATTAAAATTTTGCTCTATCGCTTTTAAAGGTATAATTAACCCTTGAGAAATTTGTTTTCTTAATTTAATTGTTCTTACTCTGTATTTTTTATCTTTTAAAAATTCAAACATTGGTATATTAGGTAATTGAGTATCAATTTCTACATAAGCAATTAAATCTCCAATTTTATGATTTTCAGATTTAGATACAACAACTTTCCAACCTAATACAGTAGCTAACTCTATTTTATCTGCTCCACTTATCGGTTGTAAATCTACTATTTTTTGAATACTTACTAATTTTCTTGCCATTTATTATTTACCTCCAAATTTATTGATTTGTACTCCCAAATCCTCCATTACGAATACCTTCAGCATTATCGTCATCTGTTGTTAAATATTTTATAAACATACCTTGAGCAATACGGTCGCCTTTTTTAACTTCCCATTTTTCATCTCCATAGTTATAAAAGAACAAACCTATTTCTCCTTCATTATCTTTATTATTATAATAATCTGACTCTACCCAAGCTTGAGTATTTGATAACATTATATTCTTTTTACCCATTGAACTTCTAACATTTAATAATAAAGCTTCATCATCTAAAAATTGTGCTTTTACTCCTGTCCATAACATATATTTACTATGTGGTTCAACAACAAAATCTTCTGGGCTATAAAAATCATATGCTATACTATGTTGTGTAGCTCTTTTAGGTAAATCAAATTCTGGGTTTTTCATTTCATAACCTGTACTTGTAATTCTACTTACATATTCAAATTTTCTACTCATTCTATAACTCCTTCTATAATAAAATAGAAAGATACAAAATATTTGGTATTGTTTAATTCATCTTTTATTTACATTTTTTTAATTTAAATAAAAATTACTGAAAGCGTTATAAACCGCTAATAAATCGTAAATTTCAACATTGTAATTTCTTCATGTTAATTGTAAATCTATTGATAAATTGTAAGTTGATTGTATTATTTATTTCCCAAACTTACTCTTACATTTGAATATTGATTTTCTTTTTTTTATTTTACATGTGGTCAAGACATAATGTCTCGGATAATAAATACCTTATATTTCATATCTTTCTTAAATTTGCTACAATAAAGTAGCAAGATTAATAACTAAATTTCAAATGTTTCTGCATTTAATTGGCTTATTTCTAATTCTAAATCTTGTATTTCTGTGGTTAATTTATTTTGTAAATCAATCATCATATCTTTATCATAAGCTAATTCTCTTGATGTAAAATAAGAATTATTTGTTTCACTTGTTCTTTTTTTAGAAGGATTTTGTTTAGCTAATCTTTTAACTAAATTTAAAATCTTTCTTTTATTTTGTATTTCAGCTATAGTTTTTTGTATAGTATTTCCATTTTTTAATTTTAATGAATTATTTCTTTCAAATATAATTCCTTTTAATTGTGTAATTTCGTTGCCTAATTCTATATATCTGTCAAAATCATCCTTAAAGTAAGGATAAAACTCTAAATCTTGGCTTTGTCCATCTAATTCTATTACAGTAACATTCATAGATTGAGTTTGTAATTCATAACTTAATTCTGCAAATTCACTTTCTAATTGAGATACTTTAGACATTAAGTCTACTAAATTTGTTTTCATATAAACACACTCCTTTAATTATTTTTTTATGTAAGCCGGCTGCAAACCAAACAGTCGGATTTGAATATCAATGATATTCTTTTTTATGTTGAGTAAAGTATCAACAATGGTATATTAATCCCATAAATCATAAAAATATTTAGCGAATAATCTTAAACCCTTTTGTTTCATATTATATCTATATTTGTATATTTGTGCTTCTCTATTTAAATATTTTTTTGCTATTTCATTATTATCTGTAAATTCTCTCCATATTATACTATCATAAACATTTTCATATTCATTTTTTTCTGAACAACCTTCCTCTGTACTTTCAGTAAGATAATATATCATTCTTTCTAATTCTATATCCCATAATTCTTTTGTCATATTAACAGGATGACCATGTTTATTTTCTTTTAAAGATTGTATCATAGGGATAACAACTTTATCAAACCATTCATCTATTGCCCAACAATCACAGTCAGCATATCCTCTAATTCCTCTTTGGAAAAACCATTTAATTTCTCTCAGTAAATATTTAATAAAGTCTAATATTCTATAAAACATAATTACCATTCCCTTTCATCACAATGAATTCTATTATATAACATTTGTGAATATGTTAAATTATTACAATATCCATTTGAATTGTTAGGACATTCTAAGTTCTCACATTTTACTTTTTCTTTATCTTCCATATTAAATACCTCCTTAATCATATGTAAGCATAATGCCTTCATACAATATACAAAGGCATTACAATAAATAAGGGCTATAAATTATCTTTCTACTTTATTTTGCCCATTGGCGGCGCCAGTATGGACTTGAACCATAATTAATGAGTTTGGAGCTCATCGTGTTGCCATTACACTACCGACCCATATAAGAAAGGCATTAATTTGCCTTACTTAAATTAAATCTGTTCATTAGCCCAGATTTAGTTAATTCTTTCTTTAATTCTTTCCAAGATTTAAGTGTTAAAAGAAAAGTTCCTTGTTTTGCTATGCCTATCATTCTAATCTTTTTGTTTAAATTAAAGGCTGTTATATCTTGTAATGAGACTTCTAATTCTTCTACAAATCCATTTTCATAACTTTCTTTAATCTTTTCTTTTTTGCCAGTAATATTATCTGTGTATTCTAATGTTCTTTCTGCAATTTTTCTTGTTTGTATTTTCATATCAATTCCTCCTAATTTATTTTTTTTATGTAATGAGATAAATTAAACACTATCGGAAAGGAGGTATAATTTATTACATTAAATGTAAAATTGTATAAACTTATTTTGAATAGATAAGTAACTATTTGTATTTAATCTATCTCATATGGCTCGGAAAGCTTGATTTGAACAAACAACCTAGCAGTCAAAGTGCTATGTGATACCATTTCACCATTTCCGAATATATTAAGTTGAGTTGGACGGCGTATCCCAACATCTCTTTTAAGACCTTATATCGACCATCTTGCGTTAATTCAATGTAATCTACATTAAATCCGAGTATGGAACACTTTATAATATAAGGCGTGATAGCTGCCTTTCTATCCTTCAACTTATATTGCAAAGGGGAACTGCGAATAACCTTTGCTCGCTACTTTCTAATTATGATATATTTATCTTACCTACAAATATATCTTAGATTTCACTTTTCTATCTGTATTCAGGGTAAGCCTGATACTATAGCTACCTAATATTTTAAATTAGGCGTTTATGCTCTCAGTTTTTATCTATGTATTAAGAATTGCTATAAACAATTCTTAACATTTGAAAAATAAGAAAAATGAAGGAAGCCTCATAAACAACTAACTTTTGGCTATCCGCAGAGCTGACCTTTGTTTTCGTAGCACAATCTCTCGGGTATATTCATAGTGCTATATATCTGCAAAAGTTTTTATCTAAATACTATATACCTTTTAGCTTTAGATTTATTATAGTTGATTTGTCTTACTCTGACCGTTAAGACATCGGTAGAATTAAGTCTTACCTTAACTCTATATATATTATAACATATTTTATAATGAATGTCAAGTGTTTTGTAAAAGTTTTTTAAAAAATTTTTCTAAGGTTTTATATTTGAAATCATTTAAATATTTTAAATTGTCTTCATTAATAGGATTTCCCAAATGTGCTTGTTCAATTCTATAAGTTTCTTCATCATACTTATTACATATTCTTATAGCAGCCTCTACTGGTAAATAATCCGTCCCAATAGCATTAAAATTTTGTTTTAAATTTATTAATACATCTGGAATTCTAGAAATATAACAATCTTTTATTGGTTCTTTACTTATTGCATATCTTGATATAAATTCATTAAGTCTGACACAATGTGATAATTGTTTACCATCAAACCCATATTTATTAATTTTTTCTATCAAATTAGGATAAGGGTGGCATAAAGCTTTAACTTTCTCTTTGCTCATTCCTGCAATACAACGTAAAAATTGGTCAGGATTTATATTTACAATATCATCTCTGTGTTTAATTAATTCATCAACTAAATCTTTATATTCTGGATTAATAATTATAAAATCTGAATATAATAATTCTATATAACTTATATTCTCTTTTCTCCACATTTCACACATTTTTCTAATATCTTTAGTGTCAATATGCTCTTCATTTTCTAAGATATAAGTATAACTAAAAGGAGATTTACTATGAACGAAATCTTCAAATGAAGGCAATACAACTGCTTTACTATCTATATCTGATTTTTCATAATCTAAATTATAGTTGTAAGAACCTTGGTGGGCAAGAAAGACAACTTCGTGCCCTTGGTCTACTAAATAGTTATAGTGTTCTTGTAATCTTTTCATTACTTTTTCTTTTCTATCCATATAAATCTCCTTTATATTTTAATCTTCTTTTAAAACAATTTTATTTTCAGCTAAAGATTTCTTACAATCTATAACTCTTTGATTTGAAGAGCCTCTCCATTTTAATGTTAAGTCTTTTTTATCTTCTTCAAATTGACCATCTACTAAAACATCAATATAATTAAATATATTATAATTATTTTCTCTTTTTAATATATCTTCATATCTAAAACCTGTCCACAACCATATTGTCTTATCTGGATATTTATATTTAAAATATTCACACAACATAGAAACACTTTCTATATTTTTAGGATGTAAAGGCTCTCCACCAAGTACAGATAATCCATCTATATAATTTTTATTAGCTAATTGCATTATTTTATCTACTTCTATTGTTGTAAAATCTTCACCTGAATTAAAATCCCATGTTTCAGGATTAAAACAATTTTTACAATGGAAGGAGCAACCTTGTACAAACAAGGATACTCTTACTCCTTCTCCATTTGATATATCCATTTTACGAATTTTTGCATATTTCATGGTTATTCCTCCAAATCTTTATTGTCAAGATGAATTATTCTTTCCTTAATTTCCTCTGTCCTACCTTTATTCCAAAAATTAGTTCCGAATATATCCGGCATGTTCTACGAGCTACATTCATTTTATCGTGGTCTTTATTACCACAATTAGGACAATACCATTCTAATTTATCGTCAATAAGAATTTCGCCATCATATCCACATACTTGACAATAATCAGATTTTGTATTTAATTCTGCATACATTATATTGTCATATATAAATTTAATAACTTCTAATACTGCCTCAATATTTCCTTGAAGATTTGGGCATTCTCCGTAGCTTATCGCTCCTCCTGGAGACAATTTTTGAAATTCACTTTCTAATTTTAATTTTGAAAAAATATCTATTTCTTCAAATACAGGCACATGATATGAATTTGTTATATAATCTCTATCCTTACCATCTAATTCTACGAATAAATCATCGCCAAATCTATCTTTTAAACATTTTGCAAATTTATATGTTGTTGACTCGATAGGAGAACCATATACAGAATAATCAATATTTTCAGCCTGTTTCCATTCGTTACATTTATCATTTAATTTTTGCATTACTTTTATAGCAAAATCATGACCTTCTCCATTATCTGTATGACTATGTCCTGTCATATATTTAACACATTCATATAATCCTGCATATCCAAGTGATATTGTTGAATATCCACCATGCAATAATGGCTTTATACTTTCTCCTTTTTCAAGTCTAGCAAAAGCCCCATCTTGCCATAAAATAGGTGCAATGTCACTTTTTACTTTACTTAATCTTTCATAACGGCATTGTAATGCTTTATGACATAATTCAAGCCTTTCTTCATATATTTTCCAAAATTCTTCCATATCTCCACCAGAAGATAATGCAACATCTGGTAAATTTATTGTAACAACCCCGCTGATTAAATCTTCCGTAGTATTTACCAATACCTTCTTTATAATTTAAAGCTTTAGCTATATTTTCTTTAGTTCTATCTGGGGTTAAGAATGACCTACATCCCATACAAGGATAGCATTCTCCTATTCCATATTGATTTATTTTTAATTGTTTCATTATTTTTTCAGATATATAATCTGGAACCATTCTTTTAGCTGTACATTTTGCTGCAAGCTCTGTTAAATACCAATATTTACTGTCTTCGTGTATATTATCTTCTTCTAAAACATATAACAATTTAGGAAATGCTGGCGTAATATATACACCTTTTTCATTTTTCATACCTAACATTCTTTGTTTTAAAAATTCTTCTATAATCATTGCAAGTTCTTCTTTATATTCTTCTGTTTCTCCTAGGTACATACATACTGATAAAAAAGGTGCTTGCCCATTAGTATTTGTCATAGATAAAACTTGATAGTTAAATGTTTGAACTCCATCTTCTATCTCTTTTTTAGTATCTTGCATAGCAAATTCTTTGCATTGTTCTTCTGATAGTTTTCTATCTTGATATTTTTTATAATATTTATTATAACTATCTCTTACAAATGGGGCTAAATGTGTTAAACTTATTGTACAACCACCATATTGACTAGAAGAAACACCTAGAATAATTTGAGTTGCTATTGTACAAGCTGTTAAAAATCTATGTGGTTTTTCTATCATTACACCATTCATTCTAGTTCCGTTTTGTAACATATCTTCTAAATTAATTAAACAACAGTTGTTCAGAGCATTCTGACCAAAGTAATCCATATCCAATGTTATTAATAACATCTGACTATATCATCAACTTATATTCTATAACCAAATATAAGTTGCTAGGCACTTCGCAATAAGGAGTTTCACCTTAAAGCTACTCTACTCGTTTATTCTTATAAGTATTTCTCTTATAATATACTTTCGATAGTCGATTGACTTTATTGTTTGATTTGTTTCATATCTTTTACATAAATATTGTATTGTTTTAAAATAGGTACGTCTTCTCCATTTGCTGCTTTTCTAATATTAACATCTGTATTAGATAAACTTCTATTAATTAGTTTAGATAATTCTTGTCTTGAATATTCTTTCCCTAGATTATCTTTTATAAAGTATCTAAATCTATTATTATTTTTACCTTTATTACATCCACTTTTTATAATACCTTCAGATATATTTTTGGAAGTCTTTTTTCTAAATTCTGAGTTATTCCACCTATTTTTGTTTGATAGAGATATATTATTCAAATTATTATCTCTTGCATGTTTATTATTTTCATAATAACTTGCATATTCTAAATTTGTATAATGATTATTTAGTTTATTACCATCTTTATGATTTACAGTTGGTTTATCTTGAGGTCTTTCACCTAACCATAATAGAGCAACTAATTTATGAACCTTTATTCTAAAAGGCTTATTATCAATAAATAAAGTAACCTGTTTATATCCATGTTTGGTAATATTAGGTTTTAACAACCTATTACAATAATTTGAGTAAATATCTCCATTTTCAAATACAATATAATTATAAAAATCTTTTGTTTCCATTCTATATCCTTTCAAACAATCTTAGCACAGGATAATTTTATTAAAAACTTCCCCTGTTAGCCAACTTATTAACTATCATTTCCTATAGCTACTTTATCGTTAAGTTGACACCCTAGATTTCTAGGTTCACCTAGTTTTTCATAATAAATTTCTTTATTAAGCCACAATTTCTTTATGGAAATGAATTATTCCTTCATCATGAGCTTTAACAACATCTTTTGGTAATAATAATCTTCTACTAATATCTGTACTGGTAATACCTGCTAAATAATCTCTTTGCGTTGTTACAACTTTAGCATTTTTATTAGAATTTTCATTATTCCAATAATCACTATTCCCGCCAATTAATTCTTTAATTTCATCATCTGTAGTATTAATAGCTCTTACTATATTCTTTTTTTCTCTATAAACAATATATTGTTTAGCTAATTCAAATTTACCTATTTCCATAAGTTGTTTTTCAACAATATCTTGTATTTCTTCAACAGTAATTATGTCTTTGTTTAATGCTTTAATATATTTTACAATTTCTTTTTTATTAGCAATACTTGCTTTTTCTCTGCCTTTTACATCTCTATTTGCTCCAGAAATTGCTTCCATAATTTTATTGACATCAAACTTTACAATTTGCCCATCTCTTTTTTTTACCTGCATATCCTCACTCCTTTATAAAAATTGTCTATAAGAGATTTATCTCATACCTATATTATATCATATTTTACAATGAATGTCAATACATTTTATAAATTTTATTGAGATAATTCCGCATTAAAATCAAACTCTAAACATTTTCTACTAGCAAGATAATCGCACATATGAACAAAATTTTGCATACCAGTTTTTGGTTTTTCTAAAATTTCTTTACCACTTTTGTAATCTCTAGTCCATTTACCCATATGTGTTTTTATATTTTCTGATATTGTTTCTCTATACTCTTGTTTAATAACACCATTAGATTTTATTACTTGCTCAGCTGCTATAATAGGGTGGTCAAATACAGTATATCTACTATAATTTAACCCATGTTTATATGTGTCATGTAATATTATAGATGCCAATATTAAGTCTTGCTGTGTTTCATTATATGGGAACATATCTGTTCTAAATAATTCATATGCTATTCTAGTTGCTGCTTGAGTGTGTCTAACTAATCCACCTTCTCCTAAAGCATATTGTGGGTGATACTTTCCAGTGGAAGAAGCAGCTACTTCAAAAAAATATTCAGGTGCTTCATTCAAACAAGTTTCCACAAATTTTCTAATTTCTATATTTTTAATTAAATTCAATTCTTTTGAAAATATTTCTAATCTATTCATTCTATAATTCCTTTCTATAATGTTTTGAATAATTTCTTCCATTGTTTTTTAAAAATTAAATCCCATTGTTCTTCGGTAAAATTAGGCATTTTTTGAAACCAATAAAATAATTTATCAAAATCATCATCATTAAATTCATCTTCAAAATCCCAAGGATAAATATATAATACTTCATAAAATCCTTCTTTACTTATTGGTTGTGCATATAATGCGCTCTTTATCACTCTATCTAAATCCACCCCGGCAAATTTATTATTAATCCACACACAAGGTTCGTGATTGTCATCATTCCATAATAAAATTCTATCCTTCATTTAAAATCTTCCCTCCTAGACATTCTCTACATATAGGAATATAATATTCGCCTACAAGAATATCTTCTTTTTTATTTTTTATTGAATAAGTATAATCTGCATTAATTTTATTACAGCATATACATTTAGCTTTTAATATTTCTATATCTGTAGCAATACACATAATATCTTTCATTAATCCAAAAGGTTTTCTTTCTGAGGTTAAATTTAATCCAGCGATTATAAAATCATATCCTTTTAAATGTAAATCTACAATTATAGAAATATCTCCTGTTAAAAATTGAACCTCATCAATTACTATAGTTTTAGTATTATTATCTATATACTGTGGAATTTCTTTTAAATCATCTATTAACAAAGCCGTATATGTCTTTGAGGTAGCTCTACTCTTTATTATACCTTTATCTCTAGTATCAATATTAGGTTTAAATATTTTAACTGTATTCATATTTAGTGCTTTTAATAATTCAATAAGTTCAAAACTTTTACCAGAAAACATAGCCCCTGTAATTACTTTAATCATTATTTTTTACCACCTTTAAAATATTTCCATACATTTCATTGTATTCTGTAGGAGATAATCTTTCTATACATTCTTCAATAGTAGCTTCTTCATAATATATTTCTATATTAGTACAACGTTCTATTTGGTTAAATTTTGTCTCTGGAATAAATGCTAATGTCCAATCATATAACCATGTATGACCACAAGAATTAATTTCTTTTTGCCATTCTTCTATTTTATTCTTTATTGCCTTTTTTACTTCATTTTCTACATCTTCTTTTTCACATATTATATATGCAGTTCTACTATCCACTTTTGCATTTACTGGTCTCATTTTTTTCGATAAAAACCTTTTTCTAAATCCTTCTACTGTATAAGAATATTCAACTCTATATAATTTCATTATTTTTCCACCTCATCAACGTGCGTTGCTATTAAATCGCTAAAGTGCAACATCATAGCAAATGGATATTTGTCATAAGCAGCACCTAAAGTATTCCAATCTTGTTGTCCACTATAAGCGCCCATATGCCATCTAATTGCCATCCTTTCATAAGGATAAAGTTTGATATATTCAGAAACCATTAAGACAGACTTTTCTCCATGCCCATAAGGTATTTTATCATCAATAGTATAATAAGGAACTTGTTCCCATTTTCCTGTTTCTTTATTTTTTACATTTCTTGTATCTTCAACATAAAAATATGTTTTACATATATCATGTAATAAAGGACAGATAATATAACTTGTTTCATCAATTTTTTTATCTAGTGGGAAAATTCCGCTATTTTTTAACTTTAAAAAGTTCTCGTAAACATTTAAGCTATGAAGTAATAACCCGCCTTTAAAAGCACCATGAAATCTTGTGCTAGATGGAGCAGTAAAGAAATCTGATTTTTCTAAAAAGTTAATCAAATCTTCAATTCCTTCTCTTTTTGTGTCTCTCAACAATTCAATAAATTTAATTTTCATATTTTGAATGTCTAAATCAGTTAATTCCATAAATCTTCCTCCTCTCTATAATAAATATATGCATTTATCGCTAATAATATAGATAATATAGCTATAGCAATAAATCCAAATAAATTACCAAACAAAGCACATAACATTAAAATACAAAGTGTTATAACCGCAAATAAGAAAGCTATAATAAGACCTATAACAATACCTATCCATTTAATTTTTTCAACAGTATTATTCATCTTTTTCAAACTCCTCTCTTATTATTCTTTTTACTTTAAATATTTTTGTTTTCCAATAAGTATCTTCCCAACTCATTCCTTCACTTTTTAACATTGTTACTTCTAAAGCACCAAAAAAATAAGTTTCTCCATCAACATTTATAGAATATACATTATTACCTACTACATACCATCTGTGGTCTTCTCCGCCTCTTATGGTTTCAACATATTTTATATCTCTAAGAAATTCATAATCTGGCTTATCATAATAGTCATATACAAAATCTTCTAGACAAGCAAAGTCTTTAACCTTTTCTTCTATTTTTTTAAATATTACATCAAATTTCTCGTCTTGTTTTTTCTTTTCTTCATTTGATTTTTTTAATGCTTCTTCTAAATTTTTTATTGTGATTTCATCTATTGTGTCATTAAGTTTTTTTGTTAAATCTAAATAACTCATACCTTACCTCCTTTTTATATATCATAACATATTTTCAAACAAAAGTCAATACTTTTTAATATTTTTTATAAATTAAATTTTCTATATTCCAATTGGGATATTTACTAGCAAGATATTTTTCTGACTTTTTTTGCATTTTTAATTGATTTGCCCCTTCATCATGCTCTTTATGGCAGTCATTACAAGCAGTAAATATATTTTCTTCAATCCCGCATTCCACCTTGAGAACGCCTAACATAATGACAACAAGCGCATTCTACTGGGACATTTTTATGACAGAATATACACTTATGTTTATCTCTTTCCCATACTTTTTCTTTAACAGATTTTGGGATGCTTGTAGCTATTGTTCTTGTTTTCTTTTTAGTTGGAATAGATTTTTGTTCTTTATATTCTTTTAAAGTGCAAATTTTGCACTTTAAATAATCTATTTTAGACTTTATATTTGGGTGTCTGCAATAAAAGTACCTTTTATAATTCTTTGACCTAGTTGTTAAATATTTACAATTCATTACTTCCAACCTTCCTCTTCACAATCTTTACACAATGGCATTATCCAGCCACTATCTATTAATTTTCCTGGAGCACCACACATTATACAAGTTCTCTTACTTAATTTTTCATACTTATCCATCCATTGGTTATATCCTTCGAGAATATCTTCTGGAACTCCGTTGTCATACCATCTTAATTCTCCGCCACTTTTCTTTTATTTGAGCGATTTTATATTTGTCTTGATAATTAGCTTTTCTTAATATTTGGTCTAATTCTTCTACCATTTGTAAACCAAAAGCTTTTTTCCAACCTTCAGGTAAATCATCAAGCCAAGTAAATTCACTATCTAATTTTTCATTAGTCCATACATTTCTAAGTTGTAGCCATGGATATTTTTTAATTAATTCCTTACTTGTCATTTTTATTATATCCTCCCGATTTATTTTTAGGTTCCCAATTATCAATCATATCTTTTATTTCTTCTTTAGTCTTAACAGGTATTCCAGCATCCATACATTCTTGAACGACACCTTCAATTAAGTCACCCATTTCTTTAGCATTTAAAGTATGTGTCCTTTTATAAAATAAATATTTATTAAATTTTATTCCACCCTCAATACAATCTCCAAACCATTTTGCATATTCATAAAATTTTGTTATATCAACATTCGCAGGTATTTTTACTCCAACACATTTGTTTCTCTCATCTCTTTCAATGGTTCCATATTGTAAATTCATTTTAATTTTCATTTCATTATCAGAAGTTTTATAAAATCTTGCTAGTTTATTAACTAAAAAATGGAAATAAGCATTAGCATCTAAACTCCTTCTATTATAAAGTCTTTTTATTTCTATGGACATATTCTTTTGAGATTTTAAAAATTTTTCTAATTCTTCTAATATTGTATCATTATCGGTGGATATAGTTATATCAACTATATTTTCAGGGGACACATCTATATTTTTAATTTTTCCTAAAAAATCCATACTTGTGTCCTCCTTTATTTGTCTATAATTTTATCTATAATACCTAAACTTAGTGCTTCTTCCGCGTTCATAAACCAATCTTTTTTATGTTCATAATGCCATTTTAACTCTTCACTAGGAATATTTGTGTCACTTAAAATTAATTTGTTTACTTGCTCTTGGTTTTCTCTAAATTCATTTGTGTAATCTTCATGTGTTGTAAGATTATTATAAGAAACATTATAAGAAAGTTCATGTACCATAAACCTTGCATTTGGATAGGCAAATCTATGTTTTCCTGCTCCTAGTATCACAAGTCCTGCGCTATAACATTTTCCTAAGACATAAATATCAACTGGTGTTTTTGAGTATTTAATAGTGTCATAAATTGCTAAACTTTCTTCTACATTGCCTCCATTTGTTGTTAAAAACAAATTAATTGGGTCTGCTTTATAATAAATATCTTCTATCCTTTGTTCTTTATCATAATCATTAATTTCTATTATTTGCCTTATGATTTCTTTAGATATTTCTTCTTCTATATCTTCATTTATATAAATATTCCTTCTTTTATAATTAATTTCTTCAGCCATTTTATCCTCCTATTTAGAATAAGGTAATAATTCCATATTAGCTATATCTTTACTAAAAAATATATTTGTCATTGGATTATTAGAAAATTCTTTATAATATTCTATTGTTTGATTTATATCAGTAATATTTTCAATTAAAGCATATTCTTTAATCTCTTTACATTGAGAAATAGAAATTTGTGCTAAATTATATTTTCTTTCAAATGTTCTATAATCACAATGTTTAAAACCTATTGCAAACAATTCTATTGCAAAAACAGTTACACATATTATAAAAATATAAACAGAAATACTATCAAATTTCGATATACATATATACATCCATAAAAAACTCAATATCACTAATATTATTGTAATAATTAATATACCCATATTTTACCTCCTATGCAATACAGGCTAGCCAAATACCTAATCCTGAAATAACGATAATTCCAACTATTATTACAATACATGCTATAATAGATTGTTTTCTATCTTCTTTGTTTGTTTCTTCTTTTGCTTTTTCACCATCTTTTAATATTTCCTTTATCTCGTCTTGAGAATACCCTCTTTCTTCTAATTCTTTAGCAATATCTTGTTCTGTGACTTCTTTACTATTGTCATTTCCATTATCTTTCATACAATTAAAAGCCCACATTGCAGTCCAAAAATTTGGTCTAAATATATTTGTAGAACTATAAGAACTAAAATGACTAGGATTAGTATTTACTGTTTGTGTTTTTATATTACTAGAATTATATTTACTTGTATATGTTTTAGGTGTAGTATAAGTTTTTGGTGTTGAATAACTTTTTGCCCCAGTAATTGTTCTTGATTTACTATTTGAAGTAGTTGAGTGTGAACTTGAAGAATGGGTTGTAGAATGAGTAGAAGTATGTGGTGTTGAATGAGTTGTAACATGTGTAGAATGTGAAGAATGACCACTTGCCCTCGCATATACTGGAATTGCTATACAAGATAATACAGCTACTAAAATTAAAATTTTACAAATTATCGTTTTCATTATACATTTCCTCCTTTAAATCTTTTAAAATTTCTTCTATTTTATTAATACTCTCGTTTACATTATTTTTATTCATATAATTATTCATGCTATCATATAAATCATGTTCTAACTCTTGGCAATAATTAACCCTCCATACTAATCTTTCTTTCAATTCTTTGTTTTCTTTTCTTAGTTCATCTTTTTCTTTCCCTATATTTTCTATTTCGTTCCTTAAACTATCAACTAAAATATTTACATTTTCTATTTTATCTTTTAAATAACTAGCTAAAGTATCTATATATCCCGTTAAAGTATCATCTATATTTTCCAGCCAATTTTCTGACCAGACCCAATCTTCATTGTCAATATCTAAAAGATAACCTAAATTTACGTTATCTATTCCAAGTCCTTCTGTGACATTAACTATGTGAGCTATAGCACCCTCATACGCAAACATTTCTGGGGCTATGCCAATTTCTTCATCATCTAATTCTTTTAAATTTGTTTTAATTCTTACTGTGTCTCCAACTTTCATATTAAATCCTCCTAATCTTTCCAATCTTTTCCACATTCAACACACTTAAAACTATCTCTATAATTCCAAGTTACCGAAGTAATTTGATAATGTTCTTGATATTTTACAAATGTAGTACATTTATGTTCGTTTTTATTTTTAATATTTGGTTCCAAAACTCCTAATATTGATATTCCTATAAACATACACATTGCAATAATTAAAATAATAATTAATTTAATTTTATTATTCATATCAAACCCTCTTTATTTGTTAAATCTATTATACACTTTTTCTTATTAAATGTCAAGTGTTTTTGAAATATTTTTATAAATTGTACTATTTCTTAATTCTGACCAATGAAATTTATTGTTTTCAAGTATAAGAAAATGCCCCGTAGATTTAACATATTTGTCTATAACTACAGAGCCATTTTTTAATATACAATATATTTTTTGACCTTTTTTAAAATTATGATGCACCATTTTATTGCTCACTCACTATATTATATTCGTTTATAAAATATTCTTTGTCACTATTTGATTGTTTCCATTTACCTTCTTCGTCTTTAATCCATTTCCCTTCTTGTGAAAATAGTGTTACATTTAAAGTATCGCCTTTACTAAATGGTTGTGCTTGGAATATCTTATTTCTAATTTTAGTTTGTTGATGTGTTCCAGTATTTATTTTATATAAATCTAATATTTGATTATTTCCTCTAGGTGTTATATCACTTACAAACCAATAGCTTCTATCTATATTTTCATCTATTATATTTACATAACCATAATATTCTAATTGATATTTTAATTTGGCATATGTTGATATGTCTTCATTAGGAATTTTATCTATTAAATCACTTAGACATTTATAACTATCAAATCCAGAATATTGTTTGTCTGTTTCTTTTGCACAAAATTGTTTTAAATATAATTTTTTAACTAGATAATTTTTGTCTTTTTTTATTGTTTTTTTACCATATAATTCGTTATATATATCTAAGAATTTTAATATTTTTCCTATAGTTCCAAATTCACTAAAATAATCTAACTTTGCTAACACAGTTAAATCTGATATACCTATTTTTTGTTCTTTACAATCTATTAATAAATCTAAAAAGGTAGGATAATTTTTATCTTTTAAAGAGTATAATTTGTCGCCGATTGTTTTTGATAAGCCTTTGATACTAGATATACCTTTATATATTGTATTGGTATTTTTATCACAAGAATATTCTCCAAATGAATATCTAAATTTTGGACTAGATATTTTTATCTTAAAATACTCTAATTCTTGTGTAAGTTTATTTGTTCTATCAAAATCTCCTTGATAAGAATTTAAAGCAACTGTGTAATATTCTAATGGATAGTGAGATTTTAAATAAGCACCATAGATACTATCATAAGCATAAGCAAGAGAATGGGAGCAATTAGAAACAACCAATCCACTTTCACTTATAAAATTATGAGCTGGACTTTCCATTTCAATATCATATACATTATCTTCTCTTAAATATTCTATAGATACAATTTTTTCAATTTTCGTTGGAATTCCTTTTTCCATAACTTTTTTTCTACCATCTTTATAGTGTATTTTTTTATGACAATTATTACATAGCCACATTAAATTATCTCTATCATTGTGTGTTCTATCATGGTCAATATGATGCAATTCAAATTGAGAGTCATCAAAAGGTTTATTACACATAGTACATGGGTTGTTATTTTGAATATTCTCTTTATAAATAGCTTTAAACTTATGGCATTCTCCATTTTCTTTTACTTGAAAACCTTTTTCTCCTTTTTTTGGAATATTACTTTCAAAAACACCATTTGTAAATCTATAAGTATCTGGAGTTTTTTCATATATCCCTTTAACATATAGATTATCTCCTATGGATAGTTCTTTTAGTTTTTTCTTACCTGTTGGAGTTGGAAAACTATGATTTAAGGTACAATCAACATAGCATCCAGAAGAAGTTTTTACTCTATAAATTTTTTGTTTGCCAGTAAAATATATATCTACTATTTTATTTTTATGAATTCTGTTATCGTCAAACATAGAAAAAGCATTTCCATATCCTAGATTATTATATTTTTTATACAAAGAAATATGACCTGTTTTTTTTGCATATTCATAATCATTTTTTATTAAATACATTTCTTCTATTGTTGGATTAAAAGTATTTGTTTTTTGTCCTAATCTTTGAATTCTTGTATCCCCTGCTAAACAATTGAAAGAATACCTAGCAGCATCTTGAACTACTTGCCAATTTTCTTCAAAATAATTATCAGAACCAGTTTTTATTATCCATTGCTTTTTAAGTCTATTTTTTAATTCTTCTAATTCTTCTTTTTTAAATTTTTTCTTTGCTATCTTTTTGATGATAGTATAAGTTTCTCCTTCTGGCTCTCCTAGCCATATTAAATATGACATAATTGTTTCTTGATATAGACACATTTGGAAACTATCCTTAAAAAGTTCATCTAATTCTTTAACTCCTGTAGTATGTGATACTCTATTAATAAATCCATTTAATAAACTAGCACAACCAGGTCTTATACAAGCAACAAAAGCTGACATCTCTGCAACAGAATGTGGTTTATATGTTTGAACCAACCCGGTAGCATAGTCACTATCAGCTTGATTTATACTACAAGTTAATCCTTTCTCATATATTTCCCAAGTTTTTTCATCTAATTTTGAATTTAATTCGGCAATGCTAGGTGTATTAATTCCTGCTAACTTGCAAGTATCATTTATTAAAGACCACACAGAAACAGTAAGCAAATCATTTTTTAGAAACTTATAATTATCGCTTTCATAACTTGTGATATTAGCGCAAATCACATCTCCGGCTTTTATCAATCCAACTTCTCTGCTAATAGGCTTATCTTCTAATAGGGACGAACAGGGATGTTGAGCGACGCTTTCTATTACTCCCACAAAATGTTGACTATCATCTATTAATTTTTTCCATTTTTCATCTTTGTAATAATTACTTTCAGTATAAGATTTTTTAATTTTAGACAATTCGGCTAAATCCATAGCAACAGCATTATAATCATTTATATTCAAATCATTTGCTTTGCACCACAATCTAAAACCACTTGATGTTTGTAAAGGTTTATAAGCAATCATCCAATAACAGCCATCTTCTCCTAAGAGTTCTTTTGAAGAATTATAAAAAGGTTGTGTGTCTGCACAGTTAAAATCTATATCACATATTGATTTTGAAAGGTTAATTCTAGTTTCAGACATAAATCTACTAGGAAAAAGTTTTATAGGTGCAGAAATTCTATCTATATTTGTAAATCCTAATAATTTATTTATATAAAAGCTTGGAGCTGACCCCCTTCCAGTTTTAGTTATAACACCATTATGATTTTCGATTGCATTTTTTATAATATAATAATTCAAAACGAAATATTCTGCCATATTTGTATTTTTTACAACTTCTGTTTCTTCTCTAATTTCACTTATATATTTACTCCATTTTTCTTTTGGAATATTTTTCCTTTCTTCTAACCAGGCATTATTTAATATTTCTTTTAACCTTTCTAAGGGATTATCAAATATATGTGGAATTTTTATATCTTTATTTATATCTAATTTTTCAGCTTTATCAAATATTAAAGTATTATTTAATGCCTCTTGTATTTGACTATCATTTAAAATTCCTTGTTCTTTATATCTTTTTATTAAAGTATCACTGTCAGGATAATCTAAAATAAAGTTATCTTCTTCAGGATAATTTATTCCTTTAGCTTTTAAAAACATATTTCTATATTTAGCTTCTTCAGGGAATATATAATGAGAGTCATTTGCATGAATAATGGGAATATTATATTTATTATGATAATATAATATCATTTTATTATAATTTGCTTGTATTTGACAAGGATGAGCTTGGACTTCTAAATAAAAATTATCTTTAAAATAATTTTTCATTTTTAAAATCCATTCTTCTCTTCCTTGTTCTTCTCTTAATCTTCCTGCAACACAAGCAGTAGTAACAATAATATTATTTGGATTTATAGAAAAAAGGAGTTCGTCATCTATTCTAGGTTTATAATAAAAACCAGAGACATTACTTTCAGATAAAATATAATTTAAATCTTTATATCCTTCCGTATTCAAAGCAATTAAAACCAAATGATAATTAGATTTGTCTTTTTCTTTTCTATTCGGAACATAATATGCTTCCATTCCAGAAACAACCTTTAAGTCATACTTTTCTGCTAATGTCAAAGCTTCATATATGTTTCCATTATATCCATGCTCAGTTGTGAAATATATTTTATGTCCTAATTCTTTAGCACGTTTCATATAATCTTCTGGTTTTACTATTACATCTAATGTCACAATATTTGAATAATGACCGATGTTTATGATAATTTTCATATCTTTGCATTATTTTCCCTCCTTAAACTTCCAAATATATCCACCAACCGTTCCTTTATTTCTTCTGCAACAAGTTCCTATATTTCCTCTGTTCAATTTTAATTTGTTACTGGCTTCACTAAGACTTTCCCATTCTTTAATAAAATTATTATTTAAATCGTATTGGATTACTTTCTTTGAACAATTTACTTTGCCATTAATAGAAGATTGTTTCCTTTGTTTCTCGGTTATGACCTTGAGACCTATGCGAAATGCATGAGAGTTATTTTCACTAGGAGTGCACCATTCTAAATTATCAACTTTATTATTCTGCTTATTTCCATCTATATGATTGACATATGGCTTATTTTCAGGATTTGAAATAAAAGCTTTGGCAACCAACCTATGAATATAATATATATTATTAGTACCATTGTTGCTTAATGTAACTATAAAATATCCATTTTTAGCAATACTTCCTATTGAAATATATTCTTTTATATATAATTTTCTTCCGATTACTCCTTTTTATTTCTCTTGCCAAAGTTTTAACCTTGCCTAAATTACTGACCTGGTATAATCCTTCATATCCTTCTACATCTTTCCAAACTTCCTTCATATTACACCTTTAAATTTAATTTCTCAACAAATTCTGTTTGTTTCTTTATTTCTTTAATTAATTCTTTTATATCTGTCTCATTATTTTGCACAAATTCTCTTGTTTGAGCTTTTAAATACTCATTTAAAACTCCTTCTAAAGTAACATAATACCCTCTATCTCTAAATATTTCTTCTCCATATTTTTTAGATTTTTTATCTTGTATTTTATCTTTTTCTTTTAAGGTATAACTATTACTATCAGCATCAATATAAAACTTATTATCTATTTTAATCATAATTTCCTCCTTATAATATACCTTGTTTTTTAAAATAATCATCTATACATTCTGTAGCCTTATTATCCATTTCTTTGTCATAATCATATTCTACAATGTAAATATAAATTAATTTAGAAACAGAACCGCCAGAATTAGTAGCCACAAAATTAATAACCCTCGCAGTTTTCCATTCTCTTAAAAAACTATTAACTTCCTTATCTAATTCAACCAATGAGTTTCCTCTAAAGCTTTTAATTCTCATTATTATCCCCCTCCTTAAATTCATCTGGGAAAGCATCCATATAATGTTTATTAGCTATTTGAGCAGAAACTTCCAAAGGTTTATATTCATTCTTAAATTGGTTCCACACTTGTTCTGTTCTACTAATTTTAACTCTAATAGGTTGGTTGGCATTACAGACTTCTTGACATAAAGATTTAAATTGAGCTTCAGCAATTTCTGGTGGGGCTTGTAATCTTTGTCTTTGAATATTATTTCCTGTCTTTATTTCTAAAATATAATCTTCTATTGACATATTTGTAAAATTAAAATCAAAAAACATATTTCTATCCTCCTAATTAAATAAATCAGCATCTCCCCAGCCAGCAGAAACAATTTTTATACTAGGAACTTTATTATGAATTAAATCTTCACTATAAGTTCTTTTATAATAATTTAATTTATTTCTAATACTTCTATATCTATTAACAATAAATTCTGTATCTCTTTGTCCCGGTATAGTAAGTTCAACTGCAACTGTTTGAGCATGCTCTTTTAAAGCTTCATTAAAAATATCTTCTAACTCTGATATTTTTTCAATTTTTCTTAACATATTAAATCTCCTCCAAACAACTAACGCTATCTTGTTGAAATTCTTCTGTATCCATATATTCTAAATATTCTTTTATTTCATCTTTAAGTTCTCCTAAATTGTTATTTTCATTTAATATTTCTTCCCATTTTTTTATAACTTTTTCATCACCTGTTGCATTAGCATATACTAGATATAAATCTGGGAATGTTTGATATTGCAAAGTTTCTATTAACCTACTTTTATATATATCTAATTTTGAATTATTATTTACATAAGCATTAATATAAGCATCTCTAATATCTTCGTTACTTACTCCATTATCGTCTAAAAATCTTTCTGCTATTTGTGTTAATAATTCTGTTTCATTAGAATATTCATATTCTAATCCTGCACATTCTTCACTAGCTAAAATATTATATTTTTCTAATAATGTAATACAATCAAACACTCTGCTATTTATTTCCCTTTTTAAGAAATTTATATCATTAATCTTTAAAGAGTAATAAGCCATACAATAAGCCTTTTTATCAGTATTTCTTCCCCATTCATAATTATATGAATTTTCAGTTGAAGTATCTTTTAATGTTACTTTAAAACAAATTTTTTCTTCCGCACAATTTATATAATCAATCTGTAAGGTCACCACAAATGTTTTATATTGAAATAAAGTCCAAGTTTTTTGTCACATTTCTGGGTTTAAATAATTTTTTATAATAAAGCTATAATCAATATCATATACTTTTATAGCTGGTAATTTACTTTCCATAATTATTTCTCCTTTTCTATCCTATCTTTAGCAATTTCAAAATATTCTTTATCTAACTCTATACCAATAAATTTACGATTTAAATGTTTGCAAGCAATTCCTGTTGTACCAGAGCCCATAAAACAATCTAATACTGTATCATTTTCATTACTTAATAATCTCACTAAATACTCAATTACTTTTATGTCTTTCATAGTAGGGTGAAATTTACTGCTCTGAACAGTTGTTCCTATACAACATTTTTCAAGTTTATTTTCTCTATTAAAAGTCCATTTTGTAGGTTTAAGTTTAGAATTATAAACACCCCACAATGCAAATTCAACATCATTTACAAACATTCTGTCTCTATTAAATGGTGCAGGATTACTTTTATTTAAAACTAAACACCTTTTTATTTGTATATTATCTTTTAAACAAGCTTCTTTTATCTTTCCTAAATTCTCCCAAGCATTAAATATTACAATATTTGAATTATCTTTTAAAATTCTTGGCAATAAATCTATATATCCAGTTAAATCAAAATCTTTATCCCATTGCCCAAAATCCATTCCTATTCTGCTTGCACTTCCCATGGTTGTAAAATTATTTTTTCTGGAAATATTATAAGGTGGGTCTGTAACTATTAAATCTACACTTTTATCTGGTATATTTTTCATTAATTCTAAACAATCTCCATTCCAAAGAATGCTCTCTCTCTCTCTCTCTTAGAGCATCAAGGGTTTTAGCGTTTTTATTTTCCATAATTCTATAATTCCTTTCTAATAATAACTTACTTCTTTTCCTCTTTCTCTTAATTCTAAATATACAGGAAATCTTAAACTTAAAGAATTATCTTTTTTATTTGTAGTTTCTTCAAAATATTGAACTGTAATTACTCTGCCTAATAATTCTTTTTGATTATTCCAAAAATAATCTCTATCTTGGTCAGTAAAACCAGAACCGACTTTTACATTAAATCCTTTGTAATCAACTATAATAGCGCCTAAAGTTCCTTTATTTTTACCAGTTCCTTCTTCAAATCCTATTATTTTTAAATCACCGTCTTGCATTGCTTTAACTTTTAAAATATTTTTAGTCCTTTTACCTTCATATGCAGCATTAGCTAAATTAACCATTATTCCTTCATGTTTAAGTTCTATTTGTTTATTTAACTCTTGCTTAACTATATCTTTATTATATTCTCCTTGATATAATATTTCTACTGGTTTTAACCAATCTGGTTCAATTTTTCTTAATTCTTCATATATAAACATTTTTCTATTAGTACATTTGGTATCCCAATATCCTTTTAAAAAATCTTGAGTATTTATATAATCAAATATATTAAAAACAACGCCAGATTTATATTTATTTTTACTATTTACTACTGTAACTGTTTCTCTATATAAATCTTTTGAAGGCATATCATCTTTTTGTAATAACAATTCCCCATCATAAAATCCATTAGGTAATTTTAACAACTCTTCTTCAATATCTTTTAATCCTTCAATTGGTTTGCCTTGTCTTGAAAATATTTTTACTTCTTTATCTCTTACCTTTGCAACAGCTCGTATTCCGGTCAAGTTTCTGTGTGATAATTATATCAGGTTTTTCTTCTTCTAACTTATTTATTCTATCCCAATATTTTTCAGCCAACATAACATTAAATTCTGGTATAAAGTCTTTCCATACTTTATTGATTGTTTTAGCTGTAATGCCTAGTTTTAATTCTTTTGTAAATATTTGTTTATAAATTTCTCTATCTTCAATAGGTAAAGAATGTAAATAATGTTGAACATAAACTATATCTTCATCTCTCCCTGTGTTATGGTCTATTAAATAATCAAAAATGCAAGTTATATCAAATTTTGGGTCATTAAGAATTGGAACTTTTATAATGGTTATATTTGAAAGGTCTTTATTTATCTTTTTACTTGATAATCCTGTAACAATAAACGGATTATACACAAAATATAAAACATCTTTAAGTATTTGATTATTTTTATGTTCTTCTAATATTTCTTGAAGTCTTTTACCAGAATTATCCTGCAATTCTTTTATTATTTTTATAACTTCTTCCATAAACCCTCCTACAAAATCCATTTATTATTATCTGTAATTTCTTCTTTTGGTGTGACTTCATAATAATCTGGACAATCACAACCGTTGTAATAGCAATATTCGACTAATCTAAATTTATCTTTATCTATATCTTTTAAATATTTACCAAATCTATCTTTCCATTTTTCTTTCTGTTCTTCTGTTAGTTCATAAGACATACCATAATCGCCCATGTCTGAGCCATACTTACAATTTAAAATATAATCCAAATAAATATGACTTGCATGATTCCCATAAGTATTTTCCAAAGTAAAAGTATTTGGTGTTGAAGAATAAGCTTCAAAATCGTTATCAATTTTTTCAAAAAATTCTTCTAATTCAAACATATCATCAAATTTCATCTTCTCATAAAAATTATCTAATGGATACCTTATAACCTTTGCCCTTACATAATCACTCATTTTTATACCTCCTCTTTATTTATTAAAGTTATTATACACCTTTTTTAATTAAATGTCAATACTTTTTCAAAAAAATTAAATAAATTTTGAAAGTTCATTATCAAGTTCTTGATTTTCTTTATCTTCTTCCAATATTTTTTGCATTTCTAAAAAGTCTTGAAAATATTCACAATGATTGCGATGACCGGCATAAATTTTGACAATAAAAAGAAGTATAAGGTGTAATTTCTTTTGGCTCCCACCAATTTTTATTATCCTCAAACATTTCTATATCTTCTATTTTTGCTTGAATAAAAGCTTGGGTTTCTCTTTTTCTTTCTTCTGTAAAATCATAATAACATATATAATCTTTTATAGTATATTTATCTCTTATAGATTGAGGCAAATTATCAAAACTATTATTTTCTATAGCCTCATCAACCATCATTTCTATTTGTAATCCATCATATTGTTTTAAAGCTTTTAATTCTTTAGTTATGTCTGATTTTAATTTTTCTAATATATATCCACGCTCAGCAATAGTAGTTCTCGTTTTTCCATTTTTTAATTTATAACTGATTTCTACATATTTTAACATTTCCCATGCTAAATCTTTAACTTTATATCCCATTTGTTCCATAGCCAATCCATATAAAATTAACTGTCTACCTTTAGCTTCTAAATCAGCATTTGTGAATTTACTACTTGTTTTATAATCTCTGATAGAAACCGTTCCATCTTCATTATAAATAAGCAAATCTATAATTCCTTGTAAATAATGACCATTTGTTTCAACTAAAAATAATTTTTCTGTTTCTACTTTATTATATGTTGGTGCTACATAATTATGTGCAAAAGATATAATATCTTTTTTCCATTTTGTTTCTATATTTTCTGTTGGAAATGTAATATCTAACATTTGAGCCTCAGCCAACATTTTATCTACTTCTTTAGGAAAATCTACTTTTATTCCATTTTGAATATCTTCTAAACATTTATGAATTCTAGTTCCAGTAAAACCATATATATTATCTTTACTAGCTAAATGTTCTTTATATGTTTGCCAATATTCCCAACCACATTCATCAACTGTATTAAGTCTACTAATAGAATAAATTGTATATCCTTCTTCTTTTAGCTTATTTATCTTTTCTTTTATATCCAATTATTCAGCCTCCAATCTTACAAAATCAGCTTTAGGAACTTCATCTTGTAATATTTCAAATTTATATGTTAAAGGTTTATAATTATTCCATTGTGGAATTTCAACAAAATAAATATATTTTGTATTAGCCTGGTCAAATAGACTCATCCAATCATCTTTATAAAATTCTACTCTTAAATTTTTAAATTCTCCCAACGCACCATCTAACTTACCAATATCTTTATTTATTATTTCTATTAATTTAATAGTAAAAATCCCTATTTTATTTTCTACTTTTTTAATATCTCCTATTTTCATAATTTTATCCTTTCTTTATAATTCCGGCTTTAATTAAATCAAATATTATATCAGGAATAAGCCAATCGTTATTAATACAAAAATCTAGCCACTCCTCTTCTGTGTAATTACAAATGTCACAATACATAAATCTAACTCTATTATCATTATTATCCGTATCATTAACCAAAATAGAACAATCAACATTATCTCCTATTTTCTCAATAGTGTAATAATAAATATCGTAATTATCATAATGATTTTTCTTAAATCCAAAATCCTCTAACTTCTCTAAATCTTCATTGTCTACTATCATAATTTTCTCCTAACTCCATTCAAAATTTTTACAAGGTCTTATACCTTTTTTACAATTCCTACCTAATTCTGCATATCTACAATCATAACAAGTAACTGGCGGCTGATTTTTACAGTTTGTACAAGGAAAAAATCCTTTCCCATAATACCTTTTATATTTACATTTTTTACATTTATCTTCCATCTTCCACCACTTCACGTGAACTACACACGAAGCTAAAGCTTCGGTGCTTCTTGTTTCAACCTCTACCGCACTACACAACCAAATGGCTGTTTGGTGTCTTACACAAAGTCCACAAGCGTATAAGTTTGGCTAGTTCCTAGCCTACTAAGTATAAGAAAGCCTCAAACTGTTTGTAACAATCTCAATCCTTCTCTTCTTATGTTTAGAGCTGCATTTATGTCTCTGTCATTAGAATATCCACAATCACATACAAATTTCCTTATAGATAAATTTTTCATCCTTTTATGCTGTCTACCACAGACATAACATATCTGACTGGAAGGATACCACTTATCTACTTTTATAAAGTATTTTCCTCTGTCTGCTAACTTATAATCCAGCATTACTAAAAACATACCATATCCATTATCTAATGTTGACTTACCGTTTCCAAAGCCTTTGTTCGACATATTCTTCATGTCTAGACTCTCTACACATACTACATCGTACTGATTGGCTATCTCAGTTGATTTCTTGTGTAGAAAATCAAGTCTCTGGTTTGCGATATGCTTTGAAAGTCTTGCTACTTTAAGTCTTGCTTTATTACGGTTATTGCTATCTTTTATTTTTCGAGATAGTTGTCTTTGAAGTTTAGCCAACTTCTTTTGGGATTTACGATAGTATTTTGGACTGCCACAGATATTACTATTACTATCTGTATATAGTCCATCAGATGTATAATCGAGTCCGATAGCATTATCTGATAAAGGTACTTTGGTTATACTTCTATCAAACTCAAACAGAACCGAGGCATAAAATTTACCCTCGTTATCCTGTGAAATAGTAGCTGATTTAATTTTCCAGTCTGGTTCTGGTTTTCTGTGTATCTTAGCCTTTACAATTCCAATCTTAGGAAGTTTAATGCCGTTATCCGTAAGAGAAACTGTGCCCTTCTGATTATTTGTGGTGTATGTTTTCCTGCTACGTTTCGCTGACTTTAATTTAGGAAACCCTATTTTCTTATCACGAAAAAAGTTTTTGTATGCAGTCTGTAAATGTAACTGAACATTTGCAAGTGCAAGGCTATCTACTTCTTTCAGATATTTGTATCCATCTAATTTCTTATACTGAGCAGGCGTAGTTATAAGCATTTTGCCTGTTGTTTTATAATATTCAATTTTATCAACAAGCATCAAATTCCATATCTTACGGCAACAACCGAATGTCTTGACAAACATTTCTATCTGTTTGTTTGTTGGATATAACCTATACTTAATTGCCTTATTCATAACTATACCTCCTATCCTTGATTTTCTATATATTCTTTTAGTGTCTTTCACTCACATTACCAGATGTTTGTACCAATTCATTGGTACATTCACTTAAATCTTCAAAACATTCTTCAGGATTATTTCCTGAGTAACTTCTTTTTAAGTAATCATGTCCGCCATCTACTGCACATTGTCCACAAGAACAGAACTTAAAATCATGTCTATTATTACTCTCTATAATATCTCCACAAGATTTACATTTTATTTTATTACTAACTATCATCTTCTTCTCTCCATTCATTATACATATGAATTGCCTCACCATACCATTCCCAATTATCGACACCATTACTTTCTAATGCTCTTAAAAATAAATTATCATCATATAAACTATCTAATTCATTAATTAAAAATTGTCTCTCTTCACCCTGATATTTTTCTTTAATAGCTAAAATTATTTTATCATAGTTGCTCATAATCTCTCTCCTTGTTTATATAAGCTAGAACATAATCTGTTATTCTATCTAAATTCATTTCTATTTGTTTATAAATATCTATTTTTTCTTTTTTACAATTTTTAAATAGTCCACCAACTATAACTTCATATTCTGCTCTACTCCAATAATTATATCTAGCCCAGTCTTTTATATATTTTTTTAAGCTTTCCCTATCATTTATGGTTGCTTTATCCAATTCATTAATAAAATTAGAATTAAATATATTTAATTTCTCTATTTTATCAGAATTAAAATTATAATATAAAACATTCCATTCTAATTCCATATTCAAACCTCTTTATCTTTCTTTTTTAACTTCTTTATCTATATATGTTAAATATCTTATAAGCTTTTCTTTATCTTCTTGCTCAAGAACTCTACATTGCTCTTTATATATTTTAGTAATATTTTCTACTGCTTTTAAAACATTTTCATCTACTTTTATATTTTCTTTAAAACTTTTATTATCCATTTATTACTCCTTTTTAAAACAAGAATTCTCTAATAAATATTTAAAATTATCTTTACCAAAATCAGTTGGAGATGCTTTGCTACCTTTTCTCATTATTTTATTTTCATTATCATATATGCACCATATTTCTTTATTATTATTAAAAATGCCACCTTTTAATTTTTCACATTGAGTTAATATATGTTCAATATCTACTCCTTCATCTAAGGCTAGTATAATTTTATTCACAGGTAAAGATTTTATTAACCTAGCTTGTTTATCTGTAATAGTACAGTTTCCTAAAGCTAATGCATTATGATAACCATAGCTATCTAATTGCATAACAAATTTTTCACTTTCTCCAATAATAACATAATCAGCTTCTTTTATATCGTCCAAATTTTCGTACATTCCATATAAGTAATTTCCTTTTGGAAAACTCTCTAAAGCTTTCCATTTTGGATTGCTGCCTATATTATTAAAATTATATCTACCTGTTATTCCTACAAGTTCTCCTTTATGATTAAACCAAGGGACAACTATTCTTTGAGATACTGGGTCATATTTAATATGAAATTTATATTGTGTTTCAAAAGAAATATTATCTTTTACAAATCTAATATTAGGGTGGTTAATAAATTTATCTAAAGTGCTTAAAGGAAATACAATACTTTTATCTTGTTTATTTCTTTTTATATGTTTATAAAATCCATTAAATATAAATGGACTTTTAAAATTATCTAAATCTTTTATATTAAGAATATTGGTAACAACTTCAATAGTTTTATGAATATTCCAATCATTATGAATACTAATAATATAAAACAAATCTCCTCCAATACCTTTACTAAAAACATATGATTGGAGTGTTTCACAATTTATTGATACTGAAGTTGGATTTCCTCCATCATAATAAGCACATCTTATCTCTCTCTTATTATCAAAAAAAGAGATAGAATGAAAATCAGTTAATTCCAGCACTTTTATTATTTCTTCTGGATTTTCAATTAGATAATCCTTTAAATTCTCAACTGACATCATTCCATCTCCTTTTATAATTTATTTTCATCTTTTACATGACAATATCCTATTTCTTTCCATTTATTAGCTATTGGAATAAACTCATAAACAACCGTTCTTCCTGCCTCCCCATTCCTACTTTTACAATGAAAGAATACTTTATAATGTTTTCCATCTTCCATTGGCAAAGGGGAATTCTTTTTAACTGTTGTTTGATTTTCTTCATCCCAAACATAATAATAAGGTTTTATTGGCATAGTCCCATCATCATATTCATCTTGCCACACATCTCTAAACATAAAAATTTCTTCATATATTTCAGATATTTGTTTACTATTTGATAATACACTTTCATTTAGCCACCTAATTCTACCTTTTGTAGATAAAGCTATTTGAACTGGAGTTATTACTGCGACACCTTCTTTGGAAGCTATTTGAAATAATTCTTTACTATCGTTTAAAAAAGATTGCCAAACTGCATCTGTAGTTGCATCAACTTTAAATGTATCATAAATAAACAATTCAAATCCTTGTTTTGCTAATTTTTTTATTGACCTTCTAACATTTTTCATACTATAATCATATACTCTTTGAAAAAGAATATAAGGTTTATATTTTTCTTGAATAATTTTATTTGCTTTATTTAACATTTCTTTGTCTTTTTCTGTAAAACTATCTAAAGATTTCAATTTAGTTCTATCAATTTCCCAATAATTTAAATCAGTAGTTAATACATGTAAATATAATAAATCTTTAAATACAATACTATCTTGCTCATTACTAATTATACATACTTTTATTTCTTGATTTAATAATGGAGTAACTATATTTTCAAAAACAAAGCTTGTTTTACCACCGTTAGTATAACTAGCAAACATTGTTAATCCTTTTCTGGGTATACCATTACAGAATTTATTTAATAACGGGCAAGTTTTATTAAATTGCAATCCTATTTGTTCTCCCATTTCTTTTATTTGAATATCTTTTTGAGTATAATCCAATGTTTCAAATGCTAAATCATGTGTGATATTTAATGCAACAGTATTTAATTGCATATCTAAATAATCTATTACTTCATCTGCTGTATTAAGTTTACTAAAAGTATTCCAATTAGTTGCAATATCAAAACCTTTTTTATCTAGTTGTATCAATAAATTGTTTTTTACTAATTCGTTATAATAAGCTTCAATATTTTCATCATCTAATACTTCTGTATATTCTGCAATATTTTTCCATCCGCCTCTACTTTCAAATTCTTCTTTTAAATCAGGATAGTCATTTAAATAAGTAAGCATAGAGACTTCATCAAATGTTTTTATACCTTTATCTGCCATATTTTTTCCTAAACTGTAATAAAATTTCCCATCAGCTGTAAGTAAATCTGTATCTGGGTTTATAGGAAAATCTCCATATAATTCTAAGGGATTTTTATATAAAGACAATACAAAATTACCTTCTAAAGGTGCTCTATTTTTAGTTAAATCTATTTTTTTCAAACTTATCTCCCCTTAGTCATCTAAAAATTCACTTAAATCTCTTCTTCTTGTTGGTCTGCTTACTCTTTGATTGTTCATTTCTCTAATAATGATTTTATCACTTTCATTCATTCTAAGTTTTTTATCGTTTATTTCTTGTTGTTTTTTCATTTGATTATAAACAGATTGTGCATTATTTTTTATTATAGCTATTAAATATGATATTTTGGCTATATCATTATTAAAATCTTTTTTACTTGCATATTCTAAACTTTTAGCTTTTGTTTTTATAGTATTTAAAATAACATTATAAGAATATACCTTACTAAGTTGTTTTAACTTAGACACTAAAATTGTATTAAATTTTTTATTAGAATTATATGAAAGATACCTTTGACTTAAAATATCAATACATTCTTTTCTGCATTTTTCTTCTTCGTCAGATATTTGATTAACACCCAACTTTTTATCTTTATATCTTTCTCGTGCTATTCTATTTTTTCTAGCTTTATTTACTAAATGAACAGAATAAAGTTCTAAATCTTCAAGTTTTTTTCTAATTTTATTATATTGATATTTAGTAATATTTAATTCTTCTAATGTTTCATTTTCTGTATAACCTTTTTTTACTCTCAATTCTAAAATATCTTTTTCTAATTGCGTTAATTCACCATCCATGTATAATCTCCTTACTAAAGGGGATTATTTATCCCCTTTGTTTTCTTCCTGTAAAGATTGTGGAATTTCTATTTTTAAAGTTGTTGCTAATGCTACTATATCATTTTTATTTTGTGCTTTTGATAAAGCCCCAAAACTTTCATATCCTAATGTTTTCATAGTATTTCCAATTTCAGCTTTTACTTTATCATTAGCTTCTTTAAAAGCCGTCTTACAGCTTTCTACAAGAATTTCCAAGTCACCTTTTTCAGCTTTTTTTCTTTTTTTCTTTTCAAATTCAGTGCTATCAAACATATCAGCTTCAACAATATCAAAAGCATTCATATATAAATATCTTCTTAAATAAGTTTGAACTCCGCCATAGTTTTGAATACTATTAGCTCCTTTTAAATTAAGTTCTTTTACATCACAAGAATATGTTTCTTCTTCATCTGGTTTATCTGTATTTATAATTGTTAATACTGCTACATCTCCATCTAATTGATATTCTGTATTTGTATTAATTTCATTTGTAGAAATATTTTTTATAGAATAATGTTTTTCAAAATTTATCTTAGTAAATAATCCATATTTATTACATAATTCTATAATTGATGGTAAAAAATCTCCTAATTCATAGTAACTAAAACCAGAAAAATCATTTCTACCAGATTTTTTCAATTCTCTTTCACTTAATTCTTTTTTTACTTTTTGAATTTTTTTATGAATATTCATATCCTTTATCATTGTAATTTCATCTATTTTATCTTCCATAATTTCCTCCCTAATTAAACGGATTGTCTATTGCATTTTGTTTAGCAATCCTATCCAATGTATTATTTTCTAATTGTTTAGCAAATTGCTCATTAATATTTTCTTCAAATTGCTTATCTGAACAATTCAAAGGTACATAAACTTTACCTTCTTTGTTTAAAGTATTATCTGGTCTAGTTAAACATATAAATTCCGTAGCTTCTCCAATAACATTACTCATATATTCTTTTATATCTCTACCTGCATTTTCTATTTCAAACTGTATATCCTTTGGTAATGTTTCTAATGGTGGTAAAATTAATTGAGCTCCTCTTACATATTGAGCTTCCCATTTTGCTTTCACATAACCTTCTTCTGGGCTTGGGTGCATATTAGCTTTTCTATGTCTAATTACTTCAACATCTGCAATATTTTTAAAATTAAACCTATTAGTAATAAATTGTACCTCTAAAGGAAAATATTCTCTTTTTTTAGAACTATATGCATACTGTTCAATAAAAGCATTTAAAATAAATTTATTTTTTTTATCTTTTTCATCTAAAGATTTATAATTATAAAATAAATCTAAAGTAAGTTTCATAACTGGTCTATCCGTTCTGTTTACTTTTATTCTTTTAATATTAAAATTATAATATGTTTTATTATTATATTGAGATAATATAAATTCGCCAGTTATTTCATACTTTGTGTTATTAGGTAGAGAAGAAATTAACTCATATGCATTTTCCATAAAATCATCTTTCCATATAAATTGTTTCTCATTATCACCATCATTTATAATATACTTTGAAGAATAACTTATTTTATTTAAAATGTTCTCTTTAAATCTATCTTCAAAATTTATAGTAGTTCTTCCTGCTTGATTACTTAACCAAACAGGAATACTACCTTTAATAAGAGTATCTCCATACATTTGAACAAATGCAGAATTATTTTCATTTTCTCTAATTAATAACTTTAATTGTTTATTTCCTGTAGAAGTCGTTTTAATACAATCTTCTTTACTTTTAGGTTTTTGAATTGTTCCTATAAAAGTGAAAGTATTCATATAATCACCTATTTAAAATTTTATTTATCAGATTTTTTAGATTTTTTTTCTGCTTTTATTTCTGCTTCAGCCTCTTTTAATATCTTTTCTTCTTCTGCTTTTCTTTTAGCTTCTTCTGCTTTTTGTTTTTGGAAAGCTTCTAATTGTTGTAAATTTCCTTTTGCTGTTAAATATGCTTGAAATAATGTAGCATATTTTTTATAATTCTTTCCACTTTCATTTCTTAAAGCCTTTTGTAGTTTTGTTGCTTCTCCTCTTAAAAATTCTAAATCATCAATCATCTTAATCTTCCTTTCTTATTTCTATAATGATAAAGCCAGTATTGATATTAAAAAATTAAATTAAAATCATATGCTATTGAATATCAATAGTTTTTATACTTCCTTCTTTTGGTTCTTCATAGTTTATAGTAATATATAAAAGACCATTCTCCAATTTAGAACTTATATCTTCAATTTTTTTATTATTGTCTAATATAAATTCTGAATGAACAGAATATTTACTTTTTGGACTATCAAGTGAAGGTTCTGTTTCACCTTCTATTACTAATTTTGACATCCCGTTTTCTTCTATTAATCTTACAGATAAGTCTTTCTTATCTACTCCTACAACATTATGAACTAAAGTCACTCCATTGTCATTTTTATGAACCGAATATGGTTTCATATCCTTTTCTAATCTATTGAATTGATAAACTTCTTTATTCCATGCAAATGGGTTAAATAATAAATCTAACATATTAAAATCACTCCTTAAAAATAAATAAAAATTTATCAATACCAGCTTTAATCTTATTATATTATAACATATTTTATAATGAATATCAAGTGTTTTTTAAAATTATTTTAATATTTCTCCTATTTATTTTTATTTACTGAATAAAAATCAACATAATCTTTACAACAAACATTAATAGTATGACCACAATTTGGGCAACCATTTATTAATGCTCTTTTAATTACTTTAGCATTTTTATATTTTTCTTCACTTTCTTTTACATATGCTTTACATTCTTTTAATAAATCTTTATTTTTCTTAACTTCTACATATGCAAACGGTAAATCAAAACTTAAACCATCATCTGTTGTTAGTTTTTCTTTCTCTTTACAATGATAACATTTTGTTTCAAAAACTTTTTTTGTTTTCTTTGTATTATCTTTAACTAAATTTACTTCTGGTTCCATTATTTTCCCTCACTTTCATATAAATATTTTAATGTTGCTATTAAGTTATCTGATAAAATGTCAAAATCAGCTTTACAATTTTGCGGACTCGAAGTTATTCTAATAACTCCATTTTGATATTGTGCTGGAACATTTATTTCCTTTATTACATGAGAAATTTCATCAGATTTTGAATGACAAGCAGAGCCAACAGATACTAATATATCTTTCTGAGATAACATTAACTGTAGAGTTTTACTATCAATATTCTTAAAACCTATGCTTAAACAATTTGGGACACTTAAATCATTTGAAACAAGATAGACTTTATCATGGAAATTCTCATATAATTTATTTTTTATATTTTCTAAATATTTTCTAACACTATTTGTATATTCTGGTGACCATTTATTTAAGGTGTGTTCTAACGCATAAGACATATTTAAAGCTCCAAATACATTTTCTGTTCCAGACCTTAATCCATCTTCTTGACCACCCCCATGGATTAAGGGAATTATAGGAGTACCTTTACAATATAATATTCCAGTTCCTTTTATTGAACCAAATTTATGACCTGAGAACGAAGCCATATTAATATTTGATAAATCTATATCATTTAATCCTATACCTTGAACCATATCACTATGAAAAATAATGTTATATTTGTGTGCTATTTCAGCTATTTCATTTATTGGTTCTATAGTTCCTATTTCATTATTAACAGCCATTATGCTAATCATAATTGTTTTATCTGTAATAAGTTTTTCTACTTCTTTAGGTTCTATATATCCTTTAGAATTTGGTTTTACATATTTTATAGTATATCCTTGTCTATATAATTCTTTACAAGTATTTAATATAGCGGGATGTTCAATAGTGCTAGTTATTAATTCAAACTCTTTTGGATATTGAGTCATAAAACCTTTTAATGCCCAGTTATCACTTTCAGAACCACCACTTGTAAAATAGATATTATCTGGGTCACAATTTAAGCACGTTGCAACTCTTACCCTAGCTTCTTCTAATAACTGTTTTGCTTTTATTCCTAGTATATGATTGCTAGATGGATTTCCAAATAACCCCTCATCTATTCTGTCTAATGTTTGTTTTAAAGCTTTTGTATCTATAGGAGCAGTTGCTGCATAATCAAAATTCAACATTATTTTTTCACCTTCTTTTTCTTCCTTAATTCTTTAAACATTTTACAATCTACAATTGTACTTCTAAAGCTTTGTTTACAATCATAAGGGCAACTTTCATAAGAAGAATTATATTGAATTTCTCCATATTTATTTTTATAATATAAATTTTTATCATTCATATAAATTATTCTCCATTTCTATTAGAAGCTATATCAACTAATCTATCTATAATATATTTTATTTTGTCTTCTACTATTTCTTTATCTTTATATATTTCATATAACGCAGAAGATATACTAAACATTACAGTAGACATTGTATATAATTTTATACAAAAGTTTACATACTCATTGTTGCCACCAAATATTTTTATAACTTCATCTTTGTTATTTTCATTTAATAAAAAAGTTATATCATTTCCAGGGTCTGAATAACCATTATCTAATAAAAATACTATTAAATCTCCCATCATTTTAAATTCATCTGCTTCATTCATAATTTTATACCTCCTATAACACTTTTAAATATACTGTTTTTCTCCCAAAATCCAAAGCTTTTTGATGATTAGAAAAGAAAATATCTATTCTGTTTCCTTTTATAGCTCCACCTCTGTCTTCTACAATATAAGTTCCTATTCCTTGAATTTCTATTTTAGTTCCAAAAGAATATGAGCTAGACATTGCTACTGTTCTACCAGCAGTCGCTGTTGTTCCAGAAGCGGTTTTACCTGTAGACTTACCACAACATTTTGCACAACCACAATAAGCAGTGGCAGTAAATTTTACATATCCGCTATTATCTTTTCTGCTTTCTACATCTCCTCTTGAGGTAGTATTATTTACAACTTTTGCTACTTTTCTTTTTTCTTGTTGTTCTTTAGCTTTAGCTAACTTAATTTGTTCTTGTTTTTTAATTTCTTCTTGTTTTTTTAATTCTTGAATTTTACTTTCTTCTTCTATTTTTGCTTTTTGTTCAGCTATCATTTTTTCTTTTATGTCTAATGGTATAGGAATATTTTGAGTATTAATATTTTCCATACTTATTTGAGTTAAAGGTAAACTAATTTGAAACACTTGTGTTTGTTTATTTTTATTAATTAACGAAAATGTTGTATAAATCCCTATTATAATCATAAGAGATAAAAGTAAATATTTTAATTTATTCATTATTATTCTCCTTTTATTACAAAATTTTGGAAAACATTATTAGCACAATCTTCCAATCCTTTTAAATAAATATCTGTTGTTCCTAAACTTTGATGTCCTAAAACATTTTGTATTTCTTTGACTTGAAATCCTGCTCTATACATATTTGTTGCAGCTGTTCTTCTTAAACTATGAGCAGATATTTTCTTTGTTATACCCGCTCTTTTTGCTATCTTTTTAATTGTTCTATCTATACTCACTGTAGTCATTGGAGTTCCAGCATTTGAAACAAATAATTTTGGGCAATCTGTTTCTTTTCTAGTCAAAAGATATTTATCTATTTTTTCAGTAACATAAGAATTAAATTGAATTACTTGTAATTTACCACCTTTTCTTCTAATAGTAATATGAGCACAATCTTCTCCTCTTTCATTCTTAAATTTTTCATAACTTTCTAACTCTAATCCTATTAATTCACTAACACGTAAGCCATTATTACATAATACTGCACACATTGCAGTTTCTCTAGCATTTTTACAACATTTCATAAAGTTAGTTGCCTCTTGTTTATCAAGCCATGTTGTATTTTCTGGATTTGTTTTACCTTTTGTCTTTTTTCTTAATTCTCCAGCTGCTATTGGGTTCATTATAACCCCATATTTAGGATTACTCATTAAATAGTTGTAAAAAGAACTTACTGAACTTAATTTAGCTTTAATTGTATTTGGAGTATTACTTTCAAGTAAATAATTTCTCCAAGCAAAACAATCATCTGCATCTATTTCTTTTAGTTGTTCTATATTTTCTATATTATTATAATTCAAAAAAGATTTTATATCATCTTCATATTTACCTCTTGTACTTTTTGCCATATAAGTATTTAAAAATAATTCTAATTCTTTCATTTTTATCTCTCCCTTCATTATCTATATTATAGCATAGATAAATTAAGAAGTCAATACTTTTTTAAAGATTTTTAATACTTTTTTAAAAGTTTTTAATATTTTTTTAAATTTCTTCATCAATAGTTACATATAATCTACCATTTGCGACATAATTTAATTGATTTTCATTGTAATCTTCAGTTGTTAAATTGACATATGCGTTTTTAATTTCACCATTTTTATACCAAATATTAATTCCACAAATATAAAAATCTTCAACATCAAATTCTTCTTCAAAACATTCAATTTTATCAGTATTATCAATAACTAATAATAAATTATCTACTAACGCAATATCTAACTCTCCAAAATCTGAAAATGTTGAACAATCTACTAGTTTTTCACTTATATTACAATTAAATTCTAATATATTATCACTAAAAATTTTATATCTAGCATAATTAGTTGTCATAATTTCTATACATTCAATATCATTCATAATTTTCTCCTTTATATTCTAGGTAAATGCCCAGACAAATACCTAGAATTATTTTATTTAAGAATTATCTTATATGTGTCACCGTTTATATCTGTTACTTCCATTTTATTCCTAGACAAACAACTACTTATATAACCGACATTCCTATTTAAAAATTTAGATGCTTCTGACATACTTGAAAAATCAAACATTTTATTATCTTTTAAAAGAGATACTTGTTTTTGTGTATTTGAATATTGATTATTCATAAAACCATATTTTATATTATCTGCCCTACTCATCCATTCTAAATTTCCAACTTTATTATTTAATCTATTTCCATCTTTATGATTTACTGTTATATCTGTATCAATTAAATTATCTAAGAAAGTGGTAGCTATTAATCTAGCAACTAAAAAATCTTTATGCTTTCCATCTTTCCATAAACTAACTCTATAGCCTATTCCTTGTTTATTTTTACAATTTTGGCTTACAGGTGGCTTAAATTTAAGAATTCTATTTTTCCAATGTCTTTCTCCATGATGTTCTGTAAAAGTAACTTTATTAAAAGTTCTTATTCGTCCCATTGAACTTGCCTGATAACCCATATAATTTGGAATATCTTTCCAAATTTCTTTCTTTTCTTCTTCAGGAGATAATTCTATTAAAATGGTAAAGAGTCACTTTCTCCAAACATTATATCATCTGAACTAGATGTTGGGACTTGAGTTTCTTTAGAAACCTTAGTTTGGGTACCTTCTACTTCATATTCTGAAACAAATATTTTAAAATCAGAAGTTTTCTTTTGGTTATCTTGTTTACTTACATATTCATCAAAAGTAAGCCAACCATTTTTAACATCTATAACTGTTTTATTAGGTATATCTACTCCCTTTTTAAAAGCAATATTTATTCCTTTATTTACATATTCTCCTTCTCTATTTTTTGTAGAAATTGTTGTTCTGTAAAATCCATTTTCATTTTTAAAAACCATTGTTTTTCCTGTAAATTTACTTAATAACATTTTAATCTTCCTTTCTATTAAAAAAATCTTCTAAATAATCTTCTTGAATATTATCAAATAAGATAGGTGTATAATTAATTCTTTCTACACAAACACATAAATGATTATCTTGGTTCATGTCTGGGTACTCTGAACTTAATGAACTATCATGTATATGTCCGTGTATATTGAATTCATTATCATTAATATATTGTGGCTCATGAGATAAGATTACATATTTCATATCCGAATATTGGTCAGTATAATATAATCTTTGAGGTGTGTCAAATACTTGAGAAAATCCTATTTCTTTAAAATATTCTACATCGGTATCTCGGTCATGATTTCCACGAATTATTATTTTATATCCATTTAATCTATTGCAAATATCCCTAGTTTCATTAGGTGTACCAAATGAAAAATCTCCTAAAAAATATACAGTATCTTTATTTGTAATAATTGAATTCCAATTTTCTATAATTTTTTCATTCATTTCATCAATAGAACCAAATGGTCTTTTACAATAAGGTATAATACTCTTTTGACAAAAATGTGTATCACTTATTAAATAAATCATTATATTTATCCTTTCTTTATTAACTTCATATACTATTATACCAAAAATTAAATTGAAAGTCAAGTATTTTATAAAAATTTTTTATATTTTTGAAATTTCATATATTCCATCTTTTTGATTTACAATATATTTATTGTTCTCAACATTAATAGTTTCAATATATTCAACTACTTTGTCTGCTTCTTCTTTTGTGAAAACAAATCCACTACCTTTTTTAGTAATATCATCTATACAATTTTGTATAATATCTTCTTTATATGTTTCTAAAGACAAATCATATGGTTCATTTTCTATATTTCCTGGCGTACATTTTTCAAATTCAGAATATTTAAAACTTTCTTTATATTTTCCATTATCAATCACTACAAAATCATTTGTAATTTGACATATTTTTCCTTTAATTTCTCTGGAATATTCTGTTCCTTGGTCATCATAACTATAAATTTTTGTAATAATATTCTTTCCTAATATAAAATTTTCTTTTCTTATCATAATAATATACCTCCTAAAATATTTTAGCTCCGACAAATTTTTCTATCTTCGCTTTTAACTCTCTTTCTTTAATATCTATTTTTTCAAGTTCATTATCCTTAATCTTTTCTAATATATCAATAGTATCATTATTTGCTTTTATTTGTGCTTGTAATAAATTATTTTGAGCTTTCATTTCTTCAATAGCTTTGTTGTTTTCTTCATTTTTCTCTGCCCATTGATTTTTTTCTTCTTCTATTTCTATAGTAATATTTTCAACTAATTTTTTCATTTCAGAAATATATTGTTTATTAAATTCTTCTCCAAGCCCTAAATCAATTTTATATAAAGTTATTAATTTTGTTTTATTTCTATCTACAACTATTAACCAGCCATTTTTATTTATTCTAAAATAAGTATAATTATGGTCTTTATTTTTTCCATACCAAAATGGTTCTGAATATTGATATAATTTTAAAATTTGCTCTTTAACTTGTTCCTCGTTTTGAACTAAAAATTGTTTGATTTCATTCCCGGTTTTATTCATAGTCCTTTCTACATATCTTTCTAAAACATGTTGAGTAAATTCTATCTTTTCCAAATTCTCTTCCATATTATTTAACCTCACTTTCCTTTTTATACTTTTTATATGCTGGGCTTTGTTGATATAATTGACCATAATGATAATTATAATAAGCTTCTATTGCTTGCTTCTTAGTTTTATATAATGATTTACCACATCTCTCTTCTGTTTCTTTTGTATTAGGATTATATATTGTTTCTGTTAAAATAAAATCAGTATCACCTGCTGAATTTAATATTTTATGTCCCATTATTTTTACTTTTGTTGGGTCTTTACTATCATCTGCAATATAAGCATAATCCCCATCTTTAAAATCCCATTTTATTTGAGTGTCTACAGAATAATGACGACCTCTATACAAAACATTAATATGAATTGTATCTTGCTGCTCTTTATTCAGCCTTCTAATTTGTTCTTCTAAATCTTCAATAATCTCAATTAAAACATCTGGATTTCTTAAATTTTTTTTTGGTCTTTTCATAAAATTATAACTAATTTCTTTTTTCATATTATATACCTCCATCTCTTTAACTGTGATTATTATACTACTATTTTTATTATTTGTCAATACTATTATTAAAATTTTTATTATTTTTTATTAAAATAT